TGGAGCCTTGCCCCAGTAGAAGCTTGCGCCTTCCACCTTTGGAGCCTTGCCCCAGTTGAAGGATGCATCCACCTTTGGAGCCTTTCCCCAGTTGAAGCTTGCGCCTTCCACCTTTGGAGCCTTGCCCCAATCAAAACTCGCTGGGCTTATTTTAGGTGCCGGTCCAAAGCCAAAACTCGCTGGGCTTATTTTAGGTGCCGGTCCAAAGCCAAAACTCGCTGGGCTTATTTTAGGTGCCGGTCCAAAATTGAAACTGGCCGGACTTATTTTAGGGGCCGGGCCAAAATTGAAACTGGCTGGGGCGATCTTTGGTGCGGGCCCGAAACTAAAACTCGCTGGGCTCATTTTAGGTGCCGGTCCAAAGCCAAAACTCGCTGGGCTTATTTTAGGCGCCGGGCCAAAGGTGAAACTCGCTGGGCTTATTTTAGGCGCCGGGCCAAAAGTGAAACTCGCTGGGCTTACGCTTGGTGCTGGGCCAAAGGAGAAACTCGCTGGGCCAACACTTGGTGCTGGGCCAAATTCAAAACTCGCTGGGCCAACACTTGGTGCTGGGCCGAAGGTGAAGCTCGCTGGGCCAACACTTGGCGCCGGGCCGAAAAAGAAACTCGCCGGACCCACTTGGGGAGCAGGGCCGAATGTGAAACTCGCCGGACCCACTTGGGGAGCAGGGCCGAATGTTACCGTCGGAACGAATCCTGGAAAGGGTCCGAAACTAGGAACATTTATGGTTATTGAGGGGGCTGGTATGACAATACTTGGAAAACTTATCGGATTTATGTCCAGACACGGAAATATGATCTGAGGCAGTTCTATCTGGGGGGTTTGGTTTATTTGGGGTATTGTTATGTTCGGAAATGCAGGAACTTGCGGTATTGGAACAATGAAAGGATCAGGTCCTGTTGGAACTTCTGGAACTTTGCTTGTAGATCTTGTTATCGGGGTCTGTACGACTGTACAGTCTGGACTTATGACAGTTACTATAGGATCTATAACCGCCCCTGCCGCATAGGTGTGAGTCCCAGATTGCGTGGATGTTGTGGATTGGCCATCTCCAAAGTCAAGATTGAATGTGTCAAATGTTCCGTTTATTGTTATGAAATACTCTATGGTGGTTCCCTCGCAATTCGGAGAGCCCCCAGTCAACACGTTCGTTTCAAGCACGACATCTACGCAATAGGCATCATCCAAGCAAACAGGTTCGTTCTCAAGTTTGGTTATGCTTTCTTCTATTTCAAATATATACTGCTCAACAGCTAATGTGGCATCAACCAGCTGATTGTGATGTTCTGCTATAACAAAGCCTCTTACCCACGATCCGGCGGGATTGAACTTTGTGGGCTTGCCCCCTAGGCCTCTGGCGCATCTCTTTAGTTTGAATACTTTTCCCTCAAATTGAAAAGTCAATCCATTTTCGTTGTAGCCGGAACCTCCCCTGACCACCTCTATGCTGCGTATCGACCCATCTACAACATTGGCCTTAACCTTTGCTCCCGTCCCTGCTCCCAGTACCTTTATGGCTGGAACCTTGTAGCCCGACCCGCCATTCAATACGGAAACGCTTACCAAGGATCCATCTTCATTTACCTTCACTTGCCCAATAACTGCCCCACTGCCCACAACCTCGTTCTTTTCTACCGCGTCATAATAAAACATCTCCCCCGATATGTTGGCAAATCCGTTGTCTGCCCATATCTCTTGTTGATCTGGCCTTACGGGCTCAATTTCTATCTCTTCGCTCCAAGCCGGGTTTTCTTTTATGGTCTTGGCCTCGCTCGTGTTGTAGACGAGGAATAGAGTCCTGTCGGAATCTATTGCTAATGGAAATGTTGGTTGAGGGGGGAATCCTGTTGGCATGATGTCTCTTTTAGGTATCTATCAATAAACTCCCAATTTGAACTGGGTGCCGGAAGGCCTTGTTTTCGCCATGGAGAAAGTGAGATCCGTTCCGTTGAACTTTATCATGGCCTTTACGCTGTAGTCATAACTTAAATAAGCGATTCTGTCATTATCAGACGCCGCCAGAAGCGTGTTTGATTTGTCGTCAAAGTTTGACTTGCTGGTGTCTTGGACGGATCTGAAAGACAATGATGATGAGTTTGCCCGACCCACTTCCCAAGTCAAAGAAGTGTCATTCCAAGCGCATATCTCGCCCGAGTTGTTGAACATAAATATTCCATTGTACAAGGCGACTAATTGCCCTTCCAACTTGACAGAACCGATCATGCTGGGGAGTTTGGTTATAGTTCCATAGGGATCCGATACCGTGCCTTTCGTCTTGTAGAAATCGGAAAGTCTGAAGAACTCATTGACCGAAGAGTTCCTGAGTATGTATCCGACAGAATCCTTCCAGGCAGTTCTGTATACGGCGAAGTAGCCATTGGTAGCCAGCCCATCTTCATCAAAATAGGAAGGATGTTCTAGTAATTCGTCCGCTCCATTTTCAAAACTTGAGGTCGTTAGTTCTATTGGAGCGGATGCTGATTGTGTAAGTATGTTGTAATCCAACCTCTGGGCCAGAGTTTGATTTTGACCCGAAATTGTTGTTGGTCCTTGTCCAAAAATAAAATAAGTTCTATCGGGTGAGTTCAATGCGGCCCAGTTCCATGGTCTGTTCGTTATTGAATTTACGCTTTCATAAGCGTCATCAAAGGCGTTGTATTTTGCGATCTTTATGTTCTTGTCATCTATGACAGAGCCACCAGATGCCCAAAAAAGCAAGGAGTTGCCTTTGTTTCCCGAACTGGCCGTTCCGGCAAGAGTGAACTCTACATTTCTGCGGAACTCTTTGACCGCCCTTCCAAGCGTGTCTGAATAATACTGCTCATCGTTATAGGAAAGCGGACTGCTATCCAAAAAGGCATCGCTCCTCTGCACAGAAAGAGTTTGGTTTCCCAAGGTTTTGAATGTCTCGCTGCCGAGAGAAAACTCGTAGGCCTGAACCGTACCGCTTCCGTTGTTATTTAGAGTTTTGAAATTAAACATCCATAGGTTTTTGGCTTCAATAATATCAACAGAATCCTTATATTGTGTTATTCGGTAAGATCCGTATTTTGTATCAACTCTAAGAACTATGTCGTAATACCCACCAAGACTGTACGAGGCCTTTGCCAAGCTTGAATTGGAATGAGGAAGATCGTCGCCGAGAGACCATGTATATTCCTCTATGGGATCAACAGGAGTCCCGGCATTAAGCAATTCTCCTCCATAAGAATAGCCAGGATTTTCGGGATTGTTTCCTTCCGGTATCTCTATGTTGATGAATGAGTTTGCTATGGATCTTATCCTCGGATATATGCCGTTGGCCACATCCCCTTGGTTGTAGTTCTGAGAGGCACTTGGGATTATTCTAATTACTGCTTCCTCTGGAGCTTCGTTTTTTACATTGATCAAATCGTTGAATTCCACATCGCTGTCCCCGTATTTGTTGCTCACAGTCAACTTGACGGTATAAAGCCCGGGAGAATCATATGTCTTGACTAATTCAGCTCCCGAAATATTCACCCCGTCTATTTCCGTCAGCCTCGATTTGTACTCTTCCATGCTTTCCGAAACAAACTCCAACGTGGATCCGTCACCGAAGTCCCAGTGGTGCGTGAAGGGGCCGTCTCCCAACCTGACGCTTTCATCCTTGAATTTGGCCTTGAATGGATTTCCTTGAGAGGAAAGTCCAATTTGACTTTCAACGGTAAACCAAGCCTTTGGAGAAAGCACCAATTCATTTAAAAACTTTATCCTTCCCGATATGCTGTTTTCATTTGGGGAGTATTTTGTTCCCAAAAAACTTTCAACCGAGATCAAGGCGTCCTTTAAATGATTATGATGGAGATCCAAGACATTCATCGTCACATTGGTGGCCTTTTTCGGCTTGGCAATCTCAAGGCCCAAAAATTCAGGCAGCAGTTCCAACTCGTCAAAACTACTCGCAGTTCTTGAATTGTAGTAAAAGCTCAATGCTCGCTTGTCTATATCGCTGCACTGTTCTGTCAAAGTTATTATTCCCGTGGGAGGGAACTTGTTTATAACCTCTGTGTCTCCCTCAATCAGAATGCTCTTATCGCCAGGATTGTAATCCTCCAGCAGTCTTACCCTCAAAGAGTCGTGAACCAAAAAAAGGTTATTGTCAGTGTCAAAAGAGTTCGGAAAGTTACTTGTCTTGGGAATATTGGTCATGTTACCTCCAAGGATTCGCTCAAAAACACCCTTTTTAACACATCCCCAGCAAAACCCACCAATAAAGAAGGACGGTACAATCCGGCCTTTAAATAGGTAACTTCTATGAAGTGTTTGTTTGTGTCAGGCTCCACATGCTTGTCCACTTCTTTGTCATCCAAACTGACCGTGCCATCAAAAACCCAGAATCGTTCAAGAACATCTCCATCAGTTTGATCTACGAACATATAAGTTTTAGGGCCGGTTCTAACCGCATAAAAGAATGCTTGCTGCTCGTTGTTTGAAACTGTTATGTAGTTGTTTTTCGTGGATATGCCTTGAGCGCCCGAACTGGTTATAAGATGCAGCTTTACAGTATATGTTCCTTCGCTTGTGTATGTGTGCGATGGATTTTGCTCTGTGCTTTGGCCACCGTCTCCAAAGTCCCACAAATATCTTATTATGTCGCCCTCACAGAAACTCTGAAACCTCACCGACTTTCCAGGCTTTATATTCTTTGGAAACGCCCTAAAAACTGCCCGCGGAGCAAAAAACTTTAACTCCAAGTTTTTAAGCCTTCTGTTCAACGATCCTGCTTCGGGAGATTCCTTCAATCCCATCCTTTTTTCAATATTCAGCAAAGCGTCCTTGACTGCATTGTGGGGTTCAGCGGTTACCGCATTCGTAACCCAAGACCCGGAATTCCATTGATTCTGTCTTGATCCTGCAAAGCCCCTAATTAGACCCTTGAAAGTGGTTTCCGTTTTGGACTCGTAGTAAACCAACTCAGCCTCGCCGGCCTGCCCCGCTGGAGGTCCAACCCTCACCAAGCCTTGGCTCGGAAAGGAAGCTGTACTTTCAACGATCATCTTTTTGCCGTTGAAAGGCAACCCCGCCATCAGTTTAGATTCGGCATTGTTTCTGACCTCATATAGACTACTTTTGTCATCTATTACATCGGGAAAAAGGGACAGATTTCCTGATACATAACCCTTGTCTAAACTTGAAACTCGATCAGCCATTTCTGTTTCCCTCTATTCTAGAATGATTCCTTGCCGCAATTGTCTGGTTTTGTATCTGCTCCAATATTCCTATCATCTCCTTTCTGGTGGACGAACCATCGTCTAGAGCCAGAATGCACTTCACAAGCTCCAGATCTAGAGGCTTCTGCAAAAGAATTCTAAGTTGAAGTTCTTGGGCAAAGTTCTCGTTCCAGAATTGGGCGTTTGACTCTGGGTCGTCGTACCTCTTGAGTGGCTCTATCTTCTCCAGCTGCTGATAGGCACTCAAGAAAAAACTCATTTCCTCTTCCGTTTCCTTGAGCTTTTGCTTCATTTCCCGGATTGAATCAAAGAGGGAGTCCTTTTTTCTAATCAGTTTCCTCTTTTGAATGGACTTGTACTCACTATCTAGTTCGTTTTTTGCTTTCTTTTTGTCCAAAGCGGTCATTTTCAAGTCTAGAACCCTAGCCTCGTCCTCTGCCTCTTCTATGCCCAAAATCATAGATTTTAAGGAACTTCTTCTTGCATCTATCTCCCTGAGGCACTTTTGAAGCTTCGCTTGTGTGGTCAACTCCTTACCCAGGACAAAGTGCTTTAATTGATAAAAGGTGTGTCTGGTGCAGACGGGATTGTTTGACACCAAATCGCACGCTTTTTGATAAATTTCGCTTGACATACAAAGTTCCTTTCTATATCTTCTAGTATTAGTAGAGGACTTTCCGGTCAGAATTTACACAAAGGATTCCACCTTGAATAGGCTGAAAAATCAAAGAGTTTACCTCGCTGGCGCCATGGATCGCGTACCGGACAGGGGTGCGGGATGGCGATCCAGCATAACCCCCTTCCTTGAGGAAAAGGGCGTAATTGTCTTCAATCCCCTCAACAAACCGAGCAATATCGGATTAGAGGATGAGGATTCTACGATCCTCAAAAAGCTCTTGAAGGAGAAGGGCAATTACGATGAATTTTCTAATATAATGAAAAATGTGAGGTCAATAGACCTCAGACTCGTCGATATAAGTGACTTTTTGATCGTCAACTTGGATCTCAATACCCATCCTTGCGGAACTCTGGAGGAGATATTCTTGGCGAACAGATCTAAGAAGCCGGTTGTCGTCCACATGGAGCAAGGTAAGGAACACACCCCCGACTGGCTTTTTGGAACGCTACCCCACAGCATGTTTTTTTCAACATGGGAGGAAGTTCAAGAATACCTCTCGCACATTGACAGAGACACTTTTATCAATTGTGAGGGCAGATGGAGATTTTTTGAAATCAACAAATCTTGATGCCCAATATAGCCTTGAATCTTGCTCCTTTGTCTGCGGCCTCCATAGCCCAAAATTCCCTTGATATTTTCAAGGGGTTTTCAGAAAGATTGCCTACCTCTAGAAAAAAGTCTTTATCCAAGAGCACCCCGTTTAGCGTGCATTCGCTGAAAGTGCTAAGTATTCTCATGGGAATTCCTTGCCTATCCAAATTCATTACAATAGGGAACAACACATCCTTAGAATCTGACATCCATCTCAAATACTTGTTTTGAATGTTTTTAGGCACCCACGCTCCCTCTACAACGATCATGTTCCACCCTTTGTGTGCACGCTTCATGCCGTTGTTGATGAGAGATGTTATGGTCTGACCACCCCTAAAGGTTGGACAAACATCGCACATCTCGTCTATTTGTGGTTTTTTTATCGTTTTGTTCACGGAGCATATTATCTTTGCATCACTTCGGTAGTTGTTGAATATTGATCTGACAGTTCCCTTGAGCCTTCCTATGTTGGGCTCGGGAGATATTATCACAAAATTTATATCCACAGTCTCTTTAGAAAGCATCTGTTGTTTTAAACATGAATCATTCTATCTGACTTTGAGGGTTCACTGTCAGAGTGAACACTTCACTTATGACACTATATCCTTCCCTCGGGTCGCTGCATATGACCCTGTATTGCCTGAATGGCACGGCAACGGATACATTAGTCAAGTTAAGATAGCCATTTATCACGCCTGGTGTAGTTGAAGAAAAGCCGGAAGTGCCTTCGTTTATATTTGCCCAATCTATCAAATTAGTTGAGTACTGATACACCACTTGTGGCAAGTTGTATAGTGAATTTGTTAATTCTAGTGTGAAGCTGAAGTTCGCATCTTCTCCGTCATAAATGCTTAACGAGGCAGGCTGAACTGTGTAATCCGCTACCACGGAACCAGAAATGGAGGGATTTATAAATGTCTCGTCAAAATCTATCCGTATCACATCGTCTATTGTCAAGGCCCTATTTAGACTGAATGTGCCTGCTGAATGGTCTTGACTTTCAATATGTGTGGGGATCCAAGGGCCATTCGGATCGCCGTAGTCTGGAACATCGACCGAGTAGTTCAAGGCACCTTCAGAAGGCTTAGCCAACCTGATGCCATTGACATAAACACGAAGTGATCCTTCCTCGAATGGGGTGTTAAAAGAAGTTGTCTTGAAATTTTGAAAGCTAGGATTAGAAGGAATGTCGTATGCCGGAACCAAATCGTAGTGATGACGATGGGCTGCGTCTGGTGGAAATATTGAATGGGCCTTCAATATGTCCGGAGCCTCAAAATCAAAAAATATTGTCGGAGAGTTTCTTATCTTTAGTATTCCGTTTTCAATGTTAACAAATGAGCCTATGGTCGGAAGGGTATCCTCTATCTCAATTTGCAAACTGTTAGCTCCTGAGGACACGCCAAGTAACTTGTTTCTTTCGTCAGAGGTCATTCTGACATACTCCACCCCGTCTGGTCCCATGCCGTCGGAATGGTGCCCTATGTTATGTAGCGACTCGTCCACCGCCGCCGCCTTCAATGCGCCCGAATCCTCCAGGGAGGTTCCAAGCCTGTTGCTGAGTGAACCGGCAGAACCACCCGCACCACGCAGTATGTCCGTATTGGTGTCAACTTGAATGTTCACCAATCCGATCCTCGTCAAGATGTTCTTCAGAGGAAGATTGTCGTAGAGGTAATGGTAGGGCTGATCGGGCTGGTATGTGACTTCCGGAATACTATTTATCTGCGGCATTTTTTCCTTACCTCTTGAGTTTTCCCAAATTATATAGACCCAGTTCAAGAAAACTCATCCACTCCTCGTCGTCGCCCTCATCTGCCGAATTAATATTCCGCGTCCAATTCAGCAAGCTCCGCCAGTCATCACCATAATCGCCCAATATTTCGTCGCCCTTCTTCACATCCTTTATGAAGTAGTACACGCACGCCAAATCGTCATTTTTTTTAATGTACCTTATCTCTACATTTTGATCCTTCTTTTCATTGGCATGATTTACCATCCCTCCATAGCCCATAGGGATGATGTGCTTCTTGAACGAGTCAGAATAGTCGGCCGCAAACTTGAATGTGTTTGCATAAGTCGTGCAGACATCGGCCGGCGAACCTCTGTCAACCATTACGCCGATCACTTCAAGATTATCGCCTTTTTTTATATCCACAGAGGCAAACAAACCTAACCCGGCATTCTGCTGGCTGGATTCGGAAATATAGAACCTATTGTCCTTTTCCTCTATACTAATCAATGAATCCCTCCTTTAAAGCCTTGTTGACTTGTTTCATTGTGGGCCTAAATCCAAGATGCTCCGAAAGGCAATCCAAAAAGTGATTTTTTATGTCGGAATGTATGGCCTTCATAGTGTCTTTGCTTAAAGCATGCTGGTTTGCTTGGGCTAGTGCATCGTCATCAAGACCCCAGTCAAAAACATCACCATCTATCTTTATCACATTTTGATTCTCAACCCTGCATACTTCAAATTTTTTCATATAAAGGAAAGCCGCCAATTGAAAGTTATTTGTGTCTGAGGAGTTTTGGATATTCCTGGGAAAGTTGCCATGCTGTATAAGTCCCCGTTCTGCATGACCAGCGCCATTTCGTTCAAGTCGTATCCGTTTCCCTCGTCAAAAGCGACCACCGAGGTGAATATCACCTGCGTCCCAGTGGCCGCATCTATATTTGCCACCACAGGCTTGTTCACCCTGGCGGCTCCAAAGAGACCGTTCCTGTCGGCCGATACCATCTTAGGCACGCCGCCCGTGGTTCCTCCGTCGCCGAATATCATTCTGTTTATGAAGAAATCAAAGTCGTCTCCTATCATGTTTGCAAGCGAAAGTGCCAATGCCTCTCTTCCCGTCTGCAATATCGTGTTTCGGAATTCTATGATCTCTTTTTCACCACCCCTATGCTCCAGAATTGCCTGGACATCCCCTCTACATTTCATCTTTTCTTCGTTCATGTTTCCTCTCTGTATTCTATCTGGAATTCTATGTCCTCTTTTTGTCCAACCATGTCGATCTTCTCCCCAGAGTTGGCCGAGTTAAGCATAGACACGGTTCCGGCCAAGGCGTTGTCTTGAACCACCTTGATCGTTCCCTTTCCGGATCTATCTACCATCTCAAACACATTCGCTGGAACCGACGGGATGTGCCGTTCGGAGACCGAAAGACCAAGCTTTGAAAACTTATAGACCAAGAAGTTTATGTCTTGGCCATCCAAGGTGTAATTTCCCATCGGTCCGTCTAGTGTCAATCTGGCTCCATCTATCTCCGAAATAGAATAGTATTTTTGGTCAAATAACACCAAGAAGTTTTCCTTAATATTGTCGGATCTTATGTTGTTGGGATCCTTACTTGCACCGTTGGATATCAAAAGTCGCTCCTCTATGTTGGCATCAGCGTTTAATACTATTCCCTCATAGCCGAACTGTCCGACCTTGTTTTCCACCACCCTTCTGTAAACCTTTATGTTCTGGCCCCCCACAGATCCCTCATCGTACCCCTCAATATAAAATCCATTCTCATCGCCGCCCTTGAATGACTTTATTTTGTATCTTCTGGTCTCGTCCGGCCATCCGAGGTAAACATAATCTCCTATGGCCAAAACATTTCTCATTTCTATTTCTGGCCAATTGATTTCCACAAAACCGTATTTAGACACAGTTTTTGTTCCCGAATTCAAACTTTTTACCACATCCCCGTCTTTTAAAAGCTGCCATCCTACTATCGGCGACGATGGCGATTCATCCCCCAGCAGCAACGATCCATCTGGCATGATATTTTGAATCGCATACTCTTTGTCATCATGTCTGAATTTCCAAACAGAAGAAGCTGAAAGCCCCTCATCAATATCGTGTTGTGTCGTTATCCCAAGCATCCAAAAGTCTGCGTTTTCATCATTGAAAGTAACCTTGTCCGATTGAGCTATGTCCACATTCAAATCTGCAATCTTGTTGGATATTCTGTATTCAAATAATGGACCAATCGCCAATTCATTTACGGATCCATAAATTTCGGCCGAGTTTCTGCTAAACCTTGAGATCGTGTAGTTCGCAACCACATTCCCCAGAACCTCCAGCAGATTTCCACTGTCAAAAGGATCGGATTCTGCAAAACCGGTGTTGATGTTTTTGAACTCAAATCCTTGCGTCTTATTTTGGAAGCTTGCGTTATTCATTTCGTCTTCTGTGTTTATGCTAGAAGACTGGAGTACGATCCTCTGATTGCAAATGCTCCCGGTCCCGTCGGGAACGACCACGGACATGCTGGCAAGCGCCTCCCTCTTGATGTTCTGCATCTCTCTGCGATCCATGTCTCTGTTGAATATGTTCTGGCCCTCTCCCGCGAGAATGGTGTCCTCTGCCGAATATGTGACTAGAGCCTCTATTCTCTCCTCGTTTGTCTTGATGAATTCATTAACAGATCCTGAAAAATTGAATGAATGGACTACGGCATGGAGCGGCATGAATTCCTCCACTACCCTTTTTGCCTCTTGCAAGCTGTCGTTTGAAAGCCTCTCCACCTCAAGGTCTAAGTTGTACTTGCTGCTCTGGCACTGGCCGCAAGGATCTGTAAATTCCTTGTCTATGTCACACGGGTTGAAACTATCACGCTTGGATCCGTTATATTCATCCATGTTGTAAGCATTTTCGCTGTATGGAAACTCCGTCCTTATTCTCCCCCACACAATAGGATCTGCCAGAGGATGTCTTACGGGAACCACAAGATCAAAAAGATCATCATCCTCTTCTATCAAACGCGTGTTCCAGTTTTTCGGAGGATAACTCTGACTCCTTTCGTCCCTGTCGTCCATTAAAGGCAGCTGCCTTATGTACTCATCGACGCTTCGCTCGCCCGAGGGAATTTCCCTGATTTTGTACATTATCCTTATTGAGTCGCCCAATTGCAACTCGGCACCAACCCAAGCCATTTCATCGCCTGATATATTGACATAGGATTCGACCCAGTTCTCCGCAGGAAGTTCTGGGCGTAGTGACTCCCACTCCGATCCCTCGCCCGCTTTCCTTATCCAAATCTCAAAGTCTAAGTCCACTGGAAGAAGGGCGTTTTTAGACAGCCTGAAGACTGAATTGCCCTCATATTTAAAGTGCTCTTGAAAGGTATATTTTGAAACCACCTGCCACAGCTTGGTAATTTTCAAGAACTTCATCCCAGCGTCCGAGAACGCCTCTTTTAGTCCGACTATGCTTCCCTTCTTCTTGAAGTTCGGTATTGCCTTTTTTATCTGCCTTCTCCACAAGGTAGGATCGTTGGACTTAAGACTCAAATTGAAAAAATTTGAAAGAAGCGGGAGAAGCTGTTCGTGGGTAGCGTTGGAATCAAGAAGGTCTATTATTTGATTCGCCATGTTTTCTAGGAATGTGAATCCCGCCGCCACCGCACCGTTTAAACCTTTCATCACCCTAGGGGTCAAGTCCGTGTCTGATATTACCGTCTTGAACATTTCCGGCGTATACCGATCCAAAAGCGTCTCGTATTTTTCTGGATTTGTAAAATGCGTCGGTATGCTTGTAGTTACAAGCGTGCTTCCGTCCAATGAAAAAAACATATGGGCGGAAACAGTGTCTCCAACAAGGTTGGGCATCCAAGACCAGCAAATGAAATAATCGCCCTCTCTGCATCCGCTCGTGTCCCATTCAAGTTCAAACTTGCCCTCTATTATTTCGTTGCCTTCTTCGTAGGGAGCAAGGATATTGTCACCCTCCGTCTTTGCTCTCAATTCGGTCGGAACCAAAGAAGGATTGAGCCAAGCCGGGAACAGCTCTCCGGTCTTAGGATCTTTGTAGCCACCGAAAACCTTTACCGGGGTGGCCTCTTTGTAGAAAAACTGTGATGTGGACTTGGAACTGTCAAGCTTGGATTTCAAAAATTCAAGCCGCTCCATGGAATTTTCCGTCGGGGCGTCCGCAGGATCTTGAGGAGAGGAAAATCTGAAGAAGTCCAGAGGTGACAAACCAAGCTCAATCCCGGCAGATTCAAGAACCCATCCCGTTTCTATATTCTCTATTCCTTCATCTACAAATAAATATGCTCCTCTCACCAACTTGTCTGAACTGTTAGCATCCTCTGCCCTCGTCCATGGCCCTGTTTTTGCAACATATATCCCATTGTCACTTCTTTCAACTTGATCCTTAACCAGAACCCGTTCACCCTCAACAATGTACACACCGTCTATTTCTTGCTCGCCCACCAGGATTATTTCTTCCGTTGTGGCAACACGAACGCTTTTTTTGGCCTTCAAGCATATTTGTCGCTTTAAAGCTTCGTATTGATTTTTAAGTTCAGCATCCGCTGTTTCGTGCTGGTATTCTCTTGCAGTAGAATCTGTGAACTCTCTGTTCACGAAATATATGGTTACATTCTTTATCTGATACGGAGTGCGTAGACATCCCTCGCCGTCTCTAGTCTCGAGGACGAACTTTGCCTTTTCGGAAATTTTCACGCTTTCTTTGCCCACTGTTTTAATCATTCATCCTCATTCATACATGAAAGCCACTTCTATTGATCCCGGCCTTATTATCTCAAAGAACTTCGCAGTCACCAAAGAACCTGAGTTATTTGGATAATTTGTTGTGAATGTTATTTCAAACCCCTCGGCCTGCTTAACAGACGACAGATTTTTAACAAGGTCACTGTCCTTCAGATATTGTCCGAATTCCCAATTCTGCAAACCAAAGAAGTCTTGTATGCTGTTTTCTATGTTTACTCTTATTTCCTGCTCAAACTTCTTGTTAATCTTTGACAGTACCACCTCTACCGACACATCAACCTCAATTACTTGGCCATCTTTTATGCAGATGTAGTCAGTTATCATTTTTTTTGTTTCTAGGAGATTCGCGAGTTCTTGCTTCAGTCCATCGCTTGCCTCCTGGAGACCGGAGTTCCCGTTTCTGGCAAGAACATAAATATCCACTACATTGCCAGCGCAGCCATGATTGCGGAGTACGGCCGTTGACTTACCTATCTGTCCATAGTATGGAGTGACAAATTGATCCGCCAGAGTTTTATAATCAAGCCCTGTTACCGCCCTGTCTTGCGTCCTGAGATAGGCCGGAAGCTTGCGGCGTATGTCCTCTATAGAGTCCCCGTCATAGCCGTGGTCTCCCTTGGTATAATTAGAAAAAGTGACGGGAACATTAGAACTAAGTCCAAAAACAGTCGCTTGGCTCTGATACTCCACATACCCAGTGACTATGTTGCCCCTAACTCCTCCTCCCGTTCTGGCTTTTATTTCTATCTGCGAACCGTTTGGAGGAGAAAGGCCTGCCCTGTTATTGCCAAACATTATGTAGGCCCTGTAGGAGGAGTCCAACTCCACTCTGTATTCTCGTCGGGGCTGAGAATCACTGAAATATTCGACCCTCTCCCACAGTATTCCATCCACCTTCACGCTGATTGAGTCATATATGACAGAGTCTTTTGTGGTCTGGTAGGACTGAAGCGTCTGTCCAGTTCCTGTATAATTGTCTATAAATGTTCTGCCCTCAAGTCCGATCACGGAAGAATTCGTGTATGTTCCGGCGGGTATTATTATAGGCTCATCAAACATTGGGTTGTTTTTGGCATCTGCCGCAAATAGTTCTATTGATATAAGCCCATCTTCCGTGCCAACATCCACCGAGACTGGCGTAATTATTTCCAAGTCTATGTCTAGAGGATTATTTATTGTTGCTGTCCACATGGAACTTGAAGGAATTGGCGGGGTAGGCTTGAAGCCCACAAGTTGGCATAACCTGAAGGCATTGTCAGGTTCGGTCACCGTGTCAATGAATAGTTCGTTGACCATTTGATCCATCTTGAAAGACAGTGTGTCAGCCAAGAATGCCCAGTTTTCAACAAGCATTATGGCTATGGAACTTTCCACGAAGTCATTGAAGGCGTTGGGAATGACCGTTCCCGTCTCGCCGAACCTTTCCCTTATGAATTGAACAAGCCTTGTCTTGAGCGACCAAAAGTCCTGATTTGTGTAGTTAAGGCTGATTATCTTGTCGTTCTTTATCGGATTGGACTGAGAATATGGGGTTATTTCAAAAGGACAGTTTTCGGGCATCTTATTGGCCTCCGAGAGGTATTTCTAATTTAAGTTCTTGGACACTCTGTATGTTATTAAAGTCCGAAAACAAAATTCTTATGAGAAGTATGTGCCCAATATCCTCCTTTTTGTCCGAGTCGCTCAAGGAAGGCCCAATACTGTCGTACGAGTTTGTGACATCTATCTGCGTAACCGCTATTCTAGGTTCCCATTTTCTTATTGAATCGGCTATTGCTTGTTTTACATTTTCGACTACTATTGAATCGTTGGGTTCAAAGAAAAACTGTTTTAGTGGAGTTCCGAATTCGGGAAGCATGACCCGCTCCCCAGGTTCCGTAAGGAGCAGAACAAGCAGATCGGATTTTACTTGATTTACCCCTCCTTGGGTTCTCAGAAGTCCCAAGGGGTGTCTTGTGATCGGGTATGGAAGTCCTAGAAAAGACATATCAGTTACCTATGTAAGGGGGAGGGCAGTTTACGCCGTCGCATTTCTGCATCATGCTAAGCATGCTTATGCAAGGTGCTTCTAGCGAGGCCGAGGCAAAAACTCTGTCGCTTGCGACGAGCCTTGATGTCTTAGTTATGGGGTCTGTCAAGAGAACCGCCACTTGTCCGACGCAAGGCACGCATTCCATACTCTCCGAATCAGGAGGCGGAGGGCAATCTTTTCCCGCCATCAATAGTATGAACTTGTCCGCCAAGAATGCATGGATTTCCGCCTTATTAAAGTAAAAATTGCAAGACCAGTGCACCGAGTGTTGGGACGCAAGGGTTATCCAGTTTCTTGGGCCAAGGCATCCTCCCTTGCAAAAATCGTCTTTCGGCGTTGTTTCTCCAACCCCTACGACTGTGACATGGTCTCCCTCAGTCATGCAGATGTAATCGCCTCCGGCACGAATGAAGATGTATCCGCAATAATCACTTTCTTGCATTCTTATAAAATGAGGCCCACAACAAGCGTCGTACTGAGGCGCGGTTATCTGGATATATTGGGTCTGTGTATCTTTTTGGTGATTGTCGTCCGCCATCATCATTTCCAAACCGTATCCTGTCCTTATCCTTACAAATGCATTTGTGGCCTTGTTGATGGGCATCCCTCCCTCTCTTCTTTTGGGACCACACTGATCGTTATTCTCGTCAATCATTTGAATGATGTGGTTTGAGGTGCTGTGGAGTTCTATCCCTCTCCTTGGGCCTGCCTTGCAGCTTTCCCCTTGGGTGTCGTCATTCATCTCTATTCTGTTGCCTGTGGCAGTGAGGAGTCTGATGAAATTTTCATCGCCTCTTGTGTTGGGCAACCCGTCCGGCTCTACATCGCTGATCATTATCTGATGGCCGTGAGCCGACTTCCATGTTGTTTTGCCTTTGAAGACCTTGTCGCATCCATAATCAAACATTTGAATGCCCCGCTCCCAGTTGTTCTTGCCCTTGGGTTCGTTCACCGAGTCATCCATCCAGAATGTATGTCCGCTCAATGAGGTCATTTGTATTCCGGATTGCGGAAGCGTAGTCTTGTCTACCTTGTTATTTTGAGGATTGCCGGGACCTGTATATGGTCGGCATTCACTTCTGTGTTTAAAATAAGGATTTGCACACTGTCCCTCAGAACTTCCTCCCCCGCTTGATCCGCTTGCACCACCACCGCCTATCATCATCACACTTGGAGAAACGGGAGTGTTATCGCCTTGCACATTTGCTGGACACTGGTCAGGCTGCTCTATGGGCTCGTCTCCCTCGTTGCACTTGCTGAAATCTCCGGATCCGCATCCACACTTAGGATTTGCCCACTGGGCGGCAGGATGGACCCTGTCGTCCTTGAATATGAGGTGATTGCCTTGTGCCGACTTTATCTCTAACCTCTGCCAACGAAAATTACACTTGTAATTCCCATCCACCATCTTTATCATGTGCTTCTGAGGTGTCTTCCATCCATATATGTTTGGGTATGTTATCTTGTTTCTCGCCTCGGGATCGCTTTCAAAATCATTGATTGAATCTATGTCTATCCCGTTGTAGTTCTCTGTATTCCAAGGGGGAAACACTTGTGTTTCGTCAGGACCCAAAAGATACCCTCCCCGGTGGCCTCTGTGGATTTTTTCATATTCAGGAACGGGAAAGTTCCATCCGGGTGACCTGTCCCTATCCCATGTGGTTCCGAGATAATATGGCCACTGCCTGTTCCCAGCCTCAAATATTAAGCACAGTTTTGATCCGGCTGGCGGAACCCAGGTACAGCCCGAGTCGTCAAAACCACCTTGATTAGAAATCGGATACGCCCAAGGGAGTGAGTCTACTTGACTGTTCATCATGTGCTGCAAAGGACTGAAATATCTGACCCTTCCCATTTTCCATGGGTCTATTGTGCTTATACAAATTGCCGTGTGCATACCATATATCGCCTCTTGTTGGGCCGGTATGTCCACATTATCCTTAACTACAGTCGTAACTAATGATCTTACTCCATAACCCATGTCAGAAAATCGCTCCTCTACTTGAGCGAGTCTCTGCTCTATCATCTGTATGTTTTCAGGAATGGAACTATAATCTGACCTTATTTTATTATCTGCCATATATTAATCCTTAGCTCGGACCTCCGCTCCCCGCTCCGCCAAGTGGCTCTCCAACAGGAACATCCACGCCCGGCAAGGCGAGGAGCAACTTTAAAGTAGTTGTATAAGATCCTGATTGAATGGAGTGATTTATTCCTTCTACCATCCATTTTCTGTTGCTCATGATCGGATTACACCCGGGCTCTGCGAGCCAAACTCCACAACCATCACCTCCCAAATGAAATGGATTTATTGCAACTATTGAAACATGTTTCCCTTTCGCCATTTGACAAAACATAGGCCTAGGATCCCCCAGTATTTTTAAATCGGCCCTCATTCCTTGACCATTTGAAGATATTCTTCCCGCAAGAAAATGTGCCCTTTGAGACTTCATCAATTCTTTCCATGCATTTTTGGGTCCATAGGATTCCCAAGCTTGTTGAGTTATTGTTAATTGTTGTTGCAAACCAACCTCATTGCCACAATCTCCATCTTTTCCACTTACTTTGGCATCTATGTAATTTTGATTTGCCGTGTTCCCGGGACCGGATGTTCCTCCGCCGGCCAAAAAATTTGATTGTGCGTTTGTCCAATTAAATTTAGGAGTAAATTCTATCACCGTACTGCACTTTCCTCCATTGACTATAAAAGTTCCAAGATTTGAATCCACATCACTTTTATTACAAGCATTAAATTCTGCTTTCAATACGTCCGGAAAAATAACCAATGTGTTGGGTTCTGTCGGCCACCACGCCAACGCAAGGCCCGATCCTTCGGCAGTCCCATCATTTATTCTATATGGCTCTAACCATTTTACTATGATCGCAAGCCTATTTGAATTGTCTCCTTGCCAATAAACTTTCGGCCCGCCTTTTCCGTATCCCTTCCAATCAAATTCTGTGTCTACGAATTTGCCGTCAGGTTGTTTTTTCATGAATCTGACATTAACTTGCGGTTCTTTAGAACACAAAGTCCTTATCGCAGTTTCTATGTCAATCGGGTTTTCTTGTGTTCCCCAAGTTTCATTGCTTCTCATTGATTCAAGTAGAGGTACGACAGTGGCCCCTGTTATCTTATATTTTATTTTTCCTTCGCTGTAATTTACATCCAAGTCTCTGATGATAGTTCTAAAAGGAACAGACGGGACAACCCTTTTTTGGCCTTCGCATGTGATCATCGTCCATCCGAACTGGAATTTCATCTGAGTATCAAGGCCAACTCTATAGGGACACTTCACCAATGAATCTAAAATAGCGCCCATTCTGCCGCCGGATTCATCTAGAATTTCAACCTCAACAGTAGGCGTATCAGACCATCCGATTTCAAAAGATTTTATGCAAGCCTTGTTCTCATTTGTGGGGTAGGATTTGTTGCCGACCGTTATCTGGTCTCCGTTGCCGATTTGCACCCAAACCCACGGGGCAAAACTCTCTGCTTGTTCTCTTGCCGGACCGGGCAATTGGAGCTCCCCACATGCGTAATTGGCCGCACATCCCGCCAGGCAGTTTTCACTAACCATATATGTTTTCCGGTAGGACTATCGTCCTTCCCGCCTTAAATTCAAATATGTCCTTTATGCTGTTCACCTCCATTATCTTCCACCAAAAGTCTGGTAATCCATATTTTTCCTTTGAAACCAGATCTGGTCTGAATTCCATTCCTGGGGGAATTACAGCAACCTTATCTCCACTAGATTCAACAAACTTATTTTTTTTGTATGTTTCAAATGTGATTATTTTTTCATCTGAATAATAGATAATTCTGCTGTCTGCATATCTGCTCACTCTGGTTACGAATTCCATAGCGCTTAAATTTGTGAATTCTATTTTGTTGGCCATCGTTCACTTCCCCAGTTTGAAAATTCTCTCTTGCCCCGGCAGTTCGGCACTTTTGTATACCACATCCCAACTGGTTTCTATGTCAAACTTGAAAGGCACGAAGGTCGCTTCTTCCCAAGCAACCTCCGTAGGAAATTTAACAGAGTAATTTTTCAGAATTACGCATAATTCTTCGTATTCGGCGAGCAATTGTCCGCATTTCATGCGACAAACAGGGGGAGGCACGAAGGGAGCCCCGTTTTGACCCATTTGGGGATAGGTCGCACTCTGAATCGCCCTGAGAGCCATCATATTGTAGTTTATATCCTCGGGCTCTGAAACGATCATGTGTATTGTCATCGTTATTGCCCTGTTGTCCGACTGGGAGTAGGTTTTGAGGGGAGAAGACCTTCCGATAACCACCTCGTCGTTATAAGATGCGGACTTGGTGTCTGTTATTTCGGGAAGAACTTTCATCTGAAGTGTGAATTCATTGTTCTTGTAGTACCTTCCCGAAAAGTCACGCAACGAGAAACAGTCTTGGCATGGTATTATTATGTAACAATCTTTTATGGGAACGAGAGGACCGCCCGTTATTGTTGCTGCTGGCATTGTTTTTACCTTTTTTACTTTCCGTTATTTACAAGACTTCTATTTGCACTATCTCCCACTCGGCCATATCTGCTATTTCCAAAAATTGCCGCATGCACGGGACTTCTGGGATCCCTTGTATTTCCTTGGCTATTTGCTCCTCCGCCCGGCAATATGGATGACCTCGGCTTCATAAGATCTACCAATGAATTGATGGCTTCCTTTATCTGGACAAGTTCGTCAACTTGCTCCTTGGATGCCTCTTCTATCCTTGCCAACTCGTCGCTCTGCAATTTATTCGTCCCAGCTTGGGCGCTTGTCTTTTCTCTAAGTATGGACTCGGTTATGTCGCGCAAGTGAACTGGCTGAACTGCACCGACCTCCGATTCGCTTTCTGGCCTTACCATCGGGATTGCGTGGTGCCCAACCGGCGTGGTGAGTGCCACCGCCCTGTCCTCTAGGCCCACTTGCGTCTTCTTCAATAGGTTTTCAAGACCCGATCCGGAAGTTGCTGCTGGCATCAGTTTGCCCATCAAATCGTTGAGGGCTTTTTCCGTATGAGTGTCATGAACATATATGGACCCAGGGTTTTGTCCCATTTCCATGGTTTTTTCCATGGCCTTTCCTTGTTCCACTTGCTTGTCCAATGAATCTCCATAGCCGAACATCGACTTCAGTCCTCCCCAAGCCGAACTAAATCCTTTTTGTATTGCTGCTCCCACGATCTTGGCATTCTCTACTGCCGCCATTCCCGTTTCTTGTATGGCCATTCCAGCCTTAGAGCCGGCCTCCCAGACATTACCTTGCAACAAGTTCGCCCCAGCCCCATAGACGCTACCTACTGCGTGTGCAGTGCTTGGGCCGTTGGTCTCCATCGATCTGGCTTGTTCGGCTGCCGTCTGGCTGAAGCCCTCCGCAGCCGCCCCTAGCCCCGGAATCCATCCTTTCATCCATCCCCATATTCCATTCAATCCTTCTTGCAAACCACCCAGCCATGTTCCCCAAGCTGCCGGATCTAGCATCTTGCCCATGTAGTTGCCGAGCTGTTCGGATTTCTTCAAGGCCCAGTCAACCGCACCCCCGGCCGACTCATAGACTCCATACGCCTTTTCTCCTATCCATGAACCGACAGAGTTGAATCCGTCCTTGACCTTTCCTCCTACCCACATCGGAAAGTCAACGAAGGTTGATTTCAACCCGCTGCCAATGGTGCTAAATGCTCCTCCTACATTGTCATATATCGTATCTGCTATCCATCCTCCGCCGAGACTGCCGACAATACCCCCAACAAAAGCCCCTACTCCGGTTCCTATAACTGGAATTATGCTTCCTATAGCCGCGCCCGCCGCCGCCCCGGCAAGACCTCCGGCCATCCCGCCGGCAGCCCCTACTGCCGCCTTACTTGTGCTCTCGCCCGTCATCTTTCTAATGCCGAAATCAATCAGCGGGCCCACGACAGGGAGTTTCTTTGCTGCAACGCCGACAAATTTAGACGCCTTACCTAAGAAGCCAAGCGCCTTGGGAGCCGCCTTTGCAATATCATCGGCACTGGACAAAACCACCTTCGCGGCATCATCAACAACAGCAGCCTTTGATGTTGCTCTAGCGGCCTTACCCATACTGCCTCCCATTTTGCCGAAGGGATTGGTTTTTGCCACATCATCCGCATTTCCGAAAATCTTTCTGAACCAACCGCCCTTTTGAGCCGCAGCCTTCCCCGCAGCCTTTGCTGCATCATCCGCTGCGGATGCGACTGGGTTGGCTGCGGCAGTAGCCGCTTTTCCTGCACTCTTTGCAGTCTCTTTTCCTATTAGGCCGATCTTTTGCAAGAAATTGGTCACGGGCTTGAAAAGATAGTCGCTGAACTTCTGGCTTATTGATTGCATTGCGCTGGCGAACGGTTTGACGAGCCAGTCATCCGCTAACTTTGCGACTCTTGACCCAAGATTTTTCAAAGGTGTCAATATGTATTCGTCCGCCCACTTTAGAACTTTGCCCCCCAAGTCCTTCAAAGGTTGCCAGATATAATCGTCTATCCATTTCCCAAATCCCTTAAGCCAACCCAATATCTTGCTAAACCACCCTCCTGATATGTAGTCCAACAACCCCTTCCAAGCCCTTATCGCTATGCCGACATAATCGTACAAGTTTTTCTTAAAAAGCGAGAAGAATTCGTCAACATACGGCGATAGGTTCTGCCACACCTTAGCAGCTCCTTTTATGAATCTTCCCATGAGCTTTATGGGAGACCTAACAAAGGTGTTGAACAAGCCCTTCATTATTTTGAACGGAAGCTTTAAGAAAAAGCGCGCCACATTGAACACGAACTTTCCAAGTCCAAGCAAAACGGTTTTTGCCATTCCGGCAAAGAAGCCTGCTATTCCGTAACACATGTCTGGAATTATTGAATTCCATATAAGAATATCACCTAGCCATTTGAAAGGAGATATTATGTCTGCGGCTATGCTCCAAATCCAATTGACTATTGGTTTGAATATGCCTGTAACCGCATCCAACATTGCTCCGCCCATGTCTGTCAAGTTCTTCCCTAGTGCACTCCAATCGCCAGTAAATATAGAGCCTATTGCCTTTACAAAACTTGTAACCCATTTAACTGCGGCAGCAAATACATTTGCTAAAATTTCAACAACACCTATTACGGCGCTTATGGCCTTGACCACAACCCAGAGTGCGGCTCCTATTGGTGCTCCAACAATCCAACCAATTGCTCTTCCTATCGGCTTCAGCCACGGAATAATTAAGGCAAATGCTCCGCTCAAATCGGCCGCTTCCGCACCGAATATGCTGGCTATTGAGTTGAAAACCTTCAGGAACGATTCTCCGATTCCCTTGAATTGCTCTCCTATGTATAAAAACGCCCTGCCAACTGGTTTTAGAACATCGTAGAAACCTTGGAGCACTCCCTCAAAAATTGTGAACGCTCCATAAAGCGTCAAGGACAAGAACTTCTCAAGCCACTCAGCAGCCCCGCTGAACCTCAGCAAGCCGAATGTCAAACCATCCAATATTCCAACTAATGCTCCCGAGGTCGTTGACGCGGCGTACATTCCCCATGTCATGTCTTGGGTCTCTTTGCCCATGGCCTTCATTAGTCCTTCAAAGTTCTTTCCGGTGTTCTGGAATCCGCTGACTGCACCAAACACCGCGTCGATAGCCGTAAAGACCAATTGGGCGGTTCCGGCAGTACCCCCCAATATTGCCGCCCTTGCTCCCTTCGCGGTGGCCATCATGCCACCTTTGAATATTCCGCCGATGTTTCTAAAGAAGCCCCCGAAGCCGCCAGAGAACACCTTCGTCAGGCCAGAGAAGCCCCCCTTGCTCTTCCAGGCTCTAGAAATTAAATCAAATGGATTGGGTCCTCCCACCAAGTCTATTTTTAAACCCTTCCATACATTCTTGAAGGAGTTTGTAATGAAATTAAAGCCCTTGGCTACTCTACCTCCCGTAAAAACATCAAAAAACTTATCCACGGACTGGAATGACGATTTGAGTATGTTCTTTGGGGGAACCTTGAAACCCAACCCTGCATTTCCGCGCCTAGCCAGAGCGAATGCCTTGCTGCTTTCTTTAAATGCTTTTTTCACATGATCCAGTGCCGAAGCTGTAGTCTTATAAGGTCTCGTGTTTTTGAAACTGTCCAACAACTTTGTTAGCGGCTTCGTCTTGGACTTTGAAAATGTGTCCAAAAAAGCGTCCCCAGAATTCAAAAGCGACTCAAAAATTCCCTTGGGCTTCAATTTGAAGAAATAGGCATCAATTCCTTTTCTTGACTCCTTGAATGATCGTGAAGCATTTTCAAAAGCATTTCCAACCTTATTGAAGAATTTAGATCCTCTTTCTCCAACATCCTCTAATGATCCGACAATGTTGTTTTTCCATCTATCTCCCGTTTCATCCAATGATCCAAAAATGTCTCTCGGATTAAATCGCTTGCCGCCCGCGCCGCCGACCCCCGCAGCCCCAGCCGCTGTCCCGCCCATGCCCCCCAAACCAGCGAGCCACGATCCTATTCCTCTGACTGGGCTTCCCAGCGTCGCCCACAACGCCGCACTGTTTAGTCCTATTTGAAGCGCAAGCAAGCCCATGGATCCTATCAAGGCCATAGAGGAAGATACGAATTTAGAAACAAAGTTCCTGACCTTCTCATTAAACTCAGCCATGCTATTCGCGAGGGCCTTTGCCGGATCCAGAGCCGCCTCAGTCTTTGTCGCAAGAATCTTTTGATCCTTGTCAAACTTGTCGTACATCTCATTGAATGTCTTTGTGTCGCCCGTTTTTAGCGCCTTGAGCATCGCACTGTAGTCGCCGACATCCAATCCTTGTTCCTTTTGACCCTTCATAAGGGCCTCTACGCTCGCAACCATGCTGTTTTCAAAAAACTTTTGTTCACCCATCCCAGCAACTTGTGCTGCCATCTGCTCCTTCGTTCCGCTGAGGCCAAACTTTTTGGCCATCTCGGCGGAATTTGAGGCGAGATTTATCATGGCTGACGACATATCATCTTTACTATTTGAAAAATCTCTACTCTCGTAGATCTGCTTCATTGCGTCTTTTAGATTTATATCCTCAGCCGATTTTTCTCTGAGCGACGCAAGGGCGTTCTGTCCAGCGCCCATTATCGCTTGATTCTTCTGCTGTAAGGCTTGTTTCTTCTCTTCTTCTGTCCCAAACTTGGAACTGGCTTTCTTGTCAAGCTCTTCTAATGTTGCGTCTAGTCCCCTACTGGACTTTTCATATGTTGACGCCAAACTCTCCAACCCGGCTATGCTTGTTCCCAAGCTTTCTGAAAATACAGACAATATCTGTCTTTCTTCCTCGGACAGATTTTTGAAATCCAAGTTCTTTCCTTGGCCGGGACCTCTTCCTATCGCCTCAGCAACCATATCTTTCAAACTTGAAGCAAAAACCGATTGATCCTTTCTGGTCTTTCCGAAATTTCCAAAAATCATCCTCTCCGACGCATCGCCCCCAGCTTGTGCAGCAACGCTAAAAAGAAGAGCTTGAGTACGCTGATCGGCATTCATCATCCCGGCATAACTGGACATAGCCTCTACGAACTTTGTGTTCTCTTCAAACCCGGTCTTCTTGAACTCGGCGACCATCTGTATCGTTGATCTTGCCGCTGAGGATGTGAGGATTCCTTGGTTCCTCATGTTTTTGAGGATTCCCTCGGACGATTTCATTGCTCCCAAAAGCTCATCCCCGGTCACCCCCGTTGAAAGAGCGACATCCCTCATGCTTCTTGCGAGGTCGCTCATTTGGTTTGCGCTCATTCCGAGCGTCCTGTGCCAATCACCAAACAGCTCGGCCGTCTGCTGCGTCTCTGATCCGATCATCGTAGACAAGAACAAGCCAGACTTGAGAACCTTTAACCCATCCTTTTGATTCTTGAATCCTTTCTTGAAGTTTGTAGTCACTGCCTTTTGGAGAGCGTCCACAGTCTTGCCTGTCTCACTGACGACCGAGCCGCCTAGATTGGCGAACTCGTTCTGCATATTTCTAAATTCACCCGTTACGCCTTGTGTTTGAAATGCTATTTCCTTCATCTCTTGTCCGAACTCTGTGGCATCGGCCACGGAGCCCGCAAAGATGCTCTGTATTAAACTCCCATGCCCGCCAAGCATCATGCTGCTAACGCCCATCGCAAGCTTGGCCATCCGTACCTTAAAATTGTCATTGAACCCTTGGTTGATGTAGGCAGCTAGATCCTCGCCGTGCTTTCTATACCTTGCAGCATCGCCCGGATCTCCCGGCGAAGATGGGTTAATGGGCGGCCCTCCTCCGTTTCGTCCACCACCAGATCCATGCCTCAACGCCGCCGCAGCCGCCCTTTCCGCACGGCTGTCCGCGCCTATCGCTGCCGTTGCCGCACCGGCACCCAAAAGAATGCGTTCCGACACTTCTTGTCTGGCCTTTTCATGGCTAGCCAGTATTTTTTGAAGTATGCTATTTGTTTCTCTTAATGACTGCCTATCGCCTTTGCTTGCTTCGGAGGAGGCAGATTTTTGTTTCTCAAGTTCATCCCCAACTTCCTTAATCTGAGCGACCAAGTTCCGCAATGCTTCTACATTATTGCTAACATTTTCGCCTAGATCGCCCAATGCCTTGACAATTTCCGAATTCAAACTTTGATCTTTGGCCATTTTAGACACATTGTCTATCACTATCTTCGTGGCAGACAGCAGCGAGGCCGATAATTTTTCAAATTCAGCACTATTGATTTCGGTTACTCTTCCGCGTGAATCATTTATCTCTGCCATCACTCTCCGGTGTTAATCTGTCCTTGCTGGGGCTGGTTTAAATTAGTCATTTGGCTTGCTTTTGGGTTTATCTGCTGCCTTATCTGCTCTTGAACTTGTCGTCTTATGATTTGAACCTCGGCCGGGTCATATGACCGCACGGCCGACATCACACTCAGCAAGAACTTGCTATCCAGAACCTTCATTTGCCTTATACCCGCCCTTTTGTAGGATCTGTATGCCGCCTTGAAGTTCTCATCATCCGATACCGACTTGTAGGAAAACCCCATCTTGCCGGTTCTGGCTATTAGATCCCTTATTGAAGGAAAGGTAAGCCTGTGCAAGTTTATTCCTGAGATCTTGTCAGAAGCGGGATTGTTCTCCACAACTATGATGAGTGGGTAAGGATCATGACGCCAGAAAGTGTAGTTGAAGCTCACAAGGCTTCCCCTCACGGCAATAAAGTTGCCTTTCATTCTTCGGTTCGGGTTGGTTACAACATCTTGACGAACCGGAGCAAAGAACTGCTCTAGTAGACTCGATCTATTTCGGGGTTGAAAAGCCATTTATAGCCTATGGGTAAGCCGGTGGGGTGGGCTACGTATATAGGCTTTTTGGCGGAAATTTTGGTCAGATCACATGCTGTTGGATAAGTCTCCGGCACTTCCGTTGACTATTATCTTGTTCTGTGGATCATTCGGGGTGGAATTGAGTTCTTCTTGAGCCTCGGAGCTTTTCTTAAAGAAGTTCTTGAACTCGTCCACTACCGCCTCTTTTATCTTCTCGGCGGCCTCCTCGCCGGTCATGTCGGATATGAGATCCGAGAAAACCTCCTCCAAGTTCAATGAGTAGGCCTTGCCGTACGGCTCTGTGTCGCTTTCGTTTTGTATTCTATAAGCAAGGTTAGATCCCACCTTGTATATGCGGACGCCCTCAAAGTTGAGTCCTTCCTGAGGGGTGCTGAGAAACAGATAAGGATTGTCGCTCTTTAAGAAGTCATCCACCTTGAGCCCACCCTCACCCAGTATATCTCGTATGATCTCCAGCTCTTCTCTGGCTCTCGCGTTTTTCTTGTCTATAAAACTTGAAAATCTCATTTTAGCATTGCCTCATCAGTAGGTCGTGTACGCTGTAAACACATCTCTTCAGAACTTTCAAGTCGCTCGGATTGCCAGGATATGCGAACTCCTTGAACTCCGTGCCTTGCATAGATTCTGCCGCTTCCCTGATTGTTGATAAGCCGGCCGTTAAGAAGAGCATGCCGTTTCTTTTTTCCATGAACTCTATCTCGTCCATCCTGGGGTTGCCGTACTCATCTTGACCATCTGTTTCTTTGACGAAGTAAATCTTGAGGTCTATCATCGGGACTATTTGGCCGTCGTCCGTGATCATGGCTTCTGAGTTCTCAGACCGCACGGTCTTAACTAGAATCTTTCCTTCGGCGTAGGCTCCCCTGAGAGCGTTAGACATGTCCCAGCCCAAGTAGTAAATCGTTCCGCCCTCATCCACGACATTTATAATGAATGCTTGCTCGTCAAATTGCTTGGCAATTGATTCAACCACGATTCTTCTTCTTAGCACATCTCTTTCTTCGGGACTTCCGTCTGAAAGTCTCTTGAGTTCTGGCTCCGACAAATATCTCTCAGGATCATCCTCCCTCAAGCACCAACTGCCAAGAGCAACCTCGCCCCATTCCGAGTTGAGCCTGGTAGACATCTTTATTGAGTACTCCTTCTCGTTGAAGATGATATTTTCTTTATCGGGACTGCTGCTGACTTGCACCGAACCTGTAAGGGCGGCCAAGAACTTTCTGTGTATCTCGCCCTTGTTTCCGCTGTATCCCATCATCCTTATGAGAGCCTCATTCAGTCCGGGAACCGGCTCCAGGCCTTGAAATATGTGGTTGACAACGCTCGTTGCTGGATTGTTCTTGTCAAGCTGATCCTTAATGCTCTTCCTTATGTTCTTGGATGCGCTCGCGATGTTTGAGTTCATTCTCAATAACTGTATGTTCCAGTTGTCCTCGATGAACTTTCTCTGGTAGGGCTCCATTTCATCCCGATCTCTCATTGGAGAAAGCATGTCCATGAGCTTCGCCGCATCCCCCTTTATGCTTTCCTTGAAGTAGTTTGATTTCCAAACTTCAAAATCCAACTCTGAGTCGGACTCTTCGGGCATGTCCGGAACTTCTGGATCCTCCGTCACGTCATCATTCTGCTGCTGTGATTCCGGCTCTATCCCAAGATTTTGATCCTGTGCTTGCATTTCCTCGGAGGGCTCTTGTTCTGTTGGCTGTTGGCTCGTCTGAGCCGACGCCGCATCCATCTCCGCTTCTAGCCAAAATTCAAGATTGTGATTCATGGTTCCTTCTTCTCCCTCTGTATCTTCTCCATAAGCGACTTTCTGTTTATGCCGCTCGAGTCGTATATGTTGATTGTGTTGCCGCCCTTTTCCTTTCCTTTTCCCATCCAAGGCTGGAAAGTGTCGGGTTGCTTGAGTTTGATTCTCGTCATGAGATCGGCTATCTTTGCCATCTTGTCGCTTGTCTCAATCTTTGTCTTAAGAAGGTTGACAAGGGCCTCCTTGCTTGCGGTCGATGAATCTCCATCGTTAAGAACCATGTTTGAAAAAGTATCAACTAGACCAGAAACTTGGTTCCTATCGTCGCGCAGATTGTTCATTATCTCGCCGTACACCCCCAAAAGGGACTCGTCGCTAATAATTGACAATTCCTGGGATTTGGGATTCATCACCCCATTCTCTACCTCCGCCTCCACCACTTCCAGTTCTTTGTCCATATCAACTATATAGAATGACTTCTTACAATTAATTGCCAAAGGTACTCATGGACAAAGAGGGTGATCCATCTTTTTGGGAATCCATAGATAAAATTTCGGACAGGGTTAAAACCGTAACGAAAAGAAACCTTGAACTTGAGAAAGAAGTTGACAATCTGATGCGAACAAGGCATGACCTGGAGGTAAGGGTCAAGTCCCTAGAATCTAATGATATAGAAGGCATAAAAAAGCAGCTATATGAAATAGATAGTAAGGTCAGATCCTTCGAGTCGGATCACGACAAGAGGAGGGCCAACTGGAACATGGTTCTCAACTTCGTTGTACAATTAGTTTGGGTTTCCATGGCCGCATGGTTGTTGACAAAATTAGGACTACAGGCTCCGTTATGAACTTCAAAGAATGGCTGGTTTCGGAAATAGCGACAAGAAATAGGCTTCCTTCGGACGCCGTGACGGACAAGGGAAATATGTACGGCATCCCGTTCGGCAGCTCGAGAACACAGGCGCCGATCAGTGCTGCCCTCACGGGTCTTGGCGGCGGAATCGGATTGGGAGTCAGAAGGGCCCAAGACAGAATGGGCGTTAATATAAGGCCATCGCCGCAGGTTGAGGAAATACCGACGGCCGTCTCAAGAAAGATACCCAATGGAATTTCGCTGCCGCTACAACTTCCCGCCTTGGAAAGAGACGATTATGGCAATCCGAAATACAGTATGACATCCACGTCTTGGAAGACGGTAAGCAGCATCATCCAAGATCCTGAAAACGACAATAGGGTCAGGAAGGTGGGCGAGCCTGAGAGTTCCGGAAAATTCATAGCTCCCGCCCCTGGAAACAATAGTGAATTTGGCTTCGCGATGGCCTTCACCAAGACCCTTATACATATTATGACCTTGAATGTTTGGAGCGACGAAGTAGGAAGCGAGGAACTTTCAAAATATGACTTTGACAACCCGCAGACAGAACTGGAGCACGCCGACAGCAACAACATCTTGACATGCGTGTTTTCTTTCAAGCGCCGCGACAATGTGCCCGACGGAATCAAGCGACAAAATTTTGAAAACGATTGAGGAATCATATGAAATCATTCAAGGAATTCGTATCCGAAAAAAACATAATCTCCGAGGAGATTGAAAAGAAAGACTGGCGCAAGGAATACTTGAAGCTAGAGAAGGGGTTTGTTCCGCCTTCCAATTTGCGACCCGTCATACAAGCCTTCCTTGACAGCGGATCCATATCGTTGACAAACGACCTTTCTTCCAAGGTGACGATGCCGAAGAAGTCTCTTTTTCTCGTCGGCGGCCCGGTAAGGGACTTTCTCCTCGGAAAAAAATCCAAAGACTTGGACCTTGCCACAAACGCCACTCCGGAACAGATAGCACTCATTCTGCATAACGCGGGTTTTTCTATAACCAGAGAGGACCCCAGCTGGGATCTGCCTTTCAAGCCGAAGGTGGCGGACGATCAAGACAATAAGAAGTACTACTTGAAGGGCAGAGATTCCGCAGACAAGCCCTTTGTCGTCGGTGCCGTTGTGAACGGAGAGGAATTTGATATAGCGACCTTCAGGAAGGACGCAAAGACAGTCAACGGCCAGTCCGAGGTTGATTTTGTGGACAATCCCCACGAAGATGCCGAAAGAAGGGACTTCACAATAAATGCGATGTACATAGAATTGAACAAGGCCGATGGGGAAAACAACAAACTCTATGACCCGACCAAATCAGGATATCACGACATACACTCCGGCACGATAAGAGCTGTAGGAAAAGCCGAAGCCAGGTTTGACGAGGACAAACTCAGAGTGATGAGAGCCATAAGGATGCAGTCCAAATACGGAAAGCAGCCGATGGATGTCTCTATCAAGGATGCTATATCAAAATTCTCGGATCTTGACGGCGTAGCCCTAGAGAGGGTTCGTGAAGAGTTCTTGAAGGGTCTGGAGGATGTTGATATAGATCCAAGGAAATACATCTCCTTGTATTCTAGGCTCGGCCTATTGAAGAAAGTCCTACCGGGCGTACATTTGAGCGTTGATGTCCCACTGCAGTTGCGCGACAAAAAAGACAAGTTCCTCGCCTTGGCTTGGATACTTAAGGAAAACCCAACCGAAATGGTTGGGCAAGTTTTAGGAAGAAGCAGGAAGGTTGGGGAAAAAGAGGCCCCAACTGGATGGTCTAATCAAGAAAGGGACACAGTCGTTTATCTTTTGAGACTGAAGGAATTTGACAAAGATCAACTAGATGATCTTATTAACAAGAGAAAAATACTCGGCATAACTAAGGATCAGATAAGAAAATGGGTTGAACTTTTTGATGTCGTTGACAAGCACACGGTGAAAACCCCGCGACCCGACTGGGCTAAAAGCGTTAAGAAGTTCGCCGACTTCTCGCCGGATCCAACTAAATTGGTTAGTTGGTATTCAAGGGACGAAAAGGGAAATCCCACCAAAGAAGTACACCCCGAAATCAAGGAAAAGGGGCTGGATAATGTGCCGCCGCACTTCAGAGGCACCGTAATAAAAGACATTAACAAAGGCAAATTGCAGCAGATGTTTGATACCCACGGCTCTTGATTACTTGTTATACCTTCTCTTGTATGATCTTATAACCTGCTGCAAATAGTTCGTGTTCACGGTAGGGTTGTGTTCCATCAGCGTCTCGTACGGCCCTAGGCTGCTGTAGAAGGTTCCTTGCTCGAATTGGTAGAACTTCTTATTGAAGACCGGGGGTATCCCGTTCTTGTAGTGTATGAAGTTTAGATTGTCATCCCCGTGGAGGAGTGAAGCTGCCAAGAACTTGCCCTTTATACCGCAGTGCTGGAAAGACTCGGTAAGTGTAAGCTCCCAGGCCGCTTGCTCGCACGGAAAGTTCTTGTCCCTTGACTTCAAAATCTGCATGAGGTTCACTTGTAGTTTGGAAAAGAATGTGTTTAATACATATTCCGAAGGCTCGTTGAATATGATCGGAGCCGAAACGAAGGGCAACTTGGGAAGATCATCCACCGAAACCTCGCGCTCCTCGGCCAACTTCTGGAGGTTGGGTTCAATCTGCTCCTTCACCATCTTCTCTTCTGCGGTCGATATGTCTTCGTAGTTGTTGACTATGATGCCATAATCCTTGTCGTCCTGTCCCAGTATTATGGGATTTCTAAGTATCATGTCGGAATGGATCAGCACAAACGGCGGCTTAAGTATATCATATGCCAAGGCGTACCTTAGCGCCGAGACCCTGTTCATAGGCAGATAGTCCAATTCTCGACCCTCGTTCGAGTGTATGAACTTCTTGCCGTAACGAACCAGATTGGAGGAATAATCCTTTACTTTTTGGTCGTTGTTCTCGGCCAGCCCTATGACCAAACTGTTTTCAATCCCATGCATCAAGAAACTTTCAATAAGCAGTTCCAGCTGCCAGTAAAAATAACTTGAATTTTCTGCGCTCACGAAATATTGCATGTGATAAAATAGTAACCTTTCCTTTTTTCTTGACAAAATTGCGGATCCGGAATACAATGTTGGGATGATCGCATCCGTGCTTAAAAAAATATTTAAGAGGCCGAAAGTGACCAAAGAAGACCACGGCGTAACATTTGAGACCCTTAGGCAACAAATACGAGAGTTGGCCTACAAGAAGTGGGAGGATTCGGGATGTCCTTGGGGACGCGACAAGGAGTTCTGGACTGCGGCAGAAAAGGAACTTTTTGGCGAAGACGCGCTGAAGTCGGGCGGGTACCGCATTGAAATTAAAGGATCACAATTGTTGATATGCCCAATCAATTCAGAAGTGCCTGTTCGAACCAAAGACTGAATCTTTTTTATTTTCCGGGACTATATTATTCCATGAAAAGCAAACTGGAAAAGCAGAAAGAAGCCGAAGAAAGAGCTCAACTCAGGGCCAAGAGAAGCCACAAGGATCAGATTGCACATCTAGATTCCATCTTCGGAAAGGATATCGGTGCCGCCAAGGAGCGGTCAAGGCTCAAGGCGCTCGTTGAGGGCTCAAAGGCCGTCAAAAAAGAAGCCCCGGAATCCAGTTCTTCAGACAAACCCAAGAAGTCCAGGAAGAAGGATCAGAAATAACAACAGTTTCCTTGCGGTTAAGTTTGTTTGGATCTACGGCGTAATCAGATCGCCTTCTTGCAAGACATAGGGAACTTCGGTAATGGAGCTTGGATTCTTATTGGCCGAAGTGTATGTGTAGCTTATCTTCCTTGCAAAATCACCAGCAACGCTTCCGGCCGGGTATTCTATTATCTGAGTGATCCTATCAGAAGGATCTACCGTTAACTTCTGAAAAGTGAAAAGTCCCGCTCCCCTTCCTTTGAGTAGTTCCCAATCTTCCTTCATATCTGCAGGGACAAAACCCGCGTTCTCTATGATGGCTTGATCGGCCGGATCCGACTCGTCAAGCATGATCAGCATTCCAACCGAGTCCTCGTACTTGGATCTATTTTGTATGGTGTGTCTTGCGAAGTACTCTGGGAGTTCAGCGACCCCAGCCTTCTTGTTGAATCCCAACTTTGTCTCGGCTCCGTAGTTTCCAAAGTACATTCTTACATTTTGTTTCTTGGCAGGATTCTTCATGATGCCCACAGAATCCGACCCATCTACCTTTACGACTCTGGCTATAAACAAGGATGAAAAGATTGACTCAGAGTTCAGATTGTCCACCACCTCTTGGGCGCTGGTATTTGCCGGATCAGCCCCGGATACATCTATGGACACAGACACCCAGTTCTTGAACTCGGGATCCCAAGCAAAGTTGAACTCCAAAGCCCCAGAAGACGAGAAATCGTACGGTCCCGGGTTCCAAGCAACCTGGTTGGATTGCAGGTTCTTGTTCGGAGCAACCTTGAATGTCGGCGCCAACTTCCTGTCGGCTAGAACAAGAAATCCTTGGTACTCTTGATCAAACAAATTCTGGAAAAATGCCATCTTTCATCCTTTGGTTTAACTACAAAACCTATATGAACTACTCATCCGCCAAAGACGGGTGGGTTTCTCGCTTCAACGCAGAATGCCCCTCCGGCAGACCTTGATCCGCCTTTAAGGTCTTCTTTCCGCTCCCCGAGCCAACCCCGTGGTTCCCACGGTTTAGTTTATTTAGTCCTTGACGCAGAATATTTCGTGCGGCATTCAAATCACGGTCATGCCTCACCCCGCATCTTGGACAAGTCCAATCACGATCCTTGAGAGTCAAGGAGTCATTGATATATAAACAGTCGTAGCACTGCTTGCTTGAAGGAAAAAACCGGTCAATCTTGCAAACCGTTCTTCCATACCACCCTGCCTTGTACTTAATCATCCTCGTCAACTCCGAAACCGCCGCATCGCCGAATGCACCTGCAACTTTGTGGTTCCTCATCATGTTCCTCACCGAAAGGTCTTCGAGGATTATCGCTTGGTTCTCACGAACAATCTTTGTAGAGACCTTGTGGAGATGGTCTGTCCTGATGTTGACCATTTGCTGGTACAGCTTGGCGATTCGGACTCTCAATTTCTCGTGCCGTTTGCTTTTCTTCTCCGTCCTGCTGAATCTTTGCTGTAACTTCTTGAGTTGCGAGCGGAGGCTCTTGTATGGACGGATGTTTTTGTGTTTCTTGCCGTCACTCTGAATTGCAAGGTGTTTCAATCCCAAATCGACTCCGACTATTTTTTCTACCTTGGGAAGTTGCTTGATTTCCTTTTTAACATTGATTGAGACGAAGTATTGCCCCGCCTTGTTCTTGCTTATCGTTGCGTGGCAAATCTTTCCTTGCACTTCTCTGTGGTTATCGTATTTGATTCCTTCCTTGAACTTTGGAATTTTGATTTTGCTGTTACTCAAAGAAATTGCCTGCGGGACAGTGAACGACTGTCTGCCGTGTCTCTTCTTGAACTTCGGGAACTTGGTCTTCTTGGAGAAGAATCCGTTGTAGGCTATCTCCAGACATCGGAGCGAGAATTGCAGGGCTTGAGCGTTCGTTTCCCTCAACCAAGCCAGTTCCTTCTTCACCTTGGTCAACTCGCCGGCATCGTCGTAGTAGTTCAAGGACTTCTTGTGGTCTTTCTTTTCCTCGTTCTCTGCGTAGAACTTGATCCTTCTTTCAAGGAAGTGGTTGTACACATACCTTACGCATCCAAAATGCTTGTCAAGCAGTTGGGCTTGATCCTTCGTCGGATACAATCTGAATTTGTAGGCATAGTTCATACTATGCGTACATATGCACCTCGCATAGTTTTTTATTCGCTCCCCAAACCAATTGACTTAAATCCTAAAATTGATTAAGATTATGCATCCTTCAACGAAAATAATTACCTATGCAACTTAAAATCTGGGAAATTCACTCTAAATCCTGCAAGATAGAAAAGGCCGAAAAGTCGTGCAAGGGCTTGGCCAACCAGGGTGCCGTACAATGGTGCGGGCCCTATGTAAATGCCAACCAGTACGGGTTCTGGGTATACCCTCCCGTGGACATGGACTTTTCTTTTGAAAACGGCAATTTTAAAGTGACAAACATGGAAGGGTACGACGACGAGGATTATCGTGTCGTGCGCTCATTGATTAGGCCGGAGGACCACTCGGACTTTGAGAAGTGGATATTTCCGAACTCCGGCAGGACAAAGGTGACATTTGGATCCGTAGAACCGAATGTCGTTCAAATCTGGACTGGTTTGATATTCCAAACCCCTCCGGGGTGGTGCTTGCACATACGCAGTCCGATAAACTTTCCCCAATATGGATTTAATGTCATGGAGGCAGTCCTGGAGACCGACTGGCTTCAGTATGACATATGGATGAACCTGTCGGTGACGGAGGTCGGGAAAATCATATCAATACGGAAGGATACGCCCATAGCCCAACTTGTTCCCGTGAGAAGGGAAGGATTTAAAGGCGATTGGGACATCAGCAGAGAAAGGATTAATCGGGACTCAACCGAAGCCGACAAGGTCTTTAGTTACTGGCTGCATTACAACAAGCAGAAATTCGAGTTCGGCGGCAAGCAAGCCCTAACTCAGACTTTGACCAAGGACTCCACAACATATTTCAGGGAGAAGAGCAGGCTTCTTGGCAAAGAGATGGAGCCCTTGAGTGATGTTGAAAAATGCCCCGCCCCAAAGCCAAACAAATGTCCGTTCGCTCACATGCACCCCGGCCATCAAGAGACGCCAGAGTTTGAGGCTTTGGACAACTCGTTCATTAAGAAATTCTTCAAGAAGAGTTAGTTAATTTTCATGTATCCCAATAGTCCTTTTCTATCAAGAATTTGATAGGAAGACCTTCCGTACAACACTCCTTTTTTGCATTTGTTAAAACTTACTGATTCAAAAAGGGTCTCGTTGGGCTCCACTAGATGTATGTTTATGCCTTTGTATCCAAATTCTCCTTCTTTCTTTAAGCAGTTGTTTATGTCTCTCATCATGATTTCGTTCAAACTAATATCCAGGGCCCTGTAGGCCATCTTGATTGCCTTCATGAACCCTGATGGTTTTTTCCACTCGTCTATCTCAAAACGCCTTCCCATTATAACATATATGTCGCTACATCCTGCCTCTATGCACTGTTCAAGAGGAGCGAGTTGCCTGCTGCCAGCATCCACCCATCCATTTCTGTCTTCTACAAGCGCAGTTATGGCAACACTTCCCAAAACGGCCTCTGCGAAGTCGATTGGGCTTACGGATTTGTTTGAGACATAATCCATTCTTCCGTCTTCAATGTTCATTCTTACTACAACACTTTCGCATATTGGCTCGTTCTTTACTGCGTTGTATACAATCTTCTCCATTGGACGCTGGTTCATCAGCCCTGTCCGCCAAGGAAAGTCGTAGTTTATGCCAAATACATCAAAGATGTTGGATATTTTGCTCCACATGTTAGCAAGCCCTTGGGCTCCCAAGAAAGCGTAAGATGCTGCGCATATGGATCCGGAAGAAACCCCTATTGTGAAATCTGCGTTGATTCCTTGTTCATGAAGACCCAATGCTATTCCAGCTTGTATGGATCCTCGTGCCCCTTCCCCTGTAAAGCAAAATCCTATCTTAGTCATTTTTTCTTCTTACTTGTCTTCTTTTTCTTTTTTCGTTTCTTATTGCAGTTTCCGCAATTGCAATACGGATAACAGTAACCGCAGCCGAGAACCGGGGGGCGACCAGCCACCGACCCAGAACTTGTTCCTTGTGGATGATCAGATCCGCTTGAACCGCCGCCAGTCTCAGCAGATGTTCCTCCATCCGATGTTCCTCCAGAAGGAGTCGAGCCTCCTCCTTCGCCAACAGCTGAATTCCCCCCAGTAGCAGAGCCCCCAGTAGCAGAGCCTCCAGCAGCAGAGCCTCCAGCAGCAGAACCCCCTCCAGCCGCCGCCCCATCCTCTCTCAACTTTAACCAATTAGAAAATTTCATGTTCAACCTCGGCAATATATAGTCAAATTCTTGGCCAAATTAATACTATATTAGTTGGAGCAAAATCAACACACGACCACAATGAAATACGAATACAAATATATGATGTGCGTGCTAGACGAGGACAACTCCTCTATGAAGAATCTTGAAAAAATGCTTCAAGAGGGATGGGAGCCTATAAGAGAAACGGGGATGCCATCAAGCGGTTCTAATTATTCAGAAAACGCGCAGCCTCCGATATGTCTCTGTGTCCTTCGAAGACTCGTCACCAATGCCGAATGACATTGGCTATTACAAAGCCGCAAGTTACAAAATTAACCAGAACTATAAAAAATTTGATGAAGAACGAAATCAAAGCCTCTTGTACTGTAAGTATCGGCAAGTCAGGTTTGTCAAAATCTGTTTTTCCTATTCTGTGATCTATAGTTCTGGCGATTATCAACAAAAACCTGTTGTTAGTCATGACAAACTCCTTTAAATGCTTAGGCATTATTATATAGTTTGCATGTCAGCCAGAACCTACAATGGTCTGTAGACTTTTTTGTCGTTATTGACGACCGGCGTCTCCATGAATATGGCTGGTGAAATATTTTGAACCTTAGTCTTTTCTACTTGATGTGGCTCAATTTCCTCTGATTGCTCTTCTTCAAAGTCTACATCTATCTTTTTTTTGTTCTTAAAATACTTAGGACCGTAATTGATGAATATTTCTTCCGACTTTTTAATGTCTCTGACGGCTATTATGTCAGCAATTTGATTCTTCAAGTCAAATGTGATTTCGGCACTGTTTTTATCTTGATGATTGTAGAGCTGTGCATAGCCCAGCACCATAAGGAAATGACCTCCGTGCTTCTTGCATTCATCGCAAGGGCAAGTGTGAGTAAACATGTACTCCCATATTTTGTTATCCTTATGGTATTTCATTCTGAAATCCATAACCACAAATGGAGCTCGCTCTACAATTTCGCCCTTGGCTATGTCGGCAGTGGCAAATACTCCTCTGCCATGAAGATCAGAATAACCCAGCTCTATTTTTCTGGAGATGTTTAATTTAGGCTTTTCCATCAACTATAATAGCTTAACCAAGCCAGATGTCCCAGTCGTCAGCTTCTTTTTCAATTATCTCCGCCATCAAGCTGAGCGTCGCCTCCTTGTACATTTTGGCTGCCTTCCTCAAAGTTTCGCTTCTTTTTTCGCTGAATACGGATCTGGCAAACCGGACAAGCTCGTCTGCCTTTTCTATAAGTTCCTTTCTAACATAAGGAGCCATTCCCATATTGTTCATCCCCATGTGAATACCTTTGCATGTATATACCTTTGGGGAACAATGGGATTATGGTTTTTTGACCTTTTTACATTCCTGCTTTTTCGCAGCTTTCCTTTAGCTTAAAAACCTGGTCTAGGCTGCATCCCTCCGAATCCACGGCTATTTCTTTGGGCAACAGCTTCATCCTGGTCTCAAGGCTCGGGTTTCCAAAATGTTTTACATATTTGAAGCGCGAAGGCCTATTCTTTAAGGCCTCATCCACCTTCTCTATATCGTTCACGGTCATTATGAAGACCACATTTTCGTGAGTCGTGTAGGCGCCGTCCAATCCGTTCAGTATTATGTCAAAGGTGAACTTTATTGACTTGTTATCACCCCCAATTATGCAAGTTCTTTTGTCAAAGTAATTGTCAAAGTCTTCAAATAAAACAATGCACCCTTTAGGTATCTGTGCAAATATCAACAATAATTCATGATTCGTCCAGTCCGGATTGAGCGTAAAAATCATCACTGGCAATCTATATTTTGTGGCTAGGTATTTGACAAAGAAACTCTTGCCATTGCCTGGGAATCCATAAAGAAGGGCACTTGTTTTCTTTCTTTTGCAATCCACGACTTCTGCGACCTCAACCTCAAAATCTTTCCACAGTTCTTCTTCGAATATGGGTTCTGAGAAGGTTTCTTTCAAAGAGCCTATTTTGTCGGTTCCGTAGGGAAGCATGAGCTGCACCGGGACCCCCAAGGTACACAACTGCATCTCCTTCAACTTTGACCTTAAAAAAGACTTCAGTTTTTTATACTTCCATCTGAAGCAAGTCAGAACCGTAACATGATCCTTCTCGTTCCAGCCGGCTTGCATCAACCGTTCAGAGTGGTTTATATGAAACCAAGGGGCTCCCTTGAAGAAGCAAAATGCAACATATGCTACGGGGTGCCTGTTTTCTGAAACGAACTCCTCGTAGATCATGAATTTTTTTTCGTTTGCACAAAGGTCATAAACCGTTTTGTACGTATTGGAATCAATCCTCATCTCCACGAGGAGAACATATTTAAAAAAAGCCCACATCCCTACGAATGAGGCAAGCAGAGTGAATATTGTTGTCATGATGGCAATATATCATATTGCCTTTAAAACATCAATCTCGGGACTGGTCTATAGCCGACCTGTTTTTGGATCCCCTAGTTCCTTTTTCCTTCGCCGATTTGAATGCGGTATCCCTCCTCCCAGACCTTTCCCTCTGGGGGCTCGGTTCCGAAAGTTTGACCACATTCGTGGTCTGTTTGGGCATCTGCACCGGCTTGGATCCTACCTTCCTCTCGCTGAGCATCCTTTCACCCAGCCACGATGAAAATCGCATATTATAACTCCAAAAAATTTCTGATTAAAAGTCAATATCTATATAAGCGGCGTAAAAATAAATTAAGGGGATGAAATAATGACAGGCCAACCGATTTTTAGTAGCCTAACAGGAAAGCCATGCTCGTCAAATTGCAATGTAGATAGCGGCAGAAGTCATTGCGAGTGAATTTAATCATGAATTTACATACCACCATGAATTTTTCACTTTGGCTATTCTCAGAAGAGCAGCAAAAAAGGGTCAGGACAAGAAAGGACATAAGTCCCAAGAATCCGGCCAACAGTTTCCTCGTGCTTTACGGAACAGACAAGGAAGAAAGAGATCTCATGTTCTCCTTCAAGGACGAACTCAAAAAAATGGGCTTCCGATACTTTGCGCCAAGCGGAACATACTCCGTCTTCTCTGCTAAGGTCGATGACTTGATGAAGAAAAGATTGTCCGATCTTGGAGTGGACATGAGCGGGTACGAAAGTGGCCAAGTCGTGACCTCGGCCCCGACCGCAAACCAGCCAGAAGCCCCAGCTGTGGATCAGAACCTGGAGCAGATGAAGCAAGAACTCTCTAGCGTCATCGCCGACGACCCCAAGACCCAGAGCTTGATAGACAGCATAGAGAGGATGATTGAAAGGATAGCCAACAGCACCGACGAGGCGGCCAAGCAAGCATTCATAAGAAATTTCTTTGAATTCGCCGGAAAGTTCTACAACTACAGCATGCACAACCAGTTCTTGATTTGGATACAAACCAGGGGTCGTGCAACCCATGTTGCGGGAGCCAAACAATGGGAGCAGAATTTTGGAAGAACGGTGCGAGATTTTGGATCGGGAATATCAATACTGATGCCCATAATCTCAAAAGACAAGGCGGAGCCCGTCTCGGAAATGGATCCCGAGGCAAAGAAAAAGCCGAGCAGAATGTTCTTCAAAACAGTCAAAGTCTACGATGTAAGTTCAACCGTACCTATACCCGGCCATCCCAAGAGCTTTGAGCCGGTCTCAAGAAAACAATGGAGCATTGACTCAAACGAGGATGTTGAGGAAATCAAGCAGTATATGGCCGCCCTTGACGCCTGGGTCAAGGAGCAAAATATACAAGTCTCCTATGAAGATCTAGATCCCGAACTCGGAGGGTATTCGGCGGGGGGAAAGGTAGCCATAAACAACCTATTTAAAGGCATAAACCTATTTAGCACATATGTCCATGAGGTGGCCCACGAAATCCTTCACTGGAAAGACAAGGATAAGAAGTCCAGCAAGATGGAGAAGGAAATAGATGCCGAGTCTACAGCGTTCATAGTGCTCAGCCACTTCGGCTTTGAGACCAAGGACACGAGCAACTACCTCGCCATGTGGAGGGCCAAGGGCGACGACATCAGAGCGAGGAGGGCAAACATACAAAAGGCCGCCAAGGAGATAATAAATGGCATAAAGAGCAAATTAAGCCAAGATGCCCAAAAGGACGAGTCAGAGATTGAGGAAGGAACCCAACACAACTCAGCAACTATAAAAGTCTACAGGGCGGACGGAATCGTTCATGCGACAGTTAATGGGGAGGAAAAGAAGTTCTGGGTGGATAAAGTCTTCTTTCCAAAACTGAAGGCGTCCAAAAATGTTTATGATACGCTCATGGATCTTATGAAGAATAACTATGCTGGCGAACTATGACGACCTGTACTTCTTGAATACGGCCTTGTATTTCTTGTGAAGTGATTTTGCGTTGCCTATGCCTTTAGCAACTTTTTTGCTTACCTCGGTGGCCATATATGCCTGTATCTCGTCCTTCATCACTTCCGAGCAATAGCCAATTGACTTCAAGTTCTTTTTGAACTTCTGGAGATTCACTTTTGAGATGGATGCCGTCAGTTCGTCCATCTCTATCTTGTAGTCCATGTTCGTATAGTATAAGGCGTGGCACAACTCGTGATCAAATGTTGAGTTTTTCAAACAGTCCACACCGATCAGATACTTCCTTTCTCCGGAAACAAATAGTTCATCCACTATTCGCTTCATTTCTACATCATACGGCGTTTCTGTCTCGTTTATCTGGTAGCACTTCTTCGCCACGATCAGCGGGAGATTGAATCCCACAAAATCCTTGACATACGAGAAGCATCCGGAGTGTTCTTTGCTATACCAACGGTAATAATCCCATATTGAGAAGCCCTTGTTCTTAAAATTCTTGTTAGGACTCTCGTAGAACTCTTGGACACGACAGAAAAGCATAGCCCTGTCATAATCGTCGGGCACCACTAGAGCGATCACATTTTGACATATGTTCTTAATTTTGTATTTCATGCGACTCAATTGACCAATGGGTTTTGGGATTCATTGTCAATTTGAATTAGGTACCGGAATGAAGTTGATATCAAACTCTTCGCGCTTTCCGAAATTTATTATCGGAATTGTCTGAACAAACCAAGGCCCAAATAAAAGTTCTCCAAACATTGAGTTGTTTGGAAGTATCTTGTAGTGAGGTTGCTGGCCGCTGGGGCCGTGGCTTTCGGCAAACTTTTTGAGGAACTCTCCGACGGTCACCGTCCGGTCGTTCTTTATTGACTTGAATGTGGATGCGAGCCTTGAGGCAAACGCCCCCCGCACAGACAAATCCTCAACGCTAGATGAACTTATTATGAGTATTTCGTCGTAAACGCCGGAATCCTCGCCGTAGTCTATCTGTGCGTCAAAGACCTTTTTGCCGTTGACAATTTGCTCGGCCGTATTCAAGAAGACGGACAAGAAAGGAAGTTCGTTCCTCGAGTAGGCAGAGGGAAGTTCAGGAAGGAAACTTGTGGGCTTTGCCGTCTTTATGTTCTTAAGGAGTTCTCCGTCCTGTTTGAGGCTATCTTGTATGCTTCCCTCGGCGTGACAAGTATCCACTAGAAATATCAGACGACTTATAGTCTTGTTGGATTTTTTCAAAGCATCCAATGCCTTGCTGAACTTAAAACTACCTCCCTGAGCTGTCATTGCAAACCTGTCTCCGCTTCCTCCGCCGTGACTGTTGAAATAAAGCAGAAGTGTCGCGCCGTCTTCTAACTCGGAAGCCAACTGTGTCATCCTTGAATAGATGTACGGAGAAGAGACATTGTGATGACGCTCGGATTCAAATCCCAAGGACTTGTCGGCAAATATGCTTTCCATTAGTTCCAAGTTTCGGAGCCTTCCGCCCTCGTCCGTCATCGTGAACAAGGCCGCCACATTCTTGACTCCCGGGTTTATGGCTATGCCGGTTTTTTCCTGTGCTGCCGCAGCGGCAGAAAGAAAAAAGAAAAAAAGAATCGCCAACTTTTTATTCATTTTCAACCTCCACGAATTCTTTCGGAGAAAGAACAACCAAAATGCCCTTCTGCTCTAGCCAAACCTCGTACGCATCCGCATTGAGCCTCCGCAGGAGGTAGCCGTGATCGCCCCCATCGTTGACTTTGATCTTCACGCCCGTGTTTTTCAAGATGCCCCCAAGTGTTTTATTATTTTTCTCGCCAGATCTCCGGTTAAACCTATTTCAGCGTCAGTTTGGAAAAAATTCTTTCCAAAACCAACCCCGGCATCCTCTGTGTCATCTATTATCGCGTACTTCTTGACCTTGTGCCGCCCCAGCCATTCTTTTATTTCTTCCGCCCTCTTTTTCCCCTTGATGCTGATTGTGGAGTCTAAAAGTGTCATTTTCTTTCTAATTAGGGCTTCCTCAACGATTTTCTTGCTGTAGTTTTCTAATCTCCATGTGGAAGTCAGAACTATTTCGGATCCGGTCTCTCTAACTATCTGGCCCAAAAGGTCAACCACATCTTCATCTATGTAGTCATAACCATAGTTGTACAAAAGGCTGTAGTTGTTCAAGACCCCGTCTACATCAAGAAATACGACCTTCACTTCAAGATCTCCATCAGAAGAAATAGCAAAAACATAGCAAATACAAAAATTATCAGAGGCTTGAAGGGAATGAATTTTTCTCTATCGACCATCTCCCCTCCTAAGATCCACAATGTTTGTAGGCGAACATCCACCACCGCATTTCTCGGGTGCTAGACAAGCAGTATGTGTGAAGCCCAAATGGAACCTTATTTCATCCTTTGATATGTCAAACCCGTTCACGGGATATTGCGAAACGACGCCCTTTTCGTACTCTACTTGGACTTCCGGATTTTCCCATTTTTCAAAAATATTGTCTGAAAATTGTAAAATTTTCATCATCTTGCTTGCGTCTATTTTGTGATTTATATCATCCGCGACCCAAACCTGCAAGACGCATTTTAAAGAATCCCTCCTCTTGCCGCCACAATCTATAAAAATTTTGGAGACTCTTCCCACCTCGGTTATGTGGAAGTGCCCAGGAACCCTCTCGCTGTTTATTACAAACTCGACCTTACGAAGCGGATTCTCCTCCAAAATGGAGGTCATTTCTCTTAGATTCATAAATCTAGCATAGTAACGAAAAACTGGTATTGCTTTATCTATAGTAATCTATTATTTTAAGGCCTCTCATGAACGAAAGATTACTACAGAGATGGAAGACGGCCATAAATATATAACAAATAAAAACCTTACGACTCAAGATCTTGCATATTACGCAGATAACAACGACGAAACTTGGGTTATAGACATAAACATATTGATCGACGCAGCAAAACTGGCGAATTCTGAGATCAAGAAAGAGGTCAATTTCAACAAGGATCGTCCGATAAGTCTCCTCGCCAACATTCCAAAGAAAAATCTCAGCGGTGCGGTTGGAGAATGCTTGGGGAGAAGTTATTCGCTTCTTTTGAATGGAAGACTAGGGAAAAACCCACATGAATCCGGGAGTCCTGACTTTATACCAATCGTCGAAGAAAGTTCGTCTTGGTTTTCCGAACCGACCAAGGATATTTTCCGAGGGGGTTTTGATACCAAGGCGTGCCTTACTGAAAAGGGCGAATTTACAAAGGTCAAGCCCTCCTCGCACCATGACCAGACAACGACAATCTTGACTGTTCAATGGAGGCATGACGACGGCATTCCGGAAATCATAGGAGCCTTCTTTACCAATTCGCTTAACAGTTCGGACTGGAATGTCTCAAAAAAACCAGTGAAGGAAGGATCCAAGATTACTAACTCCGCTACCTTGAAAGCCTCAGGCGTTCACAAGATAAGGTCGGGATGGCTCTTCATGCGCGGCGACATAAAGATTCCATCTAAAGAGATTGTCAATTTATATAACCTTCACGAATTGTGCGATTATCAAAAGAATGGTAAAATTAATTGAATTGTTCTCGGGAATAGGAGCCCAATCAAAGGCCCTTAGGAACATCGGCGTACAGCATGAAGCCATCGCTTGCGAGGTTGATAAAAGAACGCATTCCGTGTATGAGGCCATACACGGGCAGACGGCAAATCTTGGGGACATTACTAAGGTTTCGAAACTGCCCGAGTGTGATCTTTTGACCTACTCATTCCCATGCCAAGACTTATCAATACTCGGAAACAGAAAGGGATTGAAAAAGGACTCCGGAACGAGATCTAGCCTTCTGTGGGAAGTCGAAAGACTGCTTCGTTCTTCAAAGATCCTTCCTAGAAATCTTGTGCTTGAGAATGTGAAGCAGCTTGCTTCCCCAAAGCATTTGAGCAATTTCAAGTTGTGGCTGGGAACCTTGCAGTCCCTGGGCTACAAGAATTCTTGGAAGGTTGTGAACGCGGAAGACTTCGGGCTTCCCCAAAAGAGAGAGCGAGTCTTTGTCGTATCGTCGTTGGATGAGGAATTTAAATTCCCAGAGTCGTCTAAGAAATCTCGGCTGGCTGAGTTCATGACGTCTGAGGATGAGGTCAAGAAGGAGTTTGGAAAAACCCTTTATTTCGGTTGCGAGGACATGGCGCTAAGAATATGGAAGACGATAAACAACACCCAGTCCACAAACAGTACGAATAGGATATATGGGAAGAACAGTTCAGTTCACGCCCTCACCACGCAAGGGAGCCACCCGGGAAACTTCGGAGCTGTTCTGTATTGCTCCGAGTTGGAAGACAACTACCCCCTCAGAGAAAACTCCAAAAATTTGTCTATAGAACAAATTAGAAAAAAGAAATTTGGATTCAACATTGATAATGTGAGGCTCATGTCCCCCAAGGAGTCCATGCTTCTGATGGGTTTCAGTGACGAGGACTATCAGAAGGCCAAAGAACACATGTTTAGCAAAAAAATCAAACCAACCTTCTTCTACCATGTCGCAGGAAATAGTATAGCCGTTCCTGTGCTGGAGGCCTTGTTTAAGCAGATTAAGTTCTAGATCCGGCTGATGCCAACATTGAATCCTCTATCGCCTTTATTGTGGCCTGGGCCGTCCTGACCTCGCCCTCCTTCCACCCGAATTGGCCGCCGTTTGGATTTTTAATAATATGCTCCGCGAGCTCTTTCAAGTTTGCGAGCTCCTCGTTCGATGCCTTAACGGTGACAAAATCAACGCTTTCGCCCCGCCGGCTCAAGAGATTCCCAGCCAGTTCATACCTGGGAGTTATGTACCTTTTAAATACATTGTATGTTGAGTATCCAAGCCTTATGGGTATTATGCTGAAACCACTTTCATCCGGCTTGATTTTGGAAGAAGACCTCAACGACCCAGCCTGTGGCTTGATCAGATTCATAGCGTCTGCATTGACAGCTATTTCCATAAATTTTCCAAAAGTAATCATATCCTATATACGCTATTTCAAATTGATTATTGAGCGTACTAAATATTTCAAAACAGGAGGCCAACATGTGCAAGTGCAAGTGCGTTCCGTGCGTAAGGGGAAAATGCGAGAAATGCAGATGCAAGGACTGCAAGTGCGAGGGATGTTCCTGCAAAAAGTGATTAAATGGTTGTTCTTTTTAACAGCCATCACTCTGTTCGGCTCTTCAAATGCCGAAGAAATTAATGTTTTGATTTCCAAGCTCGGAAGCAAATCCTATGCTGAAAGAGAAAATTCTGCACGTTGCATAAGAAACGCAGGATACGCTGCCATTCCTCACCTTGAGCAGCACTTTGACGACCCAGACCTAGAAATTGCACTGAAATCAAGGGAACTCTATGAAGAGTACATGCATATTGACATAGAAGGCGAAATGCCATCTATATGGTTCCTGGAGCCGGAACTAAGATTCCCCAAGGGCTACGACATAATCTATTCCGAAAAATTTAGCGTGTGCGAAATAAAGTGCAAAATAGATATCGCGGCAGAACTTTACTGCGATGTCAAACAGCCACCGGCCACAACGGTTGCCGACCAGTGCAAGCAACTTTACTTCAATTTATTCGACACATTCTGGAGGGATCCCTTAGTGTGCTCCTTGGCCATGAAAAAATATGTAAGAAAAGAACTTAGAGACGGAAGGAGCAAGGAGGAGATCAAGAATATTATTGAAAGAACAAGATTGAACATGGAATTTCAAGATCTCATGTATCAAACCTCCGACTTGAAAAGCAATGACTGGGATTATTGGTGTCTTCCTCCCGGCGTTATGCTGCCGAAGGGCGAATTTGTATTTCCTTCGCGCTGAAGCTTCCTCTTGTTGCCCACCAACCCTATCAGCGATATCACATCCATCCTCTCCATGAAATAATTGGATTCGGAATGATTGCTCTCGTATAAGCCCTCGCCGATCTTGGCAAACTCCACCCCCCATCCCCCGTCATTTTCCCCAAGAAAGATAGAGGATCCATTCTGAAGCCATCTTGCATTGTTTCTATTTTGAAACTCTACCGAACCGTCGGATTTGGTCTTCATTATGTCCAAAATTACTTTCTGGCCGTTCTTGAGCTCCGTCAGATACCAGTGTCCATCATCTATTGACGAATTCCTTAGCGATTCGCCCGCCTCTTTTTCATTATCAAAAATTGCCCCTGACGCAAGAATTTTCTTGAAATTGTCCAGCTCGTCCCAATAGTCCACGACATGGTGTATATGCGTGTAAATTCCGTTTCTGTTTATGCCAGTGTATCTAGCCGCAATCGGAAATGGGCAGAATATAGAGCATTCGGAAACGGGAACCTTGGAAAGTTTAGCAGCCACATAGGGCACTTGGTCACCATAAAAAGGAGGCTTTGAATGGCAGCACCTTAGAAATTCCCTCGCACTTTCGCACATTGATATTTTTCTGGCTCCGGCCGAGGAAATCATGCTGGATTCCCACGAGTGCCTGAAGTGCGGCATAAGATCAAATTTGTTGGGATCCTCAACCCCGGGGAACAAGTGTTTCACGCCCATTTCGTGCAGCACTTCCTTTATATTGTCCTCCATGAACACGGACATGTGCGTTCTGTTTTCGCCAGATCCGATTAGATAAATACTTGAGCCTGCGATTATCACCGGATCTTGGTGGTCATATAATCCATTTATTACATCCAAAGTTCTATCCAGATCGGTGCAAGAGTCGTCGTCAACTTGCAAGAGCCACTTTGAATCAATCTTTGATGAACAGAGATAGTTGGCGAATCTGCAACTCAAGGGGCAGTCCATCGCCTCCCAATCATCTAGAACGAATTCTGGCTTCTCGTCGTTGATGTCCGCCAAGAAAACTGTCTTTATTTTCCTTGAACTTTTCGTTCTTCCTATTTCAATGAACTGACGGAGAGCCTTTTCGTTTTTAGATGTGGCGAGGACGCACAAAGTCAAATCAAACATGATGTGTTCCTAACAATTTAACATTAAATCAAGCAATAATCAATATGAGGTTCCGCTTCTGAGATAAAGCATCAAGTCCTCGCTGTTCTCAAGACCCTTGTACTTCTTTTGCTCAAGAGTCATCGCTTCTATGGAGCCGGCCAAGGCCTCCTTGTCCAAATACTCTTCTTGAATCAAATACTGACGCAGCACAAAAAGACAAAAGTTCTTTTGCGGAAATCCGACAGTAACTTGCCTTTCAACCTTGACGAAGACCCTTGGATATTCTTTGTTGAACTTGCTGTGAGGTAGTCTTGGGTGAAAGTTATATCGGTTGTCATAGACAACACTCCAGACGAACCTTTCAAACATGCCGCCGTGAACTATCGCATTCACCAACTTTGGGCTGTTCTTCAAGTTCATAGGTACATTTTCGTGAATTTTGTCGAATGAGGCCCCTATCTTTTCCTCAGGCCTCCAATGGCTTGGGAAGCAGACATGGGCACTACTTAGCCAGTCCTTGTCTCCATCAACCCTGTGGATTAGAAAATCCTCGTCCGCCTCTCTGACGATTTCCAGATAGCCATTGCCTTTCAATGTTCTGGGATAGTTTTTCAATATCCATTCTTCGCATATTTCGTAAAAACTCGGGTCGTTTTTATGTTCCATGAAGCATTTTTGGTTCTGTAGGGCCTCGGCTTTCTCTTGCTGAATAGACCTGGATTCCGAATTGTCTCTTTCAAAAACCTCCTCGGGTCGGAGTTTTCGCAGGTTGGGAAGCGTGCTGTACCCGTGCTTGTAAACTTCGTGCATTTTCAACATTACCCAAATATATACAGTTGTTCAAACGACAGCGGCTCTTTACTTCTAATAGAGTCAGCGGAATAAAAGGATGGAATGCACCATGGAATTTAAAGAATGGCTCTATAACGAAGTGGATTGGGAATCTGAGTTCTCCGATGTGCAAAAGACATGCGAGAACCCGGAGGAGATAGTCAAGTACCTCAACGCCGTCAGGGCAAACGCCAAGATAGACTACGGAAAGAGAGAGAAGTTCAGCCCCAACATGCCGTTTGTCCATGCGAAGTCTTCCTTCTTTGGAAAAGAAGACGAGGTGGACGCAGAAGCGTTCGCAAAAAGAATAACAGAGCCCCCCAAGACAATCATCAATACTAACGAGAAGATACTCAAAAGCGGCGGGCCAAATGAATTTGTCTACAAAACAGGCATACCTGCATTCAGGGGGATAGTCTATGACAAATCTTCCGGTCAATTTTTCGTGATAAACACATGCCCGGGAGCCGGTGCGTGCGTCTTAATATGCTACGCTCGAAGAGGAAGGTACATACAGTACGCCGAAGCCTACGATAGCATGACAAGAAGGCTTAACTATCTGATGAATCATCCGGACATGTACGAGGAGCAAATGTATTCCGAGATCAAGGCCAAGTGCCATGAGCACGGTGCCAAAGTCGGATACAAGCCAAAGGTAATACTTCGCTGGAACGATTCGGGCGACTTTTTCACTAAGAAGTACAAGAGCATCGCCGAGAATGTTTTGAAAAGGCTTAAGAGCGAAGGTTGGAATGTGGATAGTTATGCTTATACGAAAGTGGCGGATGTTGCCAACAACGCCGAGTTCCAGACCACCTTCTCGAGCGGAGCGAATACGAAACAGACGGCAGGAGTAGACTTCAGCAAGCACAAGTTGTCCATAGTCGTGCCGAACGAAATGTTCTCAGATCTAGATCTGATGAAAATAGACGACGAGAAAGAGTTGAAGCTAAGAATAGCCAAGAAATTCGTGCTGCCGTTGGGGGATGTTTTGACATATCCCGAAATGATGTCTACTCCCCGTGGCGAATCACCCCGCTGGCATGTTGTGGTGACCCCGGGCGACGGCGACGACGCAGCATTTAGGCCGGATGTCAAGACGATACTCCTTACTCAACACTAGTCTGAATATGCATTTTCTTTTGCTGTTGTACCTATCGCCTTTATTCGCGACATATCTTGTTTTATGCCTCACCCTCCCTCTTATAAGGGTCGGCGAAATCAAGAAGGGCAAAGGAATCAAGTTCTATATATCAAAAGACATGATTCACTCGGATTATGTCTTTGAATCTTCGCTTTGGAAGAGCGAGTTCCAGCCCAAAGGAAAATACATCAAAATAGGCTGGGGGGACAGAAAGATATTCTTGGAGACAAGGTGCTGGTCTGAACTCAGGACCATGGACTTTCTGTTTGCCTTCTTCGGTCTGAATAAAACAGTCCTTAGGATTGACTTTATGGACGATCTGCCGCAAGGCAGCACAGAAATGGAAGTGGACAATCTTCAACTTGAAATACTCAAAATATATGTAAAGGAATCCCACAGCGGCAAAAAGATACAAAAGAAGCCGCATTACTACCAAAAAGGCGATTTCTATGAATCCAACCTAAGATATAACTGCTTCACCAACTGCAACAACTGGGTAAACAGGGGACTGTTCATCGCCCGTGCAACAAACAGGGCCTGGTGCCCGATTACTTTTTGGCTCTAACTATGTATATAAATTCATGAGCTTTGCAAGGTATTTCATAATGAGAGAACTAGCCCGTCTGGAAGAATCCGGCGTGCTATCTGAATCTACAACACAAGAAGCCAAGTCAAGGCCGACGAAGAAAGAACTGCTAGATCTGCTGGGTAAACTCAAAGAAAAATACACCAAGCATTTCTATGAAAAGTTCCCAAAAGCCCAATATGACGATGTGGAAGAGGCCATCCGATCCTCAATTGAAAAAACGCTTGACGGCGACCATGTTTCGTCCTATTCGGCGGGGAAATTCTTCAAGCGATCAGTGCACGACAGCCTTTCCGGACTTCATGCCAAGAAACGCAAGGCCAAAAAAAATCTTTCATGCGTGAAGGTCTTAAAGTCGTTGGGTAGCGAAAGTTCATTATCTTCCTTGATGAAGAGGGCCGAGAAGATACTGACTAGCCAAGAAAGAAAAATCATAGGAATGTGCTCGCAAGGCAAGTCGGTCAGAGCCATAGGTTACGAACTCGGAATCTCCTCAGCAACAGCATGGAGATCTTTGAACGACGGCCTGGATAAAATAAGACTTTCGCACGGAATAAGACCCAGAAAATTGGGTCGATCCTGATCGCTCGTGCACTTGGAAATAATAAACGGTCAAACGAGTTTAGCCTCTCCTATATAAATGTAGGCATGGATTGCACAGGAGGCATATGACAAGGAAGATAATTAATGCATTAGCTGTCTTTGTGCTGCTGACTGCAACCCTCTCAGCCAATGCCCAAGAATACACTTCCGGAGTTTCGTATGTTAACGACTACGAACAAGCCGTTGAAATAGAGGGCAAAAAGATCCTGGTCGTTTTTGGTGCCGAATGGTGCCGTTACTGCCAAGTGCTCAAGAACGAAATTGACATGCTTCAAGTTGACGAATATATCGTCTGCTTGGTCGATGTAGATCAAAGGCCGGATCTGAAGAAAAAATACTTGTTCAAGACGCTTCCCACTTCCGTGGTGCTGTTCAACAGAAAGGAAATAGCCAGGAAGTCGGGTTATACAAGGCAAGATTATGGAGGATGGCTAGAAAAGCATAAAAAATAAATGTCAAAAATTTGGAAAGGAGTCCAAAAAATGAAAAAAATAACAGTTCTGTTCTTTTGGTGCGTGTTCCTACTGTTTCTGGCCGTAAGGCATCATGAAAAGGCGAATGGGCCTATTGGCCAACCGTCTAGTCCAAAGGCTCAAATTGGACAGGACAAGTTCAGCGACATACAAAAAGAACTTTTGGATCTTCACAACAAAGAGAGAAAGTCCAAGGGATATCAAGGCTTGGAGCTGGACAAAGACTTGTGTGAGTACGCACAGAAACACGCCGAAAAAATGGCGAAGAGCAACTCGCTCAATCACTCTAGCATGTCAAACCTTCAAAAGGTCAATGAAGACGCAAGCTTCGTTGGAGAAAACATAGCCTGCGGTCAAGAAGACGGAATTAGTGTGGTCAAGGCTTGGATGAAGAGCACAGGCCACAGATGGAACATACTAGGGTCAAAATACAAAAAGGTCGGAATCGGCGTGGCTAAGGATAAGAACAATAGAAACTATTGGTGCGTCGTTTTCTCTGACTGATCAGGAGGATTATGGCAAGTTTGGCTTTGATAGTGACGATTATGTTGTGTTCGGTTTTACTTTCTGGGCCTCTGGCAATGATGCTGATGGCTATGAATTTTAGAAACCTCGGGGCTGTTATCGCTGTATTCGCAATATTTTGGGGAGGATACTGGTGCTGCGTCGCGCCGTTTCCTGTGTCGCTAATAGGAGGATTTGCAGTCCTTTGCGGTCTGCTCGCTATCAACAGATATTAATTGACGGATAGACAAGGAGGTCTATGTTAAAAGGCGTTGTTTGTGCCATGGCTTTATGCCTGGTGCTGGTGCTGCTCTATAGGACAGTCCAGAGGGCTGATGTCAAGGAAGACCCGGCCCCGAAGATTCCGGCTTGCCCGGCAATAGAGCGGCACCTATACGCCCATCAGACCTACGACGAGATATTATCTACGATCAAGGAATGGGAGTCAGCCGCTCCCGAACTCGCAGAGGTGTCGTCCTACGGCAAGACCTCCGACGGCCTCAAGCAATATTACTTAAAAATAGGAAACAAACTGGCACCGAGCGACAAGACGGTTCTGGTGACCGCGTGCATACACGGCAACGAGCCTCTTTCTACGAGCACGGTGATGGCCTATGCAGGGAAGCTTTTGTCCGCCTATGGAGAGGACGAGGCCATCACCGAACTTGTTAACAGCAGAACGATATACTTCGTTCCTGTCGTGTCGCCTGACAGCTACCCGGACAGCAGGAGGGTGGAAGGAAAAGATCCCAACAGGGACTTCCCCACGCTCAAAAACCCCGAAAAAATTTCCGTATCACCGGTTGAAAACCTCAAGAACCTATTCTTGAAGATAAAGCCGGACAGTGTTTTGGCGGGGCATACATTTGGTCGCGTCTATCTCATTCCTTGGGGAGATAGCAAAAAAGACAATCCTAACGTTGCGGAATACGAAAGGATCTCATCACAGATGTGTGCCCTGTCCAATTACGACTTGAAAAAGGCCTCCGAGTTGTACAACAGGCCCATATACGGAACGGAGATAGACTGGTATCACCGAAACGGGGCATTCGCAATGGTCGCCGAATTCGGCACACACCAGAGAAAACCCACACTCTTAGAGACTACCAGAGAATTTGAAAGAACATTTAAGGCATTTCTATTGTTTGTCAAGGAGTCTACTGAGGTAAAGATCAAATAATCCAATGAGAATTTTTATTCATGTAATATATCTTCTCTTTTCCCACAATATAAGTATAATGCAACATCCAGTATCTTTCTAGATTCTTGTAGTAAAAAGAAGTTGAAAAGTTCGGCATAATTTTTTTAGGCAAAGAACACACATTCATATTCAATTCAGCTATTTTTTTATTTATGTAAATTTGATTTCCAATATTTTTTTCAATATCTTCTTTGTCATAAGATAGCAGATTAAAAATTTTGTCTTTTTCTCTGCTTTTGAACACCATAAATCCTGTGCAATAGTTGATGCAATTCCTCACCTTGCTTATTGACCCGTCAGAACTTAAGACGGAGCAGTCATCAATATTTTCAAGGTAATCTTCTCCATCTTGAAATATAATATCAAAATTGCTCTTGCACAGTACAACATCCAAATCTTTGGTAAAGTCATAATTGACCCACATATCGGTATCAACATAAGTAATAAAAGGATAATCTTTATGATGATTCTCAATGAAATTTTTGGTCAAAAATAATTTGTTGAAAACTATTTTCTTGTATTCTTTCGTTGTCCATCCGTGAAAACTAGTTGACAAATTTTTGTTTTGAACAAGATTACACTCGGCACCTTCTTTTTTCAATTCCTCATAGCAAATTTCATCGGTGCAAATAAAAACTAATTTTTTTTCTATATCTAGTTGAAGCCATCTTTTATGGAAATTAAGAGCAAAATATTTGTATCCGTTATTAACTATGCAGAAAAAAATATTCATAAAACTCCATCAATTTTATAGTCCGATTCATTGTTCCGTATGTAATTTATCATCAACGAAAAGGAGCTTTCGTTAGATCCTATAAAATACCGGCAGTTCTGTAGGATATAAAAATCCGCTATAGTGTGCATGTCTCCGGCGAATCTGACGACCTTTTTTTCATCATAAGTACCTTCAAATTTTTCCTTTCCCTCCTTGATTTTTTCAAAAAAAACTATTCTTTCCTTGAAGACATTGAAAAATTTATCTTGTGTTTCTGCGTTATCTGTTGCCAAAAAAATTTTCTTATCGTTGGTCGTTAAAAACTTTATTATTGCACCATGAGGAATTGGCCTGCTTCTTCCCTTTCCATTTTCCGAGAAAAGCAAGGCCGTCTTGCACCCAGTTCTTAAATGTAGGCCTATGCAATTCCCAATTTCAAATTTGTCTATAAAAGATTGAATTATCACTTTGTAATCATTTTTCAACCTTAAGTGTCCATACGCCTCATTGAACAAATCTACAATTGAAGTAACATCTAGTTGCCTGGTCATGTACTCAAAAGACTGGGTCGCTATCAGATCTTCCTCGTCCATCAATTTTGAGAATCTTACATTTGGAAGAGGATGGAAAAACTTCAAAAAATCAACGATATTGTGGTTGTTCAAGACCCATTCTTGAACCGCCTCATCGGCCATCTTCTTTTCAACGAGCAAGTTTGCAGCCAAAGACAATCTTAACTGGTTTGCAAAACCGTCTGGGCACTTGATTTTAAGTATGTTGCCGCTTTTACTATTCATAATCTTCAACCAAAAAATTAGATGTGTAAAAAGCATCCTTCAAATTCAACGCATTGACAAAATCCCCCCAATTTTTTTGAACCTTGCATGCTGACTTGTCAATGTCATTTGCTAGTTCTATAAAATAACGACCGGGCTCTTTTATGCACAATTTGAATGTATCTCTTTCGTAATGGCACCAACAATCCCATATTGGACATTTCTGTATGAGTTTACCTTCTTTAAATATATTGACATTGTTAGAATAAGGCCCAATTGTTTGATATATTCCTATCAATTCGTCCTCAACTAAAAAATTAATGAATTTTTTTACCTCTATATTCATTTCTTTTTTTAGTATTCCATAGTACTTGTTTTTTTCGGGTCGGACACAATTGGAAACTGCATCTTTTTTGTTAAAAAAATCTTCTCCTAAAAGTTCAAGTATCTTGGATGCGTAATAATAGCCCCCAAAATCAGTAGTGTGAACATAGTCTTTAATTATTGTTGAAATATCAATTTCTTCTTTTTTGCTCTTTTCGTTTATATCCAAACATTGAATGGCGTACTTTAATGCATATTTTCTAACAGTATCATACATTTCAACTCTGGGTGCGAGCATCTCCGATATCGGAAACAATAAAAAGACAGGCTTTATGTTATTTTCTAAAAGCTTGAGCACCAAGCAATCAAGATATACGGATATTCCATCACCGTAATTGGTCTTAGAAGTTGAGAACCAGTCTATGAAGCAAACATCGGGATTGTAGCTTACAACATGATCTATGAAACAAACGCCCGCATCAGATAAATGCATTGATCCATATCCGAACTTGCCGTATTCATTTTCTTGGATCATTTCCATCAAAAAATCGGCGTACGATTTTTTTTGTTTAGTTACAGACGCACCAAAAAAAGCAAATTTATTGTGCATTTTCTTCATGCAATTTTATCAACTCTGAGATTATCTCGTCTTTTTGTAAAACATATGATTCTTTGTCGTATGGATTTTTGATCAATTCAAAAAAATAAGGATTGATGCACAATTGCATTTGGGTTTCTAATACAAAAAAATTAACATCTTCAAGTTTTTCCCTATATTGCTCAACAGAATCTGCGTTCAATCTATCTCTTCCATTATTATTTCGGGGTATTTTTCACTTATTTTTTCTTGCACTTCAATATTGTTCATGTCTTCAAAAGATTTAGTTATCTTATTTATGATATAATTTTCTTTATCTTCTTGAGACATTGATTCAAGTACCTTATGAGCATATCGGTTTATGAAATAGTGCTTATTGTGATCAGCCACATATCCGTCCATATTTTCCTCAATGATATATTTTTCTAGACCTCTTAGGTCTATTTCCTCGTCTCTGCCCCTTAGTCTTTTACGAGAAGCCAGCCTTTCTTCTCTGTGCCTTTTTTTCTCATCCTTGTTTTTAAACATTCCATTTTTCTTGCCAAAAAAGACATAATGATAAAAAAGCCTCTGTCTTTCTGTAATTTTATTGTTTTTGCAATATGGCTGGTAGAATTTATTTAAATCATTGTTTTGTGATAAATAAAACTCTTCATCAAACTGTTTTTCAACGCTGTTTTTTCTATAGAATTCAACGATGTCCATTGCGCTTGGCCTCGTGGTGCTCAGGTTATAATGACATTATGATCTAAAAACAGACCCAGAATGATTCTAATAGCTCAAATGCCCCAAAAAAGATTCAAATACTTCTGTGGCATCTTTTTTAAGCTTCGCTTCCTTTTCAAACAAATCGTTTGAATCACCGTAAGAAATGCCGAATCCATATGTGACGACCCTTACACAATCGTCGGGAACCCTTATTCCGGAATAAACGCATTGCCTTACAAGAGGGTCAAGAACCTTGCTAGAATCCTCCTTGCCATGTGACTTCTCATATTCCTTCATGCTTTCTGGGATGACCGGCAAGGCCTTTGTCTTCTTCTTGGCAAATTCAATATAATCCGCCCCTCCATCGTTGCCATGAGCGAAGAAACCCGCGACCTTCCCCTCCAGATGATTCCTAAGCATTTCGTTGTATTTTCCGGATTTTTCCGCCTCCCTAGTCGCCTTGGAGTCCTTTATGTGATCCTTGCCGAATATCTCCACGGCCTCATTTGCAGTGATTGTTAGGTTGGCGCACACAAGCCTGTCAAAGAAACTCTTGACCACGCTAGAGCACGAACTCCAGTTTATAGGAGTTAATACAAAAAAACCGTCGCAAGCCTCCAGTTTTCGGTACACATCCTCCTTGTGCATCAAATCCTTCGGATCGCTCTGCTTTCCATAACAATCGCACGGCCACCTACAGTGCATGTTAGATGTGCTGACGCAGCCCTTGCAAGGTTGGACATTAACCCCGTCGCACTTGACGGAAAGATCTACAACCTCAAAATTAACTAGTTCGGAAAATTCCGCACGGATCTTATCCGCCAACTTGTGGGTCTTGCTTTTCTCATTTGGACAGCAATCGGAATTTCTGGCCGACCCAACAACCAGAACCACCTTCTTTTTTGACTTGTCCTTGGCGAACTCGTGAAACCTTTGCATAGGACTATTTAGATAGATGCCAAATAAACTTAAATTAACTCTCTCTTTGCCACCCACCCCAAGAAGGATTCTCTATGCACAACCCTTCCAGAATAATCACCCTCTACCTTGTATATCCCCTCAAGTTTTTTGATTATTTCTTGGGCTTGTTGGTTAGCTTGGACCATGCTTGCAAATATCTGGAGTCCCTTGACCGCGACATCGGCCTCAGGAGCGTCCTTTGAAGCTTTTATTTTTCTTATCAAATCTTCTGCAGAGTTGGTTCTTTCAAAGTTTTGATCTTTAGACAAAAACATAACATCCCACGAAGAAACCAAAGCTCTCCATTCCTCGTATTTGACCCCGGCCGCAGCAAGTTTCTCTCGCAGCATATCTCCAAATATGTGCTCTCTAACATGGTACGGAGAAACCGGCTGCCCACTTGTCGTAATGGCGGGCAAGTCTGATCCCACTATGGATTCAAAAGCGTCAATGAGCCCTTGTTTCTGATCAATTATTGCCTGATGCTCCTTGCCCATGTGCATTTTGACAACCTTGCACCTGGTCAGCTCCACCGTGATCTTTCCACCCGCATAGCTGTCCGGACCTACAGCCTTCACCGTTCCTTTGATATGCACTTTGGATCCGACCGGTATGTCTTCGTTGGACGCCTTCCATTTGTAAAGTCTACCATGCTCGTCTTGCATTATGTGCAAGACCGTGAGGCCGTAGTCGTTGCTCCACCTGGGGGTCTTAATCACGGTCAAGACCCCTTCAAATTTATCCTTAGGCTTAAGCGTCACTTCGGGAGCGGATTCTGCTTCCTTTTCAACCTTCTCTTTTTCTACCTTCTTGTCCATGGCTCTCTGGTAGGCGGCCGGAATGCTGGCGACAAGACCCGCCGTCTTGCTGTCAACCACGATCCTCTCGGCCGCCGCGCTTATGTTCCACAAGTAGTCGCTCACATCCTCTTGGTTCTTCTGCGACTTCGCCCAGTCCAAAATCTCCCTAGCCTTGTCCTCGTCGTCGGGCTTCTTGACGGCCCGCACCTCGTCCCTCAGCTTTTGATCATCCTTGCTCATTCCAAAGAAAATAGAATCCAGAATATAAGAAGTGGCCGGCTTGCCCAGATCTTCAGACTTGGATCTGGGTACGAATCCAAACTTGCGGATAACAGCCAAGGCCGCCGTCAAGTACGACACTATCTCTATGGTTCTGGATCCCGAACCACCACCGTAGTAATCGCTGTCTTCGTCTCCTAGCGACTGCACGACACTATTCCAGTCGCCGAAGAAGCCTATTTGTTCCGCCGGATCTGCGCTGCCCAAAAAGTCCGCAAGGCAATTTCTGCCTATCTGTTTGTATTCGCCTTGCTCGCTCCTCATGACAAATGTGTCGTTTCTGCGTCTGTTCATCTTGCAGTGCTCGCAGTTCGGCTCCGCCGTTCTGTACTTCGCGGGAGGGGGACTCATTCCCGGGGCGGTGTTTATTATGTTCCCGCCCTCCGAATGCATTATTCTGGCCACAAATGTCCACCCCTTGACCTTAGGGGCTTCCCCATCCACCCTCAGCCTCAAGTATTCTCTGTCCCACTTCCTGCCGTCCTGATTTTTTATCTCCTTGGTGAACCTGCCCAATTCTATTAGTTTCACGGGGGGCAAGCCAAGTTTTGCCGCACGCCTATTGACCTTTTCAAGTTGCTTGTTGATGACCGGCATTCTGTCTTGGGGGACATTATAGACATTCTCCGCTTCCTCCGCTTCCATCCATAATTTAAAACTGATCATCGTAGCCTCCAAAACAAAATGCTCTCCCACTAGATATGTAATAGACCGATAAATTAGACTAAATCAGTGATAAAAACGCCAAATGATCTAGACAGCATTAACAGCAAGAGCGAATTCCTCGCCTACAAGGGAACAGGCGAAGAAAATGTGCTTTTCATTGGCTCTTGCCGTCTCAGCCCGATCATGTACTACCTGAGCCTGCTCAGGCCCGATCTCAATATTTTCTGCATATATGTTCCATTCTGGAGCACGCAGTGGAACTCCGACCCCCTCTTCCCATTCCCCAAGGAATCCATAAAAAATATACTTCCCAAAACCAAGACAATGGTTACGGAAAGCGTTAAAAACAATTCAATACTCAACACCTGCAGGGAATGTGATAAAAACTTCTTTGATGAGTTCGGGACTTCCCCGGAGGAAATAAGGCTTCCTAACTATGTCCTTTTCATGTACCTTCACGATATAATCCGCCTCGAGCTCAAGAAGTTCGACTTCTCCGGTTCGGAAGACGAGATCGGACAAATCAAGGAGATACACGCCAACTCCAGACTGCGGCTTGAGCGTTCGATTGAAAAGAACGACTTCCAACCCGTAAACGATTTCTTCAACGAAAACTTCCAAAATATCAAAATGTTCTCTACCATCAACCACCCGACCACGATCATCAGCATGATGACATTCAAAATCATGGCGGAGCGTCTCGGCATATACAAAAGGCTTGTGGATTTTAATTTCCTAAGGCAGGCATCCACGGAGCACTTTCTTTCCGGAAACTCAACCCCCATCACCAAGTTCGACGCTCAGCACTACGGGTTTAGGTTCAATGCCACTATATTTGAGGACGAGGTCGTGAGAAAAGAGAATATGACTTACCGTCCGACAGAAGAAGAAAACTTCATAACGGACGACCAGATAAAGCTTATGATGTCGTACTGCTAAAAATGAATAAATGCTACACCTACTACCAAGAAATAGACGCCATAAACAATTGCCCCAGGAGAAAATCTACCCAGAAAGAACTCCTAGACCTGTGCAAGGAGTCCTGGAAGAGGAGCGGCTGGGAACTGATCGTCCTTGATCATTCCGTTGCGGAAAAGCACGAATTCTTTGGCGAGTACAGCCAGATAATAAATGAACTGCCCACAGTCAACCCGTCCATGTACGACTACAGTTGCTTCATAAGATGGCTGGCGATGGTCCAAACGGGCGGAGGTTTGATGATAGACTACGATGTGATAAACAACGGAGTCTATCATCTAGACCGCGACGAAACACAACTCACCGTCTACCAAGGACATGTTCCATGCGTAGTTTATGGAACCCCTGAACAGTACCTCGAGGTTTGCAGAGGCTTTTGCGCCATTAAGGACGAGTTCATCCTACACGACGGCAGGCCTCACACTTCCGACATGATAATGCTCGAAAGCGGCAAGATTAAATTCAAGAAACTGCGGACGGTCGTCGACTATCCCAACAATGGGGGCATCGTGCATTGCAGCCAAGCCCACTGCCAAAAGAACGGCAAAACCAAACTAGAGGCCATGAAGGAGTTGCTGGCCTAGCCCTTCTTGTGAAGCACCGCGTAGTTGTAGATAGATCTTATTTCGCCCTCGTCCAGAGAACTGTCTTCCAAGGTGCTGAAATTAAAAATGTGCTTGTTGACTACGATGTTTCTGTTGATGAAGTTCCAGATCATCTTATCTGCGGAGTGGTCTAGGCCAAAATCCACCATTAACTTCATGCCGAAATCATAGGCCAGATGCGGCATCGTCCTCACATGCTCTTTCAAAAAGCCATCGAAACACCTCATTAGAGCCTGGAAGTTGGAGTCTCCAGTTGCGTAAAGTGCGACCCCGTTGAGGTGGTTGAAGTTTGCGGTGTTGGCCTTTGTGTATACAACCCCGTCGTAAGTAGAGCCAGACACGAGAAATCCGTTTGAATCCCTCGTGTAACGGCGAAGAGACCCAAGCCAGCCCTTTCCAAAATGGCAGTCGGTCTCGACCAGCAAGGAGGTGTTGTACCTCCTCAAAAATTCCATAGACCTTAAGAACATTATGTTAGGTCCGGCCTTGAGCCCGTAGTCCGGAACGGAATTCCTCTGCAAGAACTCATCCTCCAAGCCGGGTCTAACATAAATGTCCTGCTCGGCCGTCAAGTTCAACGAGATCACAACGACGCTCTTGAACAAATTCTTCAACGCCCCCACATCAGGCTTGAAATTGTCATTGTTCACGACTATCACGAAGTCGATGTCCCTCGCCGACTCCTTGTTCGTGCTTGCTAGAATTCTGCCCGCGAAGGTTTCGTAGCCGTCCTTCTCGCTCGAAGTCATGTTCAAACAGACACACTCCAGCCTGTTCTGCCTGATCTCCTTTTTAATCTCCGGACATACCGAGTTAACGATCTTTTTCAAATTGTCGTTGACCTCCATGCTGAGTATCTTTTCGGGAGGCAAGTTCTCTTTTGACCCGAAGAACCAGTCCGAACCATGCAGCAAGTAGTGGTGATATGCCCTTTGTCTGTCGGATATGTTGTTCTCCCTAGCCCAAGGAGTGTTGTAGTACCTTTCTAGCAAGTTCGGGTTGCTGTCCAGATACAGCACATGATCAAAGTCGTCCTCGGGATCCAACAACCATGCCAACTTGTGAATCAAGTTCTTCTTGAACTCATCGGGATTAACCCCTATTGGCCCTTTGTGGTTGTACATCTTGAATCTTTTGGACTGGATGAAGCCCAAGTTCGTGTCGTTCAAGACCACGAATACCGTCGTGTTGGCGCCATTCAGTATCCTTTCAGCCAAGTTCCCGTCAAAATCCTTGTCCAAGCAGTCGTAAACCACCACCTTTTTTTCTCCCCCCGTGAGCTCGTCGCCGAATTCGGGGGAAAGACGGCTGTACGAAAAGTATTCCGCGACAGTGGCCTCCAAAACATAACTTGGTTCAAGCAGATAGATCATTCTTCAGTAATATAGGTCGCAATCATCCATAATCTTCCCCAAAACCCCTAGATAAAACCAAAACAACCAAGGTGGAAAAATGAAGAACCTTTATGCCATATTGCTGTTAGTGTCTCTCGTGTGCAACGCATACTTGCTTTCAAGGGACGCAGAGCCTAGGCCGACAAGAGCACACCGTGTAATAGTAAAAGAACACAAGGAAGGAGGGGGTGACATTAGGAAGACGGCCGTTTCCGAGGACACGACCATGTTCGTAGTGGACTTCATATCCAGAATCAACGAATGCGACACCTTTCTATGGGATGTCACGGAAAACAAGAGGGAGATAAGGTACACCATTTGGTTCGCCAAGGAAGAAAACCAATAGGAGCAACATGCCGGCCAAGTCAAAATCACAACAAAGGCTCTTCGGTGCATCGTAAAGGTATCGTCCTGGCCGGAGGTTCCGGTACCCGGCTCCATCCCGTGACCCTCGGCGTCTCCAAGCAGATGCTGCCGGTCTACGACAAGCCGATGGTCTACTATCCGTTGAGCGCCCTAATGCTCGCTGGCATCCGCGACGTGCTCGTCATCTCGACGCCCCAAGATACGCCGCGATTCCGCGACTTGCTCGGCGACGGTTCGGGCTGGGGCATGCGGATTGACTACGCCGTGCAGCCGCGGCCGGAGGGGCTCGCACAAGCGTTCGTCGTCGGCGCCGATTTCGTCCGCGGATGCCCTTCGGCACTTGTTCTAGGCGACAACATCTTCTATGGAAACGGCCTTGCCCAGCGGCTACGGTCGGCCGCCAAGCATCCGGCCGGAGCCACAGTTTTTGCCTATCCCGTGTCCGATCCGCAGCGGTACGGCGTCGTGGAGTTCGACGCTTCCGGCCGTGCCAAGTCGCTGGAGGAGAAGCCTCGACGGCCGCGAAGCCGCTATGCGGTGACGGGCCTCTACTTTTACGACGAGCAGGTGGTCGACATCGCCGCCGGCATCCGCCCCTCGGCCCGCGGCGAACTCGAGATCACCGATATCAACCGGGCCTATCTCGAGCGGGGCGGCCTGCGGGTGGAGATCCTCGGCCGCGGCGACGCTTGGCTCGACACCGGCACCCACGACAGCCTGCTCGAGGCCGGGCAGTTCATCCAGTCTCTCGAGAAGCGGCAGGGCCTGAAGATCTGCTGCCCCGAGGAGATCGCCTGGCGCAACGGCTGGATCGAAGACAGGCAACTCGAGGCCCTGGCGACGGCGCTTGACAATAGCGGCTACGGCAAGTATCTCCTCGGCATCATGAAGGAGAGCGTCTACTGATGGCCCCTTGAATCATTCCTTTTCCTTCCAAGAAATGGGCTTGGAGTCCTTCTTTCTCCTCTTGCCCACGCTGTTGCATGCCGAAAGTGTCGGCCGGCACGCGGGATACTTCCTGTCCGTGCCCCGGCCTGCCTTCTCCCGGCCGCATGGAACTATCTTGCCCTTCCTGCTCGCCTTGCAGTCCACCCATCCCTTGCCGTTGTTCCTGTCGAACCAGCCTCTAAGACCACGCTCCTTTTCTAAATCAAACGTTCCCTCGTTCAACCAATCCTTGAAACTCGAACCGGGCATAGGATTTTTTAAATCTGCGTTCTTCATGTTCACTTCTTTTTCGACTTGTTTCCCCAATTTTTCGCTCCGACCTTGCGGCACCTGACCAACGCCCCGGAGGCGTAGGCCGACGGCCATTTCTGGTACCTTCTCTTCACCTTGTGATAGCAAGCATCCCGCGATTCCCTTAATTCCACCCACTCCGAAAATCTCATGCACTATCTATGGACCCGCCGAGCAAAATCCCCGCCGCCGGCCCGCGCAAAAACTACTTGGCGTGCCCGCCGTACGCGGCCGCCACTTTTATTCCATATTGACCAGATGCAACCATGCGTGTTAAAAGAAAAGCATGGAAGACAAATGCCTGTCGATGCGCATGGACCACAGGTCCGAAGAGGACTTCAAAGAGGACGTGTCCCAGTTCACCGAGAAGGAATTCTATTGGGGAATGTCGCTCAGGATCCACCTCATAGAAAACGGGCTAGACTGCAGGATAGAGGAGCACGGGGTCGACAACACCGGCAAACTCATACGCGGAAGGCTCCCGAACGCAAACGCCGACAAGATGTTCCACTTCACGAGCGGCAAGCCCCCCGTCAAGGTGGAGGTCAAGACCATACCCGAATGGTGCACCCAGTGCTTCACCTTCAAGACATGCGCCCTCAAGGGATGCTATGCCCAACGCGCCTACATCCTCGTTCCTAGGAGCGGCGTCCACTACATCCTCGGAAGAACGGCCTTCAGACACCTCATCGAAAATCTCCCGGTCAGGACGGACATCAAGACGTTCGGCTACAAGCCGTGCGTCAGGGCCAGCTCCGAGATGATAGAGGAAATGGTCGGCGAAGGAATGATAAAGAAACAGAGATGGTCGCCCGCCGCATCCAAGTACATTAAAAAAATGGGCGAAATACTCTTCGCGGAAAGGAAGACCGGACAGAAGACAAGGGCGTAGAAAGGACCCATGAGACCCAGATCAAGCAATGCCGCCGCCCCGCGCAAAAACTACTTGGCGTGCCCGCCGTACGCGGCCGCCACTTTTATTCCATAATATTCCATATTGACCGGACGGCGGCATTTTAATTAAAATGCCTCCCATGCACAAATTCATAGAGGTTTGCGCGGGGTGCGGAGGCCTCAGCAAGGGATTCATGGACGCGGGACTCGAGCCGATACTCATAAACGAGATCGACAAGGCGGCCATAGCAACCCTCATGGAAAACCACCCCTCCATAAAGAAAAATATAAACCACGGGAGCATGACCGACCTGAAACTAGACGGACTCAGGCCCGACGTGCTCATGGGAGGGGTGCCGTGCCAGGCCTTCAGCCAGGCAGGCGAGAGGAGAGGACTCGAAGACCCGAGGGGCAGACTCATCGTCGAATTCAACAGGCTCGTCCTCGAGGCCGAGCCCAAGATATTCATCCTCGAGAACGTCAAAGGCCTAGCCACACACGACAAGGGAAAGACGCTCGCCTCGCTCGCCGAAATGTTCGAAAACGGCGGCATGTACACCGTCCACCACAAGATCCTCAACGCGGCCGACTACGAGGTCCCGCAGAAGAGGGAACGGATCATAATAGTGGGCTTGAGGAGCGACCTCGGAAAGGACTTCGACTTCCCGGAGCCAATAAAGAAAAGAAAAACCCTCAGGGACGCGCTCAAGGACGTGCCCGATAGCGAGGGAATAAAGTACTCCGAGGAAAAGAGGAAGGTCATGGAACTCGTCCCGGAAGGGGGATGTTGGGTCGACCTCCCGGAGGAAATAAAGAAAAAATACATGGGCAACGCCATCAGGTCGGGAGGGGGAATGAGGGGATTCGCGCGAAGGCTCAGGATGGACGACCAGTCCCTCACACTGCTCACGTCGCCCTCGCAGAAGCAGACCGACAGGTGCCACCCCACAGAAACAAGGCCGCTCACCGTAAGGGAGTACGCGAGGATTCAAACCTTCCCGGACGACTACAGGTTCCAAGGAACCATCATGCAGAAGTACAGGCAGATAGGCAACGCCGTTCCACCAAGGCTCGCATACCACATAGCCAAGAGCATCATTAAAAAACTAAACGCAAACTAGATCGAACCAACAACGGAGAACAACCATGAACGAACCAACATTCAAGAGAAACGCCAAGTTTGGGGAATACCGGCGGACCCGCAAATAAGGGACGCGCACAAAAAGACTGCGGCAAAGGCGTGGCCCCGGGGTCGCGCCTTTTTTTATTCCATGCCGAAAATATTCTTGGGAAAAATATATAACACCATGAAATTCAAGGAATGGCTAACGGAATCGACCGAGCCGAACACCAAGACGCATGAATCGCAGGAATCAGTCGAGGTTTCCTACAACGACCCCAATGTCAGGGGATACCTCCATGCTGAGCGGGATCCCGAAAATCCACAAATATACAGGGTAAACAGAGTGACCGTCACCCCAGAAGGAATGGGCTACGGAAAGAAGCTGTACATGCTGGCGCTCGAACTGGTGTCCAAAAGGGGAGGAATACTCGCCCCCGCCAAGGTGCAGACCTCCGACAAGGCCTTGAACGTGTGGCGATCGCTCTACAAATCGCCGAACATAGAAAAAACGCCCCTGGCAGCCAAGGACTGGGGGATTGGAGCCCGGCACGAAAGGATGATGAAGGCCTACCCCAACCTAAGGTTCTCAAATCCAGCCACATACCCGCCAAAGCAGGACGCCGAATGGTGGGCCATGAACTCAGGATACAAGATAAAAACAGCACCGAACAACACGGCAGTAAGCCCAAAAGCTGCCCCAGCCAACCCGACAAAGCCAACAACCCCCACCAGCAACATCCAGAGGAGAATTTTCCCGCCCGGAACGGGAGACCTGGAGCTGGAAGACCTGGAGCTGGAAGACCTGGAGCTGGAAGACCTGGGGGACTAAGTCCTGCCCATCGCATAGGCTATCTCGCCAGCCGCGTTGCACACCGTGTTCCCGCCAAAGTAGTACAGGGCCGTCATTTTGTACAGCTCGTCCGCGAACTCGCCGGACCCGTACAACTCAGCCCAGAAGGGGTCGTACTCCATCCTCATGTACTCCAGCACGCCCTCGCGAAACTCCATCACCGCCCTGTGCGCCTGCTCGTTCATATTAAAATCCTCCGAATGAAGGCGTCATTCTATATAATTAAAACCATAAAATCAAGACGAGAAAGATCATTCTGGAAACAAACTGTTTAAAAAATAACTTCGAACCCATCGGATCCCTCCGCTCCAAAGTAAATTCACCTATAAATAGTATATAATTTGCCATGTCCAATCAATTATTAATCAACCACAACTTTGACGAAGGAAATTCTGGGTGGACGGCCTCCGGGGGTTTCGGCACATATTCCCACACCTCATCTAATCAAATAGCGGTTTTAGATGGAGTTGCGTATTTCACCTATGTAAGCAGAACCCTTAGTCAAGTTGTCAACGTGTCCGATCTAGTCGAGAACACTTCTCATTTTATTTGCATTCTAAATATTAGACATAGGCAGAAAGGAGATGATGGCGGATACACGCAAGTGGACACTTATAGCTTCGAAGTGTTATTCAAAGACAGTTCCAACAATATGGTGGCAAGCAAAAGAACGCCCAGCTCAGGAGTGACCCAAGCCCCCAAAGATTTTACAGACATAGAACTAAGACTAGACAGAACGGAAATTCCAAATTCCTTTAACAGCATATCTTCAATAGAGGTGAAAGTAACGGGATTGGACGTTGGTTATTGGAATGGAAACCACGGGCCGATGGTAGACTACATATCTCTATTTTCTCACAAATGTCATAATGAATCCAATTTGATTTTGTATCACGACCCTAGCAATACCAATTCTTATCCCGGGTCCGGATCTTCCGTCTATGATCTGAGCGGGAACGGACTAGATGGATTGGCAAGCAATTTATCATACTCATATCCATATTTTAATTTTAATGGAACAAACTCTCAAATAGAAATTTTGGACAACTCCTTGTTAGAACCCGGCAGTGGCGATTGGACCATGGAGGCTTGGCTAAGGGTTACATCCAACCAATCGGGAGTCATACTTGGCAAATTTGAAGATGGCGGCAGAAGCGAAGATGTAAGCTATAGCATAAGAATAAACTCCAGCGGCAGTTTGTTTGCACAACTAGGGAGTGGAATTAATGGAGAGTATGTCAACAGCACATCTTATCAAACCAGCACAAATATTTGGTATCATGTTATTTATGTGTGGAAGAACGGCGGCACAAAAACATTAGAAACATATATCAACGGAACCAGCATAGGCAGCGTCAACCATTCTTTAAACAGTTTGCTGGACACACCCAATAACTTGTACATTGGTAGCTATAACAACGGAGAATATAATCAGTATTTCAATGGCAGAATAGGAGCGATCAGATTATATAATTCGGCCTTCACCTCAGAGGAAGTTACGCAGAATTATAATTGCGGAACTTCCTTTTTCTTTGATCCTACTCCTACCTCTACTCCTACTCCTAGCCCCACTCCCACCCCTACATATAATTCAAATGAATTGGGGCTCCGGTCTCCGAATTCAAATCATTGGAAATTAAACAAGGGAATCAAAAAAAGACAATGGAATATTTTTAGAGACATAAGAAATCCATGATATGGAACCAACTTTTTAAGCCCGGCCAATAAATTCCCCAGTTTCCAAAAATGTAACATTTTCCGGCCGGATTTTTTTTAGATATTAGGCCGAAAAGGGTACCAAGTTCTATAGGAATTCGATCCTATTTCCCAGTTTCAGGAAATGAAACAGGGATCGAATAAAAAAGGGGTCGGGCGCGCAGCCGCCCCCACCATATCACTGTCCGTCCAGAGATTTTCAAAAAAAATTTCCGGATTTATTTTTTTGAAAAATCCTTCCCGGATAGAGCCCGGCCGTCACCCCTCCCCCCACTTATCGGGGGGAGGGGTCGGTCTTGTGTTCAACCGTTCACGATATAGGTACGCTTGCCGTGGGTCACGGCGGTGATGTTCTCCAACTTGTAGTCGCGGAGGATGACGGGGCGGGCGACCATCTGCCTTGCCCCTTCCACCTTGGAGCGGAGCCATTCCCGCACAAGGCGGCGACCCTTCGCCCCAAGGGGCTGGCCGTTGTCCAGATGGTAGACATAGCCGAGGCTATCCCGCACCATCAGTTCAACATACTCCGCCCCCTTATGATCCACGAACGGGGTGAGGGTGCCATCCGCACGGGTGCGGAGCGTTCCCCACTTGCGGGGCATTGCGACGAACTGGGCGACTTCGCCCGTGGCCGGGTCAATCGGCCGGTTCTCCGCGTTGCGACGACGCTGGACGGCGGCGGTGTAACGCCAGTTGATCTGCCCGTTGACGCGGGCAGTCTTGCGGACGCGACCGCCGAACGGGTTGCCAGCCCGGAGATCGGGCACGGTGGTGGCGGTGATGGTCACGACGCGGCTGCCCCGGATCGCGGCGAGGCCGGAGGAGAGTTGCGAGCGGGTGATGGCGACGGTGGACATGACAAGGTTCCTTACGGGTTGTCGGCGGTGTTGCCGATACCCTTACACTGTCCGGCGGTGTATTTTCAAAAATAATGCGAAGGGATGGTGATGGATCGGGTAGGGATGGATCGGGATACCTTACAGCATGGGCAAAAGCCAGCCCCCGCGACATTCCCTAGGGATTTGTGCGGGGGCTGGCGATGCCGCCGGTTGTGCTAGGCCGCGAACGCTACCCTTCCCGGCTTGACCTTGGCGAGGCGACCGATGCTCACGAGGATGCCGTGATCCTCTTCCAGAATCTCTTGGGCGATCTCCAGAGCCATCCGGCTCATGCCATCGCTGAGGTTTTCGTCGTCCCGCACGGAGCGGACAACGGCTTCCACGGTGGCCTTCTCGGACGCGGTGAGGATCATCTTCGGGGTCATGGCTGTTTCCTTTGCTACGGGATTGTCGGCGGTGTTGCCGATGCCCTTACACTGTCTGAGGATTATTTTTCAAAAAGCGGTTTTAGGTTTAGTGCTATCTGTAGGGTCTGGGGGATACTTACGCCTTACGCGGACAACTATGCCCCCGACATTCGGCAGTTTTTTGTGCCAGAAAAGGCTCCAGGTGTTCCAGGACAGGTTCCAGGTGTTCCAGGAGTTCCAGGACAGGCTCCAGGTTGTTCCAGGTGTTCCAGGAGTTCCAGGACAGGCTCCAGGTTGTTCCAGGTGTTCCAGGACAGGCTCCAGGTTGTTCCAGGTGTTCCAGGACAGGCTCCAGGTGTTCCAGGTGTTCCAGGACAGGCTCCAGGAGTTCCAGGACAGCAGGACAGGACAAGATAGATAAAAAAAAATCAGCCCCGAGGGTTTGCCCCGGGGCTGATTTCACCCTCAACCCATCCCCCTCCCCGCCCGTATTCGGGGAGGGGGGAATCTGTTAGGCAGCCATCTCGTAGACGAGTCGCTCGGCACGCTGCACTGCCGCGTCGTTTGCGGCGAGGACGATCCGGTGCATATCGTCCGCGTTGCCGTGCCGGATCGCATCGTGCTGCACATAGCCTTGCACCGCGTTCCAAGCCTCCCATCCGCTCACCATCCAGTCGTTCTGGAGGGCGGGGCGGCCGGAGCGGAGACGCTCGCTGTAGAGGCGGGCGAAGATGGCTTCGGTGCGATTCTTGTGCATCGTCACCGCCCGGCCGGTCTCACCGTTGGGCTCACCGTAGACCGCCCTCAGAAACTCCACCATGTTGACCCGGCGGCTTTCCAGCATGTCGGCCGCGGCGGAAACGCTTGCCCAACTCTGCCGGAGGGTGCCGAAGGTTGCGATCAGTTCGTCCATCTTCGGCCGGAGACCGCTGGTATGGCGGATGCTGACGGTCGTTCCGCGAACCATCCGCATGATCGCCATGTTCTTGCAGATATCACGGTAGAAGCCGAGGGAGGCATGGAACGCCCGGCCGTCATAGCCCGCGTTGATGATGACGCGGGGGAAGATGCTGTCGGCGGTTCCGAACACATTCTTCCGCTGTTCCTTCGTCGGCTGAATGGCCACATAGTGACCCTCATGGAAGTGGCACTTGATGTCGGCCACCCCGTCAAACGCGGTGCTCGCGGCCTCCACTAGGGCGATAACATCGTCGGTCTGGTGCGGCACATATCGGCTCGTCACCGCGTCGCCGACGACGCTGGAGTCATCACTCCGGAAAAGACCGTAGAACGGGGTGCGGAGTCCGTCCGGGCCGGAGAGGGGGAACTTGTCAACCGAGAAAGAGAACTTGCTGCGAACCTTGTTGATGATCTCGTTGCTGATGACGGTGCTCATGATAGAACCTTTTGGGTTTGGGTTGAAGTGAACCGGATCTGTTCTTTCAACTATCCGGTCGGATGTTTTCAAGACTGAATCTTTTTCTTCAGCAGTTCGGCGAAAATCTGGGTGAGAACAACCTTCACTTCGGTCGGCTGACCGTTGAACTTGCTTGGACTTTCGCCCAGGAATCCGTAGATGGTTTGAGCCTCGTCCGCCGATATTGTGCCGAGCATCATCGCGGAGCTCTTGATTTCCTGGAACTTGACGAACTCACCGACTTCCATGTTGAGCCCGGCGCTCATCTTCTCGAGATCCTCGGCGTTTGTGAGGCCCGCCTCGAGCCGCTGCCGGATCTGGTCCCGCGTGCGATCGATCGCCGCCAGTATTCTGTTCATGTTTTCTCCTCGGGTTGTTCTTTCAACTATCTGGGGGGACAAAAACAAGAACCCGTGCCGGGGCGGGGAGTTTCACCCGTTCTCAACCCGCCCCGGCTTGTGATTCACTCTCCCCCGTAGTAGTCGCCCAAGGGGGTATCGTCGCCGTAGTAGCCGTAGTCCTCGTCGGTTCCGAACCCGGCGGAGGAGAGGCCGGTTTCCATGTCCCCGTCCATGCTCTCGTCGTAGGACGCCTCGTCGTCGTAGTAGCCGTTCTCCCGCTCGGCCTCCTTGAGGCAGTGGTGGCAGATGCTGGTCGGGTTGTCAACGGGGAGGCGAGCCCCGCAGACGCAGACCATATCCAACTGACGGCCGCTCTCGTCGTAGCGGGGGCAGCATCCGGCCTCGTGTCCACAGCATGGAAAGTCTTGGCAGTAACCCATGATTGTCTCCTCGTGTTGAAGGTTTGTAACTGACTAATACTTCAACTATCCGGGAGAGGATTTTTAATCCTCGTCCCCTTCCTCGTCGTCATCGGCTGGGAACATGATATCCCATCCCTCTTGGCTGGTTCCCGAGATGAGGAACTCCCGCTGGCTTGCGTCAAGGTAGGGGAAGCAGTCTTGCACATACCCGCCTTGACGGTAGCGGTTGAGATCTTCCGCGTTGACGGTAACACGCTGCTCCTTGCCGGTCACCACGCAAGGGCCGATGAAGGTGTATGTGTGAACCGGATCGTGCTGCTCTTCCATCCGGCAACTGGAGTCTGCGTAACGCATGACATTTCCTTTTTGTGTGAGGGGTTGGGCTCTTATTTTTTCAACTATCCGGGGTGTAGGAATCAACGATCTTGAGTATTTCCTCCTTGAGGTTCTGTGCGGCCTGTTGGATATCGTTTCCCCAGCCCGCGATGACTCCGTCCCTCCGGCTTTCAACCTTGGCACAGACCCGGCCCCAATGGTTCACGAAGACCATCATGCTGTCGGTCGTGCAGTCGGCGAGACGATCCATGAGTCTCTGGATCTCCTCCATCGTGGAGATTGTGTCTTGTTCGGTCGCGATCATCAGTCGCACTCCTTGAGGGGTTTCGGGGTGAAATAAATATCCCGTTCAATGTAGAGTCCGCCCCAGAGCCGGACGCTCTCCAGTTCCGGGATGCTGAAGTATCCGAGTTCCTCCTCTTGGAGGATGACCTTTCCGAAGGCGGTTCCGTCCTCGGGGTTGTATTCGGTCATGTACCAAGTTCCGGCACCGCACGGGTTGAAGAACTTGGCGTAGGCGATTGCGTCTTCGCCCTTTCCGTCTTGTGCGTAGAGGGCGGGAACCTTGCTGAGGATTTCTTTGGTGAGGATCTTTTGGCGTGCCATGATTTTCTCCTTGGTTGTTCTTTCAACTATCTGGGGAGGTTAAATCAAGCGGCCTCTTCCTTGCTGACGGCGATGCCGAACTTTTTCTTGATGGCCTCAAGCATCCTCAGATCATCGTCATTGAGGTTGATTTTCAGTTCCAAGGCCTTTTTGTAGTGATTTTCGGCGTGGCTCAATGCCCCGGCCAGAAACACGATCTCTTGCCAGTTGAGGGTGACGCGCTTTTCTTTCATTTTTTTTCTCCTTGTGTTGTTTCAACCATCTGGTTGGGATGAATCAAGGAAGGAATCCCAAGGTTAGGATCTTGTCGGCCAAGTCCCACGGGATCTCAACCCTCATGAAGAATCCGCCCTTTTCGCCTCTGATCCTTATTTTTGGAGTCGGGCAGAAGACCTTGAAGTTCACAAAGTTTTTGTCTTGCTTGCCGTAGTAGGGGTCAAAGCGACGGCAGCCGGGCTGCATTCTCGCCCCCATTTTGGCTAGCCATGCCTCGGTCTTTTTTGCCTTCCACGGGTTCACGGGAAGGATATTTTTCTTCTTCATGGAGAGCCGGAAAGATTGTGACAGCCTTTCCAAGGCTTCCATGTTGGTCTGTGCCGGGTGGAACATCAGACTTCCCTCACGATGGGCATGACTCCCATCATTTCAATGACTTGCGAGCATTGGTCGGCGACTCCGTCGTTGTCGTAGTTGTAGACGAAGGCCTCGTCCTTGTTTTCTGTCGTGCCGCGGAGCCCGACATAGAACTCCTTGCCGTCTTTTGGGAGGATGACGATGACCCGTGCGTTCCGTCCGGCGAACTCACGGTCAAGTGCGGCCTTGTTGGCGATTGCTCTGACTTCGCTGACCAGCATGGTTTGTCTCCTTGTGTTGTTTCTTGTGTTATTTCAACCATCTGGGCTCATGAAATCAGATGGTGACTTCCACCGAACCGGGCTTCCAGTAGGGCTTGTTCCAGACGCGGAGGTTGTAGGAGACGAATCCGACGAGATTTCCGTCTTGGTGGAGTGTGGCCTTGCCCCAGTTCCCGCCGCCGATGTCGTTTTCTCCTTGGAACTTGAGGATCTTTTCCCGAAGTTCCTTGATGGTCGGGGCGGAGATGCTGTGGTTCTCAGACCAGTCGCCTTGGTTTCGGTCGGGATTTCCGTTGATCGTGAACTCAATGGTGAACATGATTGTCTCTCTGAAGGGGGAAGGGTGATATTGTTTCAACCATCTGGAGGCACAGAATCAAGATCTCATTCTTTTTTGGTGTAGACCATGTCGCAGTAGACCTTGTCCTTTTCAACGATCAAGCCGTAATCGGCCTCGGGCGTGTTGACTTGCAGATAGTGTTTTCCTTCCACCTTGCCGTCGTAAGAGACGCCGTAGCCAAAAGAGAAGATGACGGAGAACAGCACAATCAGTTCGTTCATGGTTTCAATCCTTTGAAAATGGGTCGTCCGTGTTGTTTCAACTATCTTGGGATAAAAAATCAGGGGGCGGGATTTTTAGTTCCCGCCCCCTTTTCAGTTGAATGAAAGGCTGTTAGCCCGCCTTCTTGCGGATTGCTTGGTACATGGTTCCCGATCGGGTCGGGGCTCTCTTTGTGCCCTTGAAGAACGACCGTTTGCCGCCGGTGCCCTTCCCCTTGTTCTTCACCATGATCCACCGGTTTCCGATCCGGTAAACAACGGGCAGTGGGTTTAGGCGGTAGGTGCCGGGGATCAGGTTCCATTCCGAGTCGGTGTCAAACTTGGGGATGGCTCGTGCCAGGGGTGCGGAAGTCCCGTACTTGATCACTTCCTTCGTCGTCTCGCATGTGATGATGGTGATGTTAGTCCCCACCATCCAGTCCGTCGCGAAAGCTTGCGACCTTCCGATGGCTTGTGCTACGACGCAGTTCTCCTTGTTGCCGCACATCGCCTTGTTGATGCACTGCTGGGTGATACGCAATTCAAGCGGATCGTTGGCAGCATAAATCTTCCATCCGTCCTTGGTTGTCCGCAAGAGGGTTTTCCCGCCGCCTTCAATATCCTTCCTCGCCTTCGCTTCCGCACGAGCCCGGCCCTTCTTGTAGGCGGCTTGCTGCTTCGGCGTAAGTTCGTCCCAGTAGACCATCTTGGCCTTCACGGTCTTCTTGGCCTGCTTCTTCTTCGCGGTCTTGGCTGCTGCAACCTTCGTCTTCTTGACAATCTTCGTGGATGACATTCTTTGTCTCCTTGGGTTAAAAAAATCTTACCTAACTAATCAACGCTGCTTGTCAGACCTTCACCTTTTTGGGCTTGGTGAAGATCAATTCCACCTTCGTCTTGAAAACCTTGACATGGAACTCCTCGTAGTTGTCACACGCCGCGAGGGTCTGATCGGTGACGGGGAAGGTTTCCGCGAAATCGTCGCCGCCGACGAGGTAATGTGCCTCCTCGTAGTAGTCCTCGTCCTTCTGGGGATCGCAGCCCTTGGCGTAGGCCACATAGGTCTTGTCGCCTTCCATGTCCTTCGGATCGCCGTTGCTCATGATGTACACGCCGTGGTCGTGGACGAAGAAGATGGCGGGCTTGGGGGCTTCCTCGCTCCATCCCATGCCCCACTTGGTGCTGTTGAGGGCATGCTGGACGCAACGCTTGATCTCTGAGGTCTTGAACTTGCAGACTCCCATGATCTTCTCCTTGGTTTGAGGGATGATATTTTTTCAACCATCCGGGTTTCAAGAATCAACACTGGGAGAATCCGGTGATCACCCTTTTGTGTTCCTTGTTCCATGTTTCGCCGCAACTCCGGCATCCCATTATGTGGTGACTATTCCAGGTCGCGTCATCCAGGATCGTTACGGGCTTTTTCTTCAGGCAGAATGGGCAGATGTCCGGGTTTTTTGAGTATTCCTCGCTTGAGATCTTTGGCTTTTTGGGCTTTCTTTTCCAGGCGAACAGCCGGCCCATGATTTCGTTGAGGATTTCGGCGTCGTGCCGGGCATCGTCGTCCAGGGCGTATCCGGCGTCATCCCAGTAGAAATCGTCGGTGTCGTCCAGGGCTTTTTGCAGGTCGCCGGCACTTTTCTCCAGGACTTCGATGCAGCAATGCCCGTTTCCCACGCTTGCCACGATGCGCACAGGCTTCTTGAGCTTCACCATTGCCTTCACGATGTCAGGCAGTAATTCTTCCAAGGATTGCTCGAACTCATATTCCTTGAAATGTTCCTCGATCAGCTCCTCGACTGTTTTTCCGAGCTGGAGTTCGGTGATCAGGGGGTGTTGTTTTTTAATATTTCTTCAACCGTCTCGAAGGATTATTTCAACAAGTTTCCTTCTTGACGGGCATTTCGGCTCGAGGCCGAAGAGTTTTTTGTATTCTCGGCGGATTTCTGCCCATTCCACATCCCAGGATCCGTCGGAACTCACGGTTATTGTCTTTGGCGCGTGATTAGATGCAGACAATAGTATAAGTCCCACTGCGAGGTCGTAGGGTTTGTGCGCTGTTTTGCAGAACTCGAAGTATTGCTTGCCCTGCCCGAAAGGCTGGGGTTCGGGCATTTTCTTGTGCAGCATGAAGGTTTCGTGGCCTTCGTCCTTCCATCCGTTGAATCTTATTAGTTCGTCGCTCACCTCGGGGCATTTCGGGAGCATCTTCTTGTTTCCGAATACATCAAACTCCTGCGGTTCGACAGGAGAATCGTACTCGTATGCGAGCAGGATGTTTTTGCTGCCGCACAGATCGATGATTTCCACGAAGTCGAGGCAGATCTTCTCCCACTGCTTCTGGGTGAAGTTTTTTTTCTGGTAGTAGTAGTGGGTGTAGCCGATTGTCAGGGTCTCCTTACTTTCTCGAGTTCCTCAAGCAGATCGAGGACGGCCTTGTTGTAGACATACTGCTCGAGAGCGTCGATGTCGCAGAAGTTGCTTTCGAGCCTGGCCTTGTCTGCCTCCTCGAGGAGTTTTTTCGACTCGATCCGCTTTTTCTCGATCCACTTATTTGTTTTCATGCTTCCACCTCCAGAACCCGGACTTCCTCGTCGGGTCCGAGGTCTAGTAGTTCACTCCAGTTCCACTTGTCCGGGCTTTCCGACATTTGGTCGTCGAACTGGATCTCGAGCACTACAGTCTGGGTCTTGATCATTTTTTACTCCGGTGTGACGACGAAGGTGAATCGTTCCTTGAAATACTTGAGTTCCTTCTCAAGCCTCTGGATTCTGGCGGTCATGGCATGTGGGGCGAATGGGATCCACGATCCCTCCTTGTCATTCCTCCAGCAGAGGATGCCTTCCACAACTTTTTCTTCGTAATACATGATGTTCTCCTTGTTGTTTCAACCATCTTGGCTTGGTTTTTCAAAGCGGGATGATTTCCATCGCGATCTTGGCGGCGGTGTTGGGGATGTTGTCTTTGGAGTTTTTGATGGCTTGCGAAACCTTATCAAGAATCTTCGGAGGGTACTGGGTCACATCCAGTTCCCATTCCATGAAAAGGTATGCAACAACCGCGTCTGAGAACTGGCATCCTTGCAGGCCGTGGAAATCTTCGTAGTCGTCGTAGTTGGGGTCCATAACATCCTCCTTGATGTTGTTTCAACCATCTGGCCTCTTGTTTTCAAGAGGCGATCTTGTAGACGGGGGCGGACACGAAACCGCTTCGGACTGCACGTCCGGTGGGGATCAACTTGTCCTTGAGTTCGGCGAGGACTTGGGGAACCCACATCGCGTTCTCGCTCCAGTCCTTGATGCACACCTCGTCGTTCTCCAAGCATACCTCGGGGAGGTTCACGCTGACCATGCCGAAGGGTTCGTCGGTCTGGTGATCCACGGCTTGGATGGCTACGCGGCCGTTGTGGTTGTATGTGTGGCAGACGAGACGGAGGGTGACGGTTTCGCCAAGGAAGTTGATGGTTACGGTGTTCATGGTTTACCTTTCAGATGTTGTAGAGTTCGCAGAAAAGTGAGGCAAGGTCGGTGATTGAGATGCCTTCGTACTGGGAGAGGTTGTCCGTCCGGGCGTGGTTGAGGGTGTTGTCGGAAACCTTGATGCCGACCTCCCTCATGGCGAGCAGTTCGTTGAGTAACTTGCAGTTCTGAGTTTCAAACCAAGACATTTCATTTTCCTCCTGTTGTTTCAACTATCCGGGGAGGATTTTTCAATCCTCCTCATTTTCGGCCTCCTCCACGGCGGATTCCAAGGCGTGGACGAGTTCGGGCTTCCGGGCGAGCCATTCCTTGTGGAGTTTGGCGACGGTGTAGTTCTCCTTCCGTTCCGGGAGATACACCGGCTTGCCGCACTCCGTCATGGGACGCCCCATGACGTCCATTCGCTGCACGAGCGGCCAGTGCTTAGTCCAAGTCTCGTGCGTGAACGAGAAGAACCACCAACTGCCGTCCATCATCACGGCCTTCACGCCGATTCGCTTGAACTTGGTGCGGACTTCGCCCTTCTTGGTCGTGTAGGTGCCGATGGGAGCCCAGCTGACCTTCGTTTCTTTGACGGTGAACCAGTTCATCACAAGTCTCCTTTAGTGGGGTGATGTTGTTTCAACCATCTGGGGCGATTAAATCAAAGGGCTATTTCCTCCGTCGCCAGAAAGCCTCCAGGCCGTAAATGAACCCGATCAGGAGCCTGAGCCATATGTTCATACTTTTTTCCATTAAGCATCCAAGGTTTATCTCGGATTGGATAAATAATGAGTCCTATTCCACAACAAGGAGAAGAAATGCCAAGAAAGACCAATATACAAACAAGAAAAGGAACGGCCGCATCATGGGCGAGCTCCAATCCTGTTCTTGCAGCCGGCGAGCCGGGCTTTGAGACCGACACAAAGAAACTGAAGATAGGCGACGGAACGACGGCTTGGAACAGCCTTCCCTATTTTACCGTGGACGGTGGTGTGATTGGCGGCGGATCTCCGACACCGACACCGACACCGACAGCCGTTTATTTCAGAATGAATCCTCCAACAGACAAGAATATTTCTTGGTGATTTCTATTTGACCGTGTGCCGGGGGAGTTACTCATACTCCCCCGGCTTTTTTATTTGCCAAGCAGTTCCTCAAGAACCTTTGTTTCATGTTCCGCCTTGATCCAGTTGTCGCAGTGCTGGTGGGTTTCAATGTCGGAACTCAGAGCGTCAATCGCGTTGCCGAAAGATCCAACCTCAATCTCCTTTGCGAGATTCTCAATCTCGGGCTCTTGGAGGAAGGCGAAGGGAAGGCTGCGGAAGCGGTCGGCGAGGCTTTTCATGTTTTTCTCTCCTTGGTTATTATTTCAACCATCTGGGTTTGGTTTTTCAAACCGCGTATTGACCCGGCAATGCCGGAAGTCCGCACTTGGGACAGAAGTATTCGCCGTTTTTCTCAACCGGCTCGCCTCCGTCCACGAATCCGTTCCATCCGCAGTATTCGCTGGACTGCTTGGCTTGCTCAATGTGCTTGCACTTCCTTCGGAACTTGAAACCCTCGCAAGTGCAAGTCCAGTCGTGCTGGACTGTGCCTTGTGGCGTAGGCCCATACGAGACTGTATGGGTTCGGCCGGTTCCTTGAACATGGGTCTCAAACTGCTCGGCGGACTGGCAGTGGAAGTGGATCTCAATATTGAAGTCTGTCATTGGATGGCCCTTTCTATTCTTTTAACCATCCATTCAATAAAAATCAGTTTTTAGGCTTGATGGATCTGACCATGGTGAAGGGTGCGAACCTTTGGGTCGTAACCACCACTTTATAACCCGAATCGTTGCAGTAGATCGCTCCGTCCGTCCCCTCGCAGACGATGCCGCTTCTCTTCTTGAAGCCGTTTTTTTCCAGCCTGTCGACAATGATGTCGTAGGCCCATCCCTGGAAGGAGAACTTTCCTCCCTCTGTCACCAGATCGTCGATCGCTTTTTTGCTGATGTACAAGATTTCCTCCTTGCTTTTGGCGTCATTGCCTTCCTTTCAACCATCCAGGTAACAAAAAAAATCCCCAGCAGGTCATGCCGGGGATTCTGGTTCTCAACAAGCACAAATCCAGGTCATTCTTTGGACTTGGTGTACATGCTCTTAAGGACTTCGGCGTCCTGCTGGACAGCGGTTCCTCGATCGTACCCCGCGTGCCAGATTTCGGCATATCGATCGGGCTTCGAGACCGCCTCTACGACTCCTGCCACGAAAAACTTTGTGGCCAGGGTCGAGTTCTCGAGTTTTGCCTGGGTGAGCTGGTGCATAAGGTCGATTGACTGGTCCGTCTCGATGTCCTTGGCCTTCTGAGAGAGCCTCAGGTCATCCCTCAAGGAGACGATCTGCTGGTGCTGGAACAGGATGACTTGGAGGCTCAGGGCTGCGGTGATCATGAGGGCCATGGCCCAAAGGTTGTTCTTCATCTTTCTCTCCTTGAAAGTTAGGGTCCCAGCTTGCATTTTAACTGTTCAGGCCCCCGCCATGTCAAGCGTGATGGTATCCCTTCTTGACCTTGCTGGAGACCAGCTTGTCGAACTCCTTCCTGGCCTCCGGCTCGGTCACGTCCTGGACCTTGTACCCCTCGGTCATGTTGCCGCCCCGGCGTCCGTAGCTGAAGAAAACGCTGAAGCTTTCGCTGCCTTCCTGCTCGAGACGGGCGTGGTAGACCTTGTCGCTCGATCCCTCTTGGAAATACAGGTCTGCGCTGTCAATGGTCTTGGTCATTTTTAGATTCCCCTTTTTTCTCGGATGCACTTCGGGCATTGCCGCAGGATTGTGGTTTTGATGGGGGTTCCGCAAGCGGAGCACCTACGGACCTTCTTTTCCGGCATGATCTCTCCTTTTTCTCAAGCCCGGCCCCCACAATAGCGTGGGAGCCGGGGCATGAGGGCTTTTTCAAGCCGCCAACTTGGCGATGACCGACTTGCGGACGACGAAGACGTCACGCTTGCGGCCCTTCTTGCGGACATGAACCTGATCCACCTTCTTGGCAAGACCCTTCTTGCACAGGAGCCGCAGGAGGACGGTGGTGCCGATGTAGTCGGCCCCGGTCTTCTTCAGCCCAAGAACTTCCGCGAACTCACGAACCGTAACACGCTGATTAGCCATAGAAACCTTTCTTTGAAGTGAAACCGAACACGAATAAAACTGTCTGGTCTTGGATTTTCAAAAACTTATGCTAGACATCGCTCGTCTTTCCTCACCATGTCCTGGATCATCCTCAGGACTTCAATCTTGGTTCCTTCAAAGCCCATCGCCTTGAGAGCCTTGTAGGCCGACTCGCTGCCGGACTTGGCCTTCTGGTAGAGTCGGCACAGCCTAGCCGCAGTAATGGTTGTCATTGATGATCCTTCCGTCTCTCATTTCTTGCCAGCAACGGCCTTCTCTGCCGTAGATTTTATTTATCTTGTTGAAAGCCTTGACTGCTGCTGTTTCCGAGAAGTGCTTGAAGATTATTTCCCTTCGGCTTTCGTTGCCGAAGTTGCACAGGGTCATGGCGACCCACTCGCTTTTCTTTTTTCCTTTTACCGGCATGACTTTCAACCGTCCAGTCTTTTATTTTCAGCTGGGTTTGGTCATCTTGGCTATGAGGTGGGCTGCGTCTGGGACTGAAACTAGGTTCTTCCAGCAGCAGTTCAAGGCCTCCACGGCCTGTTGGTTCAAGAAAATAAGGGCAGAACTTGATTCAACGCCGAGATCATACTCTAGGTATGCGTACTGGCAGGCGAGTTGGACATATTCGAAGAAGTTTATGTGAGTCTTCATCGTCCGTATGTACGAAGAAGACTTTTTATTTTCACGCCGCTACCCGGACCACCTCCAGATTTGCGTCAAGATAGAAGCATTTTGTCTTGTCCTTGCTTGCTACCGCGTACCTGTCCACCTGTTTACCGTAGACGGACTTCATTTCTGCGTCCACGAGTTCTGTGTGGTTTGCATGATCCTGGGATTCACTCTTGTAGTCGCCTGCGACTTCGCTCTGGAAGGGATGGATGCTGGTCACGGTCCCGAAATCGGGGATGTAGTCGCCGACCTTCAGTTCAAGAACGCTGATCTTCATTAGTTCCTCCTGCCGATCCGGTTCCAGACCATGCGGGCAACGCCCGTCTTCCAAGCCCACAAGGCGTCCATCACGATCATTCCCGCGACGAACGACACGATTCCGACGATGATCTTGTCCATTGCTTTCTCCTTGTTTTTTCAACTGTCTGGGGTTAAGGAATCAAGGGAACTTCTTCGTTGTAGGGCCGGAAATTGACCGCCACGACCCCGAAGCGTTCGTTAGGGATTACAGGTACGATCTCGTCCCACCTTCCCATGGTGTCACGATAGATCAGACGACGCCCGGGATGGGCAGCCGATACTTGCTCCCAGACCCATTCCGCGTCGTTCGTGATGCTCTTACTGCCGCTGTCTGGATCTACCACGAACACCTTGTCTTCTTCAACACGGACAACATGAAATTCTGCGTGCCGCATTTTGCCATCCTTCTTCTTTGAAGAGAGAAAACATACCGGATGTTAATGGATCGACTTAGTGATCGGCGGGGCTCGAACCCGCAACTCCTCTCGTTTGGCGAGTGGAACTCTACCGATTTGAGTTACGACCACCGATAGTTTTACGATAGGCGTCCGGTATCACGCGCCTACCAACCTTTGGAATCTATCCGACCCCTGTCGCCTTTATGTTGTTATGCCGCACAGCCCATCTTGGACTTCGCGGCGACCACCTTTCCCTCCGTGTTGTAGAGGGTTGCGTGGATGACATCCTGGATGTCCACGACCATGTTGTAGTAGTGGCAGATCTTCTCGTAGGAAGCGTTCTTGATGTATCCCTTGCCTCCGCCGATGTAGGCGATCTCAATGAAATACTGCCCGCTTGCGTCCTTGCCGTCCAGCCATTTGATGTTGTTCATTATTGATTCCTTGTTGTTTATTCAACCATCTGGGTTCGTTTTTTCAAACCGCCCGCGACTTCCTCCGGTCTTCCATCCAGTTCCAAACGGCAGTCTCGCTGACCTCTCGGCCGAAAGCCTTGAAAAGATAGTTGAGCCGGGATTGGAGTTTGCTCCTACGAGCGTTCACGGCATGAAAAGGCAACTCACCATCGCAAGTCAGATTCTCGGGGCTCAACTCGCAATACAAGGCGTTGATTGCCTCAAGGATAAGTTGCTCCGAATGGTTCTGAAATGGGGTGTAAGGAATGGGCTGTTCGGCCTCGGTCTTCGCTTGGGCGAAAGCCTTGAAGGCGGGATTCTCGGGCTGGGCAAAACTCTGCATCACCACGGCGGTTTCGGTATTCGCACCTTGGGCGGCAACCATCATGCTGTAGGGTACGCCCCACTGCGAGCCGGCCTCGCTGCCGCGACCCGCACCACGGCTCTCAAGGATCCGAACCTTGGCCTTCTTCGGGTTCATCTTGACGATGATCCCCTTGGTACGCTCGCCGTTCTCGCGGCCAAACTCAACGATCATCCCGACACGGCACTCGTCGCGGTTCATGATTATGATTCCTTTGGGTTGGTGGGTTACATTTATTCAACCATCTGGCTCAAGGAAATCAAAAAGACCAGTCCTCGTTGTATGCCTCGTCCAAGTTCACCATATTGACCGAACCCCCGAAATACTCGAAGTGATCCTCGAATGTTGATTCCGGGGGGAAGGTGCTATGCAACTTCCTTTTGGCATATTCCTTCCGGAGGGCGGCAAGGGCGGCTTCCTTTGTCTCGGAGGCAACGGAGATTCCTGATCCCCCGAAGATGTTGGGTATCCGGCCGATCCAGATCGTTTTCATTTTATCTCCTCGTTGTTTCAACGATCTGGGCGGTTATTTTCAGGACGCACACCATCCGCCAACGAGCCACTTGCAGCCGTGGTCCTCGGTCGCCTTCTTGTAGAGTTTGCTGCCTAACTTCTCGTCCATAGTCTGGAGTTTCGCAAGGAGTTTGTCCCTCTTGGTTTTGGTCTTCAAGAGTTCCTTGCGGATGGACTTGAGGCTCTTGTGGTTCTCGGCGGTAAAGTCAGCGTTCAGATCACCGGCCTTCACCAAAAGATCCTTCAAGTCCTTGGAAAGGGCATTGAACTTCTTGTTTTCCTCCACGCAAGGATCAAGAACGGCCTTCAGACTGGCCTTCTGGGTTTCCGAAAGTTGGTCGGCAAGCACAAACTTCCAGACGCTTCCGTCCATATCCGAGGCGATGCACTTGGACACCTTGACCCCGAATGTTCTGAAGAGTTCGTTTGGGTCAAGGGAAACAGTATGAACGCCGGGGTAGTTCCCCAACTTCTTGCCGCCGAATGTTGGGCTTGAGGTCAGAACCTCTCGCGTGTCCTTGAACTTCACGGCCAGAGCCGCGCCCCTTTTGTCGGTATTTTCGGAGATGTGGTCGGAAGCCTCGCTCCTTGAGTTGAAGACCTTATCAACGACTTGGATGCCGCTCAGTGTGGCGAAGGTGCCGCTGTAGGCTCCGGAACCGTACTCGTACCGCTCCTCAGCGACGAGTTCGTTGTACTTTGAGATCAATTCGGACTTGGTGAGGTTTCCGTCAAACTCGGCTTCTTTGAAATTCGCGCCCATGATTGTCTCCTTGTGTTATTGTTTCAACCATCTGGGGAAATAAAATCAACGACCCAGCAAAAGGACGCGGGTGTTGGGCTTGGAGTCGTCGCCCCAATCGTGACGACCATCCCATTGCTTTTTCTTGCGCTGCCCGTCCCAGTTGGCATCGAGCACGGCGTCCGTCTCGCTGATTCTGGGGTCGTCAAAGCCGCCCTCGTATCCGTCCACGACGACCTTCAGGTCGGGATCGAACTGGCTCAGGGCCTTAATGAGCTCTGCAACGGTCATGATTTACTCCATGTCAACGAGTCGCCAATCCAGTATTGTTTCAACTATCCGGCAAGGAGTTTTCAAGAGAAAGATCTACGATCCCAAACTAATCATGAGATCGGACTCCACTCCGGCCGGCACATCTTCTTCCAATATGTTTGCGAGCATACCCGCAGTCAAAAACGTGTCGGCATTGGTTCCAAAGCTGATGTCGCTGTTGCTCACGGCTTCCATTACATCAACATAGTTCTTGCCGGTCGCCTCGCAGTAGTCGGCCAACTCAACATACTTCATGGTCTGAATGTTCATTTTGTTCCTCCTAATCGGTTATTGTTTCAACGATCTGGCGATGGATTTTCAAGAATCTTCTTCGTTCTTGAGTTTCAGGCTGTCCAGAGCGTCCGCGTCAACATCCTCTCTGATCCCGAGATAGGTGGGCTGGTAGAGGCTTCCTCCATCGTAGGCGTACAAGTACCGAACCTCCACGATGTCTCCCTTGGAGGGGATTGCGTAGTTTGCGGGGATTGTGACATTGCCCACAGGGGTTCCGCACGCCATCTCCAAACTAACGCTTCGCTTCTGGTTGATATTGCTCACGACACAAGAACAAGTGCTGTAGAACTTGAACTTGAGGTAGTTACCGCCGCTGGCGGGTCGGCCAACTGAGTATCGTGAGCCGAGTCGCTTGAATACGATGCCTTCCGCGTTTTCCTTCTTGAGGAGATCGTAGAGTTTTCTCTTGTTGTCTTGAACGATCGGGACATACCGGATAGTGTCGCTTCCGAGCGTGGCGAGCATCAAGGAACGCTTCTCAAGGATGGTGTTTCTATGACACTCTCCGTCAACCTCAAGAAGATCAAAAACATATAGAGTTTCGCCCACAAGTTCACCGTCAAGGAGATAGTCGCCGGGAATCTTATCGGCCTCTTTGGCGATATGGGTGGGAACACTGACTTGTTTGCCCTTGCGGTTGAGGGCATAGACCTTTCCGTTCTTCTTGCCGAGCATGAACCGCACGCCGTCAAACTTCTGCTGAACCACCCAGTTTGGATCATCAAGAAGCCGTTCGCACTCATCCTCGTCAATAGGATTGAGGAGAACGCACTGGATTTCGGTGGGTGTGTCGGGAAGGTCGGCTTGGGGAATAACGCTAGGCCCGTTCTCGGTCATGTGCCGGTATCCCTTGGCGAGCTTGCTGTCCACGAGCTTCCGCCAAACCTTCAAAGCCTCGTCCAGATCAACCGGGCTGTTGGTCTTGCTGCCGGTCGTCATGTTGCCCCCGCGGCGTCCGTAGCTGAAGTTGACGACATATCCGCCGTTCTTCTCCTCCACATTCGCGTGGTAAACCTTATCCGAACTTCCTTCTTTGAAATAAAGACTTGCGCTGGTCATGTCTGTTTCTCCTCGGGTTGTTGTTTCAACCATCTGGGGCATGGGAATCAAAAGTTGTTCAGGCAGAAGTCCTCACACTCGTCCTCGTTCATGATGAATCCGAAGTATTGGACGCGCTTCTCGGTCGTCTCGACAACAATCCCATCACTCGTGTAGACCCAGGAGTGCTGGCGCCAAACTCCGTCCTTGGAAAGTGCGTATCCTGTGCATATTCTGCAAAGCTCCCGATTTTCCTCCCAGCACGCCGCGCTGTTCGAGTGGCAACGGCAGGGTTCGCCCCGCATCATCTTTGATCTTCCTGGGAACTTTCGCCCTCTCTCGAGGATTTTTTCCTTGTCCGGCTCGATCACAGGAGCACAAACGGCCCAGCCACCGATAGCCAGAAGCTTCTTTTTGAGAAGGCAGCTCGTGTTTCCGGTGCGAATCGTCATGCCTTGATCGCGCGCCCTTCGAAGCCAAGCATTGTCGGGTTTTTTAGTTTTGATCTTCATGATATTTCAACTATCTGGAAGCAAATAAAAAAGGCCGGCCCTCTCGGGAACCGGCCTATTGTCCGATCTCGGTCTTTTTTTTGCAGGAGTCTTGACCGTTCGGACTGCGGGTGTTTGGCCCGATGCAAGCCGACTACCGCCCGCTGAGTCGCCGTTTCTGCTGGAATCTGGCAGCAGCACAATCACGGCAAGTTTTGGTTCGTCTTGTTCTTCATAACCAAGTCCCCAGAAGTTCGTCAAGAACTTTCTTCTCGGACAGCCAGACCTTCTCGAAGCTTGTTCCAACAATGCTCTTGTTGTTGTCGTGGAGATCCGCCCTCTTGATGAGTTTGGCCTCCTCGCTGATCTTCGAGAGCCTCTCGGCCTCGAGCCGCTTCCTCGTGTTCCTGTTCTTGTCGGGGTGATTCTCCTTGGTGTAGACATCGGTGAGCTCGATCACAAGATCGAGAACCCTGGGTCCGAACTCCTCTAGAATCCGGCCTCGGCCGAAGTCAGGGTTCTTTGGCTCGACATCCTCCAGAACATCGTGGAGGCAAGCTGCGGCAAGAACATCGAGGTCGTTCGTCTTGGAACTCACAAGCTCTGCCACGGCCAGAACGTGAACATGGTAGGGCTCCCCGGTGTACTTGCGCACTTGCCCGATGCTTGAGTGGGCCTCGATGGCGAACATTTTTGCTTTTTCGTATGCGTTCATGTTGTTTCAACTATCTGGGTCTTGTTTTTCCAAGACAGATATTCTTGAAGGTACTTGTGGTCATCGGTGTCCGCCTTGTCATTCAGAAGGAAAAAGTTCTCCACCTCGGCGGGAAGCGGGCCGTTCACGATCTCCTTCGCGTATCTAAGGGCCGAATACATGCGTCCCTCTCGGGCGAAAATCTTGAACTCGGCTTCCTTGGAAAACCTGCCATGGTCCACGGCGTAGTAGAGGGCCAGATTCTCGTCGGAACCTTTCACAAAGAATGACTCGGGCAGCCTTTTCTTGGTCAAGTATGAGCTGAGGAACTTTTCCATGTCCTTGTCTGCCTTTGTCCTTCTCCTCTTTCTTGAAATATAGTCCTTCCTCTCGATCGTGATGTCTTCCCCGTAACCCCAGTCCTTGCCGATCTCGTACACAAGTTCAACGAGGCTTTCAACCACCTTCTTGTCTACAACCGGGAGGGAATCTTCGGCCTTCTTCTCCTCGTCTTCCTCGTAGTCTTCCTCGTAGTCTCCCTCGTAGTTCACGACATGGCCGTTCACCGAGGAAAGTTCAACCTGGTCGCTGTAGTTGTTGTCGTCGTACTCGCTCGACTTTCGGAACGTGAACTCGACAAGTTCCGGACAGCCATCAAAGGCACTTGCAATAAGATCGTCTGTTGGGAAAAATCGGGTAAGGTTGTTCTTGACATAGATCAGCCGGTCAAACTTGAGCATGATTCCTCCCCATTTTGGGTCTGATGTAGTTAGAAGCCATCATCCTGACGAAAATGCGTTTGCCGTTCGTCCTGCACACAACTCCACGGTGGGGAGTCCTGCTGTCGTAGCAGACGATTGTCTGGTCGGGCACTTCCAAACCATCCAGTCCCATATTTTCAAGAAATACGTTCTGGCTCTCCCTGTCCTCGGGAACTTGATCCAGTTCCGGCATCATCCTCGGGAACTCGGTCCGGTTCGGCCCCTTTGCCCAGAGCACATATTTGTTGTCCTTGAGGAAGTCCCCGTCGAAGTGCCAGCGAACATCCCTGCAAGTCTGGATTCCTGGGTGGCAGTCCTGAACGATGAAGTCCACGAGGTAGAACTTGTATCCATCCGGAAGCATGTCCCTCATCGCATCCAGAAGTGCATTGAAGTCCGGAAACTGTTTCCGAAAGGACTTCAGATCGCAGTCCTTGACGATGATCCGCTCGTGATCGGCAGAAGTTGGAAAGTGTTTCATGTTCTTTCAACTATCTGGGATCGGAGGATCAAGCCGCCTCCGGCACGAAGTCCGGGTTGACGGCCAAGTCCTCGGCCACATTGAAGAGGCTCTTCTGGCGGCTCGGATCCAGATGATCGCGGTACTTGTTGAGGAACTTGGCCTCGTCCTCGGTCAGTTCACGGTTGCTGTGTCCTCGGGCTTGGGAGACGGTCTTGCCGTCCGCACTGATCTGGACAGTCACCAGCGGCTTGTCCAGTTCGTCGGTCTTGCGGAGGAACACGATGCTGTACTGGCGATCCACGACGCCGCTGACATAGGACGCGACGCAGTGGTTGAGGGCTGCACCCTCGTTCACGATGTCGTTGACATCCTTGGGCAGCACAACGCTGTAGGTCTTGTCGGAGAACTCAAGGATCTTGATGCTCTCGCAGATGCTGGCGAACCGCTCGGCGAAGGCTTGGCTCTGCTTGACGCGGTAGTTCCGGGCGGCGATGTCGTGGCTCATCTTCAGACCCTTGGGATAGCGGTCGTAGTTGTTGCCGCTCATCTCGCTCTGCATCCGGGCATAGTCGTCCAGCATCACGAGGCAGTCCCAGTTCTGGTGGATCATGCTGTGGCAGATGCCTTGCATCGGAAGAATGTGGAAAACATAGTCCATCACCTTCTTGGCTTTGAAGCCGCGATCAGTGATCTTCTTCAGACGGCTCCACTGGTAGGACATGCGACCAAGGGCGAACTTGTACTTCTCCCACACATACTGCCACAGTTCGCCTTCGCCTTGCTGGCAGTAGTAGTGGTAGTCGTCCAGCCAAGCACCCAACTGGGAACGGTTCTCGTCCACGCGGCCTTGCACATGATCCGTGATCACATACTCGGTGTTGGCCCGCTCACCGACATGCTTGCAGAACCATGCGTCCATACCCCGCTCGCGGAAAGCCTTGAAGTCCAGCACCTTGTTGGATTGAAAGGCGACGCTGCAAACCGTGGCAAGCGGCATCCGCTGGATGTACTGATTCTTGGCAAGGCTCTCAATCGCCATGCTGTTATCGCCCGTGAGCATGTCCAGCCGGTTGCTTGCGTTCACAAGACGCTTGCTGATGTTGCCGTCGCTCTCGCGGCGGTTACGCTCGGTATGGTTCTTGACCCAACGGGAAAGGAGCGTGAAGTACATCTTCACCCATCCCTCGGTGGCGATCTGGGCGATCTGCTCGTAGAAACCCTCGCGTCCGGGCTTGAACTCCTTCCAGCGGCTACCCGGATGGGCGGGCGGCGGCAGAAAAAGCGGGTCGCCCCACGAGATGTTCTTGAAGTGGCTGTCGCCCATCTCCAGTTCCGTGTTGCTGTGGAACCACTTGGCAACGGCCACATTGTAGAAGAGGCTCGTACCATTATTGAACACGAACACGATCCGGCGGCCGTCCTCGCTCGCCGTGACGGTGGAAAGGCCAATGTACTGGGTCTTGTTCCGGGCGGCACGAGAGGCGACGGCGTTGTTGACGACGGTTTCCATGATTTGTTCCTTTAAGGTGACGGGTGATGTTGTTTCAACTATCCGGAAACAAGAAATCAAAACACCACTTGAATCTCGGAATCCTCCTCCCAAGGAACCTCAGTCACAATGTAGCCCACCCGGTCAAACAGATGGTATCCGGCGACCAGCGTGTTGTGGGATGTCAGCGTCCAGACCGTCTTTCCGGGCTGGTTTCTTACGAAGTTGTGCTCCACTCCCGCGGTTCCGAACAAACATCCGTCCCAGCCGGCATCCCGGTCGTGGGGATTCTTCAAAGGCCGGAACTTTTCGTCAAAATCTTCGGGGGTCATGAAGTTGATGTCCATGATCTTGTCTCCTCAATATTTCAACTATCCGGGATCAAGGAATCAAGACCAGTCCGAGCCAACAGTTTCATTGTTCACAGAAACTTGGATTTCCCCGGACTGGGTGCGCTCTCGCACGTTCAGCACAGTGCCGTCCGTGAAGACGATGGTCAATCCCTCGTCCCAAGGATCCGAGTATGTGACCGTGGCCACTGTCTTGCCTTCAAGCTTGTCCATGATCTTGTCTCCTCAATATTTCAACTATCCGGCTTCAAACTTTCAGGCTCGAGGAACAAAATCTTCTCGACCATCTCGATGCTTGTCACGAAATACATGCCGGGCTCATCTTCTTGTTTAAATGCCAAAAACTTGCCAGGCATGCCGTGATCAATCATCATCATCTCGATTGTGCCGGCCTCCCGGACATCGTACTTCTCCATGAACTCGGCCAGCTGCTCGCCCTTCAAGGTCTCAAGGTTGACCCTCAAAAACTCCTTGACCTTCAACTTGTTCGCCATGTCGATCTTCATTTGTGATCCTCGACAAGAAAAGAGGGCATCTCGGAAACTGGTCTGCCCTCAGGAATCTTGCCAATGGCAGCCTCCCTGGATTCGTACCCGCTGGTGTGGCACCACTCCCCATCCTCCTGGCGCTCGAGACGAACCCAGGACTTCAGCTCTTTTGAATAATATGCGTCCATTTTTCTCCTCCTGGTTCATAACCATCCGAAGGAGAAAAATCAAAAAAAGCACGGCCCGAAGACCGTGCTTATGCCGTTTGCCAGTTCTTCCCCCTCACCCAAGACGGCTACTTGGTTTTCGTCGTGGGAAGCTTCGTTTTTCTTTTCTTTGCCTGCTCGAGAACGATACTCGAGCAGCTCCGTTTGACTCACCTTCCCCCTCACACAAGACGGCTACTTGGTTTATTCAAAGGGAAGCGAGAGCATATTATTAGAATTAATTAGATTTGTCTAGATCATTTTCCCGTTCTCGAGAACAAGCTCGGCGTAGCTCCTGGGGACAAGGATGTGCACGGACGCGTCGCCCTCGCTTACATAGATATCTTTCCCGTTCGGGCAAGAAATCAAAATCTGATCTTGTTTTTGTTGCTTTTTTGCAGACTCGAGACCAACAATTTGTTGGCAGCCCTTTTCTTTCAATAAATCCTCCCAGACAAACTCGTAACTGACGCATTTCTCCGAGAACAAGCTTCCCATCCATTCCTCGAAGATGTCGAGGTACTTGTCCTCGAATATCTTGTGCAGGAGTTCAGGCTTGCACCTATCGCACGCCTTAACGTCAGTCCCGCGCTCATCCTTATACCAGCTCGAGACCAAGCCGCTGCCGCAGCCGCACTGCCGTGTCAGCTTGTAAAATTCGCCGATGTTCACGATATTTCGCCGTCCTTAAGCTCGGGACCCTCATACTTGTAGTCGATTGTGTCGAATGGACACAACTCCAGGTTGCCCCCGGCCTCGATAAAAATCTTCACGAGACGGTCATAGTGCTCGCCTTTTGCCAAAGATTCCTTCATAAATGACCCCATGGGGATTTGAACCCCAGTATCCACCGTGAAAGGGTGGTGTCCTAGGCCACTAGACGATGGGGCCTCAAGCGTGGCTTCAGTCTTACACAAACCACAAGTCTACGGGAGCCGATAAAGAGGATACCCGCGACCCCATCAAATCGGCAATAGCATTTTAGCAGTAATTATTCAATTATTCAAGCGTCTTCAGCTGCCGACTTCAACTTCTTGTTCTCGGCCATCAGTACCGCCACGGAACTCTCGAGCTTGTTGATGCCCCTGATGATCCTGTGAATCTGCTCGCTCTTCTCCTGCTCGTACGTGTTGGCAGCCAACCTCTTCAGCTCGCTCAAATCATCCTGGGAAATATACATTAGAACTCCTTGGTTGAATTAGGAGAGTGGGATATTTGAATTATTCAAGCATAGATAAGCTTGGAGGTTCAAATCAATTGGATAAAGGGCTAGGCAAAAAAATACTTGAACTGTATGAGAAGGGTTTTTCCTACAGAGAGATTAAGATGAAGTTGGGTTGTTCAAAAGGAACGGTCAGCTATCACTGCGGGTCGGGACAGAAACAAAAGTCCAAAACAAGACAGCGCAAGGGTAGGGAAGACAATGTGTTGAGAACAAAGATTGAGAGGTTTACTGGTTCTTTGAACAAAAGCCGCCAACAAGAAAACAAAAAAGACGGCCGACTGATAAAAAAGATACTTCAAATTAAGATCACGCAATTCTCCTTAACTGGCAAGAGAAAAGACAAGAATGTGAGGTGCAAACTAATGTTTAAAACCAAAGACTTATTGACCAAAATAGGATCCAATCCTGTTTGTTATCTGACAGGTAGACCCATAAATTTGGAAGATGGCAAATCCTATCATCTAGATCACATATTGCCTAAAAGTAAGGGAGGAGACAATTCGTTAGATAACTGCGGTCTTGCATGCAAGGCCGCAAACCAAGCAAAGACTGATTTGACGCTTGAAGAGTTTGTTCAACTATGCAAAGAGGTTGTAGAAAAAAACCAACCCGCCCAGTGACCCGGGCGGGTTGGTAAAAAGTCCGAGAGGTGGGACTCGAACCCACAACCCCCAAATTATGCAATCCACTTCGGCTTTCGCCGCCAGATTTCTCTGTTCGTGGTCTGGACTATGCCTTCACCGTTGTTGTTGCCAACTTTAGGTGGGTGATTATAGTCTCTACACGTTCCCTTTCGGGCTTCGCTCGGCGTTGGGTCGTCCTTTCGGACAGGCCGTTCACCGAATTTACACCTGACTAACCATTCGTTTCCAAATGGCCGACCCTTTAAAGTTTGACGCTCTGACCAATTGAGCTACTCTCGGATATTAAACCAATTATCTCATCTCCACCTGTTCGCAAGCGCGAAGAATGTTGGAGCCCACAAGCCCACGAAGATTCCGAATCGTTCGCCGTGCGCCGCGTCAGTCCCCTTGCTGAGGAACCAGATGGCGATGCTGGCTGCGATGCTGATGAATCCGGCGTAGAAGCAGATGGTTCCGATTGTCTTTTCGTTCATTTTATTTCTTTCTAGGGGTTTGGTTGTCTTGGAGGAGTATATCTAATCCGTCCAGTAGAGTCAAATCAAGAAACCATTTCTTTTCCTGCAAGGTATGCGTCGTTAATGATTTGATCTAATTCACAGAAGAGGGAATCTCCCATGTTGAACTCCCACTTCTCCCCCTTATATCCTGCCAGGAAGACGCGCTCTGCGATCTCGTAGGTCATCTCGTGGGCGTCGCCATTATGCATCATCTGGTTGACGCACCATGAGTCGGTCCCCTCGTCCTCGTCTTCCTCGCCGTTGGGTTCGGTGGAATCAAGCCAGGCCTTCTCGATCTTATTGAACTTTTTGACGGCCTTCTTCTCCCACCATTCGCTGAAGAGCTGTTCGGGAGTTGCCTTTTTCTTGGGCGCCTTCTTTTTGAGCGCCACTTTCTTTGCTGCTTTTTTCTTAGCCATGATTCACCTCTTGAACTAGACCCTCACAGACCCGCAGGTCGAACCGCATGTGCTTTGGAAAAAGTTCTCTGTCCTAGGGCTTTTAGAGGTCCGGTAGTATTTCTTGCAGCGCTCGACGAATCCGGGAAGGTTTCGAGCGATTTCCCTGGGAAGGTCGCATGGGATTAGATTCCACACGTCGGCCCTGGCGAAGGCGATCTTTAGGGCGGTCGCCTTCTTGAAACGGTCTTTTGTATTGCACATCGAGTAACCGACCTTGAAGCCGTCCTCGTGTTTGATGGCGACGAGAACACCGAGGGGCTTTTTCTTCTTGTTCCTGATGTACTGGACTACGAACTTTTCTCTGTTCATTTTACTTCCTTTTCTATTTGGCTTGCGATCCGCCGCTTTGCATATTTTTCTAGTGAAAGCTTTTGTTTTTTCATCATCGGGATTATATCGCACCGGAGCCAGTTGCGTCTAGATCCCTTTACGACGGAATTCGTCTCGTCCTCGACGATCCACTTGGACCAACCGTTCCTTTGGACGAACTGCCTGAAATCGTCCTTTTTTGTCAAGAGGAATGGATGGATCACGGTGAAGTTGGGGAACTTGCTCTCGAGTTCAAACGGCCTTTTTGAGGGATGTCCTCTGAAGCAGTTTAGAAGGTAGCTCTCCACCCAGTCGTTGAGGTGGTGGGCGGTGATGATTGTTCCGTCCTTCGCCGACCTCGAGTAGAAATCCAACCTTGCTTGTCGGCAGTCGTTTTCCGTCTGCAGGTTTACCCCTATTTCCGTCCTGCCCTCGATATTCAGGAAATTGCACAGTTCGAGGAACTTGTCCTGCATGGTGCCGTTCTGGGCCCGGAGGTTGTGGTTGAAGTGGAGCGGGGTGAAGCTATATCCCTTCCACTTCAGCCAGAACAGTGCGGCTATGCTGTCCAGGCCCATGCTGACGGCGAGGTGGTAGTGCTTCTCCTTGGGCAGGATTTGTTTGATGATTTTGATCATGTCGTCAATCTAACCGTCCGTGCATGGATTTTCAACTATAGCAACTCATCATGGCTCGCATCTTGATTTCAACCGAATGGTGAAAGGCAAGGCTCCAGCTTTCTTGTCCTTCCGGCGCGACCAGTTCCGCCCTGTCTCCGTCAAAGATCACCTCGGAATCCAAATTGAAGCTCAAGTCTGCCGGCGAGTTTTTCTTCTTGATGAGGTCCAGGTGCTTTTCGTTGGCGAACCACCTCTTGTACCTGTCGTACAAAACGCCTTCCTTATAGGCGACGATCTCGGAGCAGTAGCCCATTTTCTTGATGACCTTGAGAACCTTGCCGAGCGTAACTTGAGACATGTTTTTGTCTTTCATTTATATGATCTCGGGTTGCTTGCGAGCATGTATTGCGGGTTCTCGCAGTATTCGTAGATGCCTTGGATGTTTACCCTTGCCCAGAACCTTCCGTTGGAGTCGCTGTAGTACCTCCAAGTTCCGTCATTTCCGCGGTACTGCCAAGATATTTGCATCTGGGCGATCTCGTCGGCACGCTTCTGGGCTTGCTCTTGCTGTTTCTGCAAGGCGACTTGTTCTCGGTTTTCTTGAATCTTCTGAACTATAGGCTGAGATTCCTTTGTAATCTGGGCAAGACCGAGCAGAATGGAAACAACAGCAGCGGCGATCTGGAAGTAAATCACGATTCCCCTCCTTGCGAACCTTTTTGGCAAATCCATTTTTGCCTCCCCCTGTTCATCGGCCATTCCATTGGCCTCACTCACATTACTTCAACTATCCGGGGATCACTTTTCAAGCCACGCGCCGTAGAGGTTTTTCATGATGTCATCGACCTGCCCCGAGATGAGTTTAATGGGGGCGCAGTCGCACATCTTCGCCAGTTCTTCTTGGCAGTCTCCCAAGAGATTACTTATCTCCTCGTAGGCGGCCCGGTTCTCTTCGCGAAGGTGCATGCTAGCCGACTGCTTGGCTATGGCCAGTTTTTGTGCGACCCTGGAGCAAGCCTCTACTTCTTCTCTGTTCATAATGTCCTCCTTGTTTAACAAGAGCTCCTCCTTTCAATAAGTGCACTTGGGGCAGTACATAAGTTCGCCGGTTTTATGGTATCCGTCGATGTAGCCCTTCATCATTTCTTCCTCATCCTCTTTTGAAATCTCGTCCGGCTCGGATCTTGTGTATTTAGCCACCTTAGGCAAAGGAGGCACATCTTTTCCCATCTGGGCAAGAAAATTTCTCTGGCCCTTCAAGTATCCGTATCTGTACGGACTAATTTCTTCCTCCATAAGAGGAGATTCAGTCTGGACTTGCAGATGCTCGACAGATTCAGTCTGGACTTGCAGATGCTCGACTTTCTCCTTCTTGCGGGATGAAAATACCACAAGAAAAATGAAAGAAACTAAAGATAGAGCTACCAATAAAGCAAACTTTGACTTCATGACGCGCGTTCCTTCCGTGGTGGACAAATTTCAACGACGATTATAGTCGAAGACCGCTATGGCCAGCTGTCTCCGCCCGGATTTTCAAGCTAGGCCGTGGCCCAATCGGCGATTTCTTTGACTTTTGCACGGCAGACCCAGACCAAGTGGTTCTCGCTCGCGTCGCCCATGATCGTTTCATAATGATCCCTGAGCTGACGCGACATTAGGACTCGATGTCTTGCCTCGGCGTACAGCAACGCAAGGCTGTAAGGCACCTGGGCTCCTCCGACCGACCACGATTCCCCTTGCCCGGACTGGTTCATGCCGCCTCCTCGTCTTCGTCATCGTCTCCCCATGTCCACTGCTGTGGCTGGGTCGTAGCTACTGGAATAGCGACTGGGGTCTGTGGAACTTGAACTGCCGGCTGTACTGGAGCCGGTGCTGGTGTCGGGCACAAGAGTCTGAGGCTGATAACCTCTGGGATCTCGTACACTACGCTTCTTCGTCCCTTTCCGCTCCTTGAGGTAACAACACGATCCACCTCGGTAACCAGTCCCTTTTCGCATAGGATCTTGAGAAAGATGGTGGCTCCTACATAGTCGGTGCCGCTTGTCTCAAGGCCTAGGTTCTTGCACAAATCTTTCGTTGTCAATCTAGCCATTTTTCAAACCTTTCTTAGGGATCTCTCCCGATCTTAGAACTATCCGGAACCTTCTTTTCAAACATCCCCGGGCTTTTCCGGGCGATCCTTGCAGTATTCGCAATCCGCATCCTTGCACCTCTTCTCTCTCCACTCCCCGCAAACCGGGCAGTATGTCGCGTCGTACTTCTTCGAGTACTTAAGTTCGTGGGTGCATTTCCTCGGCGAATTCGTGGTGATTTCCGTCACCTGTCGTCCTCCTCGTCGCCCCAGTCGTCGTCTTCTTCCTCATCTTCGTATTCCCACTCGTCGTCGCCTTCGTTGATTTCCTCGAAGTTTTCGTCTTCGTCCTCAAAGATGCTATCGTCCTCGTCCTCAAAGATGCTATCGTCCTCGTCATCGTCGCCGAACAGAGAATCCCACTCGTCTTGGTGCTCGCCCGGATCTGCCGGCGACAACCGCCCTCCTTCGTAACCGCATTCCGGGCACACTCGACTTCCGGTCACATCGCTGAATTTGTATTCATCGGCGGAGTTTCTTTTGCGGCAATTAAGGCACTGGATTATCGGCATTATTCATCCTCCTCTTCGTCACTGGGCTCCATGTCCTCGTCTTTGCATATGAAGACGACCTCCACAGCAACAGAGACGCCCTTCTCCTTGAAGACCGTGACATCATAGCAGCCGTCGCCGTAGCCGCTGCTGCTGATGAATCCTCCGGGCAGGAAGCCGCAGCGCTTCTTTGACAGAGACTGACGGCAGCAGTCGTCGTAGATGTCTTCTCCGTCATCGCCGTACGAGGACAAATCAAAGACTCCAGCCTGTCCCGAGTCGACGCCGATTGTCATTGATTCGGTCAGCATGTTCCGCCCGTACATGCTGAAGTCCACATGATGGACCAGGATCTTGCTGACCCGCTCGCCCCACGAGCCCTCGTTGCTCGTCTCCACATGGGCCGTCCAGGTGCCCTTCTTTGCAGACACCAAACGGTTCATTTCTACGGAGTAGCACGGGTCGCCGATCACGATCTGCCCGGAACTCACCTTGAAACTTTCTACGGAGGTCTTCATGCATCCTCCTCCTGGGTCTTGTAGAGTTCGCAGAACTTTCCCGCAGCGTTTGGATAACATGTCATGTTGTCAAAGCAGCTGTTGAGGTAATCGACCATCTCTTGGCTCAAGGCCTCCGGGAGGTTTTCAAAATATTCCATCTTGATGTACTGCAAAAGCGCATCAATGTAACTGAGTCTCATCTGCTCGGCGTTCATTTTCGACCTTTCTGATGATGTCCCGCAGTTCGAACACAAAATCCGTCTCTTTTCCCTCAACGGCGATGATCTTCAGGGCTCTCTTCGCCGTTTCGAGAAGCTCTTTCTGGGCTTCCGTCATAGTTAACCCCTCCCTGGGTATAACTTGAAACTATCCGGGCTCAGGTTTTCAAAGATTCCTGAGAAAATTTATGAACCGTCCGAAATCACGCAGATCCTCGAACTTGTAGAAATTGTTCACTCCTCCCACGTAGTCCTTGCGACCCTTGCAAGACCGGCACAGAAACCCGTTGAAGCAGCCCTGGCCGAACTGGACGTAGATGCTCTCGCCGTGAAGGGTCACTTCACCTGACACAGCGATGCCGGCCTTGTTGACGCGGATGTCGTAGGAGCCCTTCTCCAGGCCCAGTTCCTGGGCGGTGATGGCAGCCAACTTCCTGCTCATCTTCAGGAACTGCTCCTTGGCCTCAAAGTTGTATCCAACGTTCTGAGCGCAGATCTTGATGTACTTTTCAAAGTCAAACTTGATCGTCGTGGTCATGGGTTGATCTCCTTGTTGCACTGAAACCATCCGGCTCAACAAATTCAAAGAATTTCCAGCCGGGCTGGAACGAACTCAATCTTTCCGAAGACGAGCGTGCTTTCGTCGCCGTCCAGGGGATCTACTACGATGACATTGCCGTCCTTGACCTTGACGGGGAAATTAAGGTCAAACCAGTCGTCGGCCGGCTCTTCGTGCTCGTAGGAGGCGCTAGACGCCCACAGTTCGAGATTGTCGTTGCCGAAGTGGAACCGCTCCCAGAGCGTGTTGTCGATCTCGACGCTGTGGACGCGGAGTTCTTTGACCGCGTCCTTCAAATCCCGCAGCGTGAGGCCGCCCAGCACATGCTTTGTCTTGATAATGTCGTCCATGATGATTGCCTTATTCGGTAGGTTTCCGCCTACCTACAACCATCTAATTCAACAAAATCAGGACTTGAACTCGACGGCGGCGTCCTTTAAATACTCGACAAGTTCCGAGGCAAGTCCGTCCAGCTCGCGCTCGTAATGCTCGAGCTTCTCTCGGACAGCCTGGATATCTTTTCTCAGCAGCACGATACGCTTGACAATATTTAGAGAGCTCATTTGTGGCCGTATTCCGTGAAGAGCTTGAGGCGGGATTCTATAAGGATCAGGTCGTGTTCTATTGCGGCAAGGGTTCTTTCGTCAGTAGTCTCGGCCGTACTTGAGGAAAAGAACTCGAGGAGACGCTCCAAGGAATCGTGGATGCTTGCTTTCGCCCTGGACTGCTTCACGACCATCTCTTCTCCTTATTTAAAATCGCATGACATAAATATGCCGTCCAGTCTAATTTTTTCAGTCTCGTTCCATGAAATCTTTCAAGTCTTCAGCGAACAACTTCGCGTCCTCCTCGTTCATGAACTTGATCCTGACCTCTTGCTGGTGGACGCTGATTCGACGGCACCTCACGCGAGCCCTCATCCGGTCAACAACGCCGTCGTCACCCCAAATCCCCATGACCCAGAGAAAGCACAAGAAAATCCAGTTCATTAAAACACTCCTTGAAGAACGCGGATCATACAGAAAAAAATAGAAAAGTCAAACCTCTAATACACTTGCTTCTCCTGGATCCGAAAACCAAGTAGCCGTCTTGAGTGAGTGGAGAAGATGAGGCAAAGGCATTTGGGGCTGTAAAGCCCCATCTTATTTCACAGGCTACTCACCAGTTCCTCAACGGTCTGAGTCGGGTCAATCTGGCCGACCGCCACCATCTGGGAGAGAAAACTCTTGAGTTGACGCTTAGTGTCCTCAATCTTTTTGATGTACCTCTTCTCCCGCCAAGACTTCTCCTGGAAAGCAGCCTTGAGGGTTATCTTGCTCATGTCATCAAGGATCACGCCGAACTTTCCGCAGTAATCAAGAAGCGTTCCCTTGTCCTTGGCCTTCTCGGAGACGATCTTCTCCGCTTCCTCGCACAAACGGCGGTTCCTTCGCACCGCCATCTCGGCCGCACTCCTCGGGCTCCTTCGGGCAACGAAGATTTCAAGTTCCTTGGGGTTGTTGAAGCCCCAATCAAGAAGTTCGTTCACCAGTTCTTGCGAGATGTTGGGATCTTTTCGGCGAACATTTTCAAAAACCCGGCCTCGGATCCAATCGTGGATCGTTCCCCCGCCGCAGTACCAGTGGGCCGCCTTGAGCACGGGATAGATCACGCCCATCGGCTTCTTCATCAAGGATTCAAGATCAGTCATAGTGGCCTCCTTGTTGTTTCAACCATCCAGGGTCGCGTTTTCAAGTTCTTCTTCAAGTCTTGCTGGCGGCTCGCCCATCCAACGCTGGGGCTTGATATGACCAAACCAATCCTGGATCGTTGGAATGAAGCCACAGTCTTCCTTCACATGCTGCTCGCCGACCCAACGCACAGGAATCATCCTGCCGGTGCTGATCTGGATTGCGTGCCCGAAAACACGCTCAGCTTCGTATATTCCCTGAGTGTGGTGGCGGAGGGCTCGGTGCCGGAAATCGGCCCAAAGTTCTTTACTAGCATCAAACCAGTCGTGGATCGATTGGTAGTCTTCAGGGGTTCCGCCCCACTTCTTCGCAGAACTGACCGCGTGGTGGTATGAGTTCGCCATGATTTGCCTCCTCTGATCTTTCAACTATCTGGCGATGCATTTTCAGGGAACAGCTCCTTGTTCAACTTTATCCTCACCTCCACGAACCTTTCGGGCATCTGGCAAGAGCCGGAGATTCGTTTTGTTTCAAGCCTCAACCTTGCGATGTCGCCCTGCACCTTCACGGACGCACAAACTGGAATGGAAATGTCGGGGTCGGGCCACACCTTGGAACGACTGAAGAGAGAAATGCCCAGATCGTTCTTCCTCATCCTAGTTGCCATTATTGGCAGCCAGTGGGATCCGAAGGATATTTCGCTCCCTATTTCATCCCGGATGTCGGCAACGGTGAGGAAGCCGAGCATCATCTTCGTCCAGAGGACTTGTTGTCGCTTGCTCATGCATGCTCTACGAACGAAAAGCCGAACTGCTTCACTCGTCGTAGGGACATTCCGGGCCGCTAGGCAACTCATCGTACTGGTCGCTTGGGCTATCAAACCAAGGCTCCAAGTCAGGAAGCATTTCGTGCAGGCCTGGTGTCCAGATGGTCCACAAACATCATCAAGTTCTTGCCCGTATACTTCTCGAGCAGAAGGTCGAGCTTTTCCTTGATTAGCTCGTAGTCCACATCCCTAGCGCTCTTGTCATCGCTCTGGACGGTGAAACTCAGGCTGTAGACATGCGTGTACATGAGAACCCCTTCAGTACAAGAAGTTTCAAAGCCACATCGTCGGGAACAACCCAGCACTCCTTCTTCGTTTCGTCATTGAATCCTGGGCCTTCCCAGACCGCCACCGTTCCGGCGGGCGAGTCTTCTACATCCATAAGCTCAGCCCACTTGATTCCAATTTCCTTCAACCAGGCCTCGAACGAATAAATGTCAAGCCCTTCCCATTTGCGGGTGATTATATGGAACAACCTCGCCCTGTGTTCGTTATTCCATTCCATGACTAAAACCGGTATCCCGTGTGCTTGCTTTCCACGATCCGCTCGTTGAAGTCCAGACGAACCTTGCGTTCCTCCACATCAAAGAAGAACTCGCCATAACTTCCATCATTGATCTCCCAACCATCGCAAGCGTCCTCAAGAACGTCGTAGCACACGCTCTCTATAAGTTCCTCAAGGTCGTTGGCATCTTTCCACATTATTGTCCGGGCACCGTTTGACCACTGGGTGCCGTTGTTGACCTTGGCACCTTGGACAGGGAGATTCAAGACCTTACTGTCAAGATTGATCCCCTCAATCTGCCCGCTGTCGCCGGAGCCGTCAAAGGAAACGGTGAAGTTCTTCACCCCCTCTCGCTCACACAGATCAAAAATCAAATCCTTGTTGTCCTTGATGTAATCGGCAGTCTTGATAACAGGCATGCTTCACCTCTCTTTGTTGGAAGGATGTTGCATCAACTGTCCGGGCACATTTTTTCAAAGAGGCAGCCCGCCCAAAACAACAACCTTTTCGGCCAAATCCCTCGGAACTAGAAGAAGTCCATCATGCCCGGCGTTCTCGTCAAAGCACTGGGGGTCGCCTACCGCAACGACATCGAGCCCTTCGTTCAACGCGAGAACGAGGGCATCCACAAGCTCGGGAGTAGTCTCATACACATGGTAGCGGATTCCTTGGCCGGTCAGCAACGCCGGCCACCATTCCCAGCCGTCCATGGACTCCTTCTTGGACTCGTAGGCTTCCTCAATGAGCGCGTACAGTTTGCCTACCATTTCTTGCTTCACAGCATCATTCCCAAAACAAGGATTCTTTCGGCGATGTCCCGAGGAATCAAAATCCACTGACCAGCACGGTCAGGGTTCGCCACAATCAACCGGCCCGAAATCTCGTCGTGCTTGAAGTTGATTAGTTCAATCAAACCGTCAAGCGTCTGCTTGCTATTTAGAGAATTCGACGAACCACCATTGTTCCTAAAAATCACGGCGTCATACCTGGTCAGATACCTGTTCCAGATCGCACTAAAGTTAGCCCTGTCGGTACTGGACTCCATCTGCATGGAACGCCACTTCTCCCGGAAAAGGGAAGTCAGCTTGGCGAAGTTTTCTGGATTCCATTCCATGATTCACTCCGGCAAAAAACCCAACACAAGAGCCTTGTCGGCGAATTCCTTGGGAACTAGCAAATAAAGGCTCCGGTCCACCGAAACCTTGTTCTGAACCAGCACCCTATTCTCTATCTGGTTCAATAAAATCCAAAGGTCCTCGTGTGGACCGTGGAGAATCGAGTGCCTATTCAAATAATTCAGCCAAGATGGGGAATCTAGGTATTCGTCCCCCCAATCATCAGCCTCGCCAAGAAAGCGATGCTTTTCAGACAGCAGATCCGAGAGAATTCTTAGATTTTTCTCGCTCCACATAAAGTACCTAGGGCGAGATTCGAACTCGCACTGTGATCATTTTGAGTGATCCGCCTCCTGCCAGTTGGGCTACCTAGGCCTTTTTCCAAATTTACTCAAGAACTGTCAGGAAAGCAATAGATACTCCCATGAGCGCAACAACAACAGAAGGAACCGGTCCCGGTGCCGTCGACCGCGTAATTCCCAGAATATACAACAACCAGATCAAGGCACAGAACATAATCAACCTCGAGCAGGTCATCCAGGAAGTAACCCCCCGCCACATCGACGGAGGAGAACTCAAGGCGATGATGATGGCGCTTTCCGAAGACGAAATGCAGACCATCCTCAAGGCTGCCGAGATACTCAAGAAACTTGGCAAGTAATCAAGGCAAACCGTTCAAAGCCAGCGCTTTTTCAGCAAGTTCATTGGGAACAAAGATATAAAAACCGTATTCATGCCCATGAATACAAACGCTGTCTATCTTTTCACTGAGATTCCACTTCTCTACAAGACTGTCCGCCCCCTCAACAACCTCACAACCTATTTTATTCAAATAAGAAGCCCACTCGACATCGAGACTGTCGGGCTCCAACGGTGGAGGTGTCGCTGCCAACCGAAGAGCAGACTTTATCACTTCATTCCGCTTCTCCCTAAACAACTCCTCCAGTTTGTCCAAGTTGCCATAGATCATCAGTTGACCTTGATTTCCTTGGTATGCGTCTCCGGCACGCCGAAAGCGTTCTTGGCAGTGAACTTCAAAGTCACCGTGTTGCCGCTGACCTTCGTGTAAAGATCATGAAACACAAGCGTGTCGGGATAGTTGACCATCCCCCGGACAATCTCCTTCGCCTTCAAAATCTTGTTGATATCTGCGTCGCTGATCTCGATGGGATTGGCCTCGCACACATAGTTGAAAGCGCTGATCGAGCCGGCGACAAAAACCAAAGCAAGCAGAAATCGCATTTTCATTCTCCAAAGGAAGGTGACAACAAATTACCGTCTAGGAAAGAAAAATCAAGTGGCAGAGCTACTTTGTCCTAATTGTCATGCGTTAACTGATAATTATCGTGGAAAAAATAAGTAACCCGGATCAGATTCGAACTGATACTTGAAGGTTCTTAAGACCTTTGTCTCTGCCGTTGGACTACCGGGTCTTCATATTCACATTATGCCGATTGGAATACGCTCCCTCATTTGCTCATTCCCTTGATGACACCGGCGACCACGGCAAGGCCAAGAATTATACCCATCCCATTACCCGTCTCAAGAGCAACCTTGAAGAACGAGAAAACCACAAGCGCCATGAATCCAAAAAACAATATGCCGCAGCCGCCATTGTTCCCAGGCGGCGGGCCAGGATTCCTCTCGGCATCCCGCCATCCCATGCACCAGCTGCCGTAGCCTCGCATCCGATGGGATCTCATGATGTCCTCAAAAATAACCCGGACAGGAGTCGAACCTGCGACCTAAGCTTTAGGAAAGCTTCGCTCTATCCAACTGAGCTACCGGGTCGTATTTGTATTTTACCAAAACTCAAGGCAACTCAAGGCAATCCGCCAAGAACCAGACACTTTTCCGCGAACTTTCTTGGGACCAAGAGCCAGGGGGAAACATTCACTCCGACCGCGTGGTATTGGGTTTCCGGATTGTCGATGAAAACCCTACCCCTCAATCCCTCTTCATTCAAGGTTTCTTTGATCCATTCTGGGTGGACCATCAGCACCTTGTGCTCGTCGCAGTAGTTTACCCAGAACTCCGGGTCTTTCGGATCTTTCCAGAGCTCCATGAACTTCTTGTCAAAGAGCTTCTCGAGTTTTTCGTGGTCGATGCTCATGTCTTTCAACCGTCCGGGCCCGACGAATCAAAAACCCGAATAGTACCCGATGCAAGATTCGAACTTGCGACCCACAGCTTAGAAGGCTGTTGCTCTGATCCAGCTGAGCTAATCGGGCATGTGTGTTAGTAGCTTTTACCTGAATGGTATCTCTCTCGTCTCTTATGCCGTCCGTTTCCTTTGTTTCTATTTTTGTAGAAAGGGGTAGTGGCGTCGCAGTTGGAACAAATGAGTCTGAGATTGCTCAGACTCCAATCCTCCGGGTTGCCATTTTTATGGTCACACAAAAGCATTATCGGTTTACCAGCCCATGTGTCAATGCCGCACATTTCGCAGCAGTTCGGTCTGGTTTCTTTTAAATACTTTTTAGCTTGACGGATCTCCGAGACTTTGCCACTCAAAGAAATCTCTTCTTTTTTCAGCCGATTATAGTTTTCGAAACCAATCCAATAGTTTTAAGAGCTAGTGGCAGGAGTTGCACCCGCGACATTCAAATTACAAGTTTGACGCTCTGCTGTCTGAGCTACACTAGCGTACCCTATCTATCTATTCATCCCTTGTTGAAATGAACGGCTAGATATGTCACGAAACCGACAGCGATGAGCAGTGGAAGAAGTTTGGCTCCTCCTCCGCCTATCGTTGCCAGAAACACGATGATGATTATAGCCCATCCGCCGCTTCCGACAATATCTTCAAAACCAAAAAAACCTTTACTCATTTGAACCCTCCTCAACAACACTGTCTGGGCTGGACCTTTTCAGCTCTTCAAGAAAAACCTTGCCCAGTTTGCTCTTGTCTCGGATTCCGAGAAGGAAAATGAGTTTGAGATCAAGGGCGAGGGCGATCTCGGGAGCGTCCATAATGAGAAGCCTCTGGAGGGACGCACAAGCCCTGTAGAGCCTCGTTCGTCCAAAGTCGCGCCTGAACTTGTCGAATTCATCAACGGTCTCAAAACGCCCGTGGCACTCCCTGCAAAGCCAGAAGTTGTCCACATCCGTACCGTATTTGTTCTCCAACTGAAAGTTCCACCGGTCGGAACTGTGGACATTTTCGTTTCCGCAGAGGAAGCAAGGATCCGACTTGGGAATCTCGCCCCAATACTCGCCGTCGTTTTCGTCTTCATGCTCTTGGCACATGTTGTTTTCCTAGGTGTTGATGGGATCCACGCAAAGCACTACGGCGGAACTGACGGAATGATTCGCTTTTTTCTAAGTTCTTGCCACCGAATATCGGCCTCAAAACTTATCGCAGAACGATAAGGTCGATATACTTTTCATAAGTTCTTTGTTTTCAAATACTTGCATCAATTTTACGCAAGTGCTTGCATCAATTTTACGCAAGTGCTTGGCAATAAAGGACTTAGGTCAAAAGGGCAAAGTTTTTTGACCTAAGTCCTTTGTTTTCAAATACTTATGATTCGCAAGCATTCTGGACATGATCCAGGAAGTCTGAGATACGGTCATCGTTGTGGAATGGATCCAAATCTCCTCCTCTGATGCTGTTGGCGAGTTCTGAGTCCATCTCGTGCAGCACATTGAAGTGGATCTGGCCGTTCCTCTGGGACTTGTCGCGGTTGGCAGCTTGGGCTATCCGCACGTTCTGGAGGTACTCTACGAACAAGATTGTCTTCTTTTTTGTTGTTGCCGGATTCTTTTCGAACACGCCTTCGCAGGTGTATTCGCTTTCCTTCTCGCTGTAGAGGTGGTTCCCGGCCTCATCCAAGGCGATATTTTTGGCTTGTTCCGGGCTGTCGGCCTCGACCTCCAAGGTATTGAAGCCCCAGGCGGTCCTGCACACATTGACTAGATATTTAGGCATTTTCCAACTCCTTGGTTTCGGGAGCGAGTTCCGCACTGATCTGGGCGGTGGTGAGTGCCGGCTCGGCCTTGCAGTCTACAAGGGTCTTGCCGGTACGAGTGGCGGGAGGAAGGGTTCCGATGTACTTCTTCTCCACCAACTTCTTGGCTGCCTCCACATCCTTGGGCTTGGGCATGGTGGTCTCGCCCTTGACCCCGGCCAGAAGGGCTTGCTCCATCGCCGCACGCATCTTCTCAAGGGCGATCTCGCGGGTGGCTCCGAGATGGGGGATGAGGAACTCCAGCGTCGCCAGGAGCGGCACATGGGCCGTGGGGGCATATTCCTCGTCCTCGAGCTTGACAATGGTTCCAGTGACCCGAAGCGAGACCACCTCGTCCACCTCGTACTGTCCGGCGGGAAGCTCGCCGTAGAACTCCTTGTAGATGCTGACCAGAGCCGTTGCGACTGCGTTGTCCATTTTCATGGTTCCTTGGGTGATGTTTTTACAACTATCCGGGAGGAAGAAATCAATTCACGCGAGCGGCCGAGTTTCCGGCCTTGTTCGGGTCGGAGTCGCAAGCGTCGATATACTTCTTGATGAGTACATCGTTCGGCAGTTCAAAACTCTTCATAACGAGGTAGGCGTGAATCTGCTCGGGCAGACGCACCGGGGCGAAAGCCCGGATCACATTGAAGGCGTACCTCACAGCGGCGTTGTGATCCTTCATCAATCCAACCTCAACTTCCTCCGGGAGGCGACCGCAAACAATCTCTTCCGCATACTTGACGCAGTAGTCAGGGCTGTCGGCCAACTTCGCCTCCAGGTTGGCCGGAAGCCGTTGTCCCCGCATGATCATCTTTGCATACTGGTACAACTGAGAACCGTCGCTCATCGTGTTTTCAAGATGCTCGGGAAGCCGCCCGACGATAATGGTCGATGCCAACTCGTAAAGCCGGTGGCTGTCCCCAGAGAGGCAGTCTTGTAGTTCCACATCAAGAGTTCTTCCATAAGTCTTCTGCAAGCGTCCGTATTCAATAATCGCCGAGTTGGAAGCCTTGAGCCGATTCTTCAGACCTTCCCTCAACACGCCGTTGGTGATGGCGGCGTACTTTGTGAGGATGTTTGCGATACCACCGGCATCGGCTCTATCGCTGGGAGAGAATACCTTTTCCTCAAGATGCTCCGGGAGCGGGCCTCGGATGAACTGGGCGTAGGAAAGGCAAAGGTTGGGATTGGAGAATGTGTCCTCCAGTTCGCTCGGCAACCTCCCACGCACAATGTTCTTCGCGTAAAGCAAGAGGTTTTCGTCGTCGCCCTTCAACTCGTCCACAAGTTCTTGGGGAAGATCAAGATCCCGCTGATGGAGCGATCCGAAGTAGGAAAGAATCGCCTTGTGGGAGGGCTTGAGCAACGCTTCCAGTTCAACATCAAGCTTGCCCACAAGCGAGGCGTAGGAAGCGACATTGCTGGCAACGCTCCTTGGATCTTCCTTGCCGCTGAAGAAGCACTTCTCGTTCTCTGCCGGAAGACGCTCCCGCTTGAAGTTGACCTGGCACCAGAGGACGAGGCGTCGCGTGTTACGGAACTTGGGGATGTGCATCGTTTTTCTCCTTGGGATGTTCTTACAACTATCCGGGCAAAAGAAATCAAACCCTGACTACAGAGTTGCCCATCCTGCCAGGGTCGTTCTCGCTCGCCTCAATGTATGCCTTCACATACTTGTTGTCGGGGTCTTCAAAGCTCTTCATAATCATGAAGTTGTGAAGTTCCTCGGGAAGCCGCACAGAAGAAAATCCACGGATCACCTCAAAGGCGTACTTGCTCGCATAAAAGGCGTCCTTGAAGAAAACCCCCTCAAGTTGCGAGGGAAGACGACCCCTCAAAATCTGCTGGGCGTAAAAGAAACAGTGCTTGGGATCGTCAAATGTGTCCTCAAGGAACGACGGCAGCCTTCCGATGGTCTGAGCCCATCCGAAAAGCTGAGAGTTCTTTCCCTTGAAGCAATTAAGAAGGTCTTCGCTCACCTCTTCTTGGCGGCTGTGCAGAATCTTCGCATACCTCAGAACGGCACTCGGCTCGCACTTGAGAAGTTCCTCAAACCTCGGCTCGAGCTTTCCGGTTCGGAACGCATACTCGGAAACATTGCAAGCGATGATTGACGGAGATTCCTTCTTGCTCTTGAAGAACACCTCTTCACGGTCCGATGGGAGGCGTGCCTTGTTCGTGTCGTAGTCGTGGATACACACCCAGTTGTTCTTCATCCAGAGAACAAGACGGTGGGTTGTGCGGAACTTTGGAATTTTGATGTCCATAACTTATCCCTTTCTAATTTCCTACTGTCCGGGGATTTATTTTTCAAGAACCCACATACGAAAGGTAGTCCCTCATGCTCTTCTTCTCCCATTCATACATTTCCTCATAACTCTTCAGCAGAATCATGTTGTGGATCTTCTCGGGAAACCTACCACGGATCACATGCCTTGCATACTGCCACATGTGGCTCATGCTCTTGAGGAAAACCTCTTCTTCGGTTTCTGAAAGCCTCCCGAAATTTTGAGCCCACTTAAAGGCGGTGGACGGATCCTTACACAACTTCTTCCAGAACTTTTTCTGGGTCACTGGGTCGGAAAATTCCTTCTTCCCCATATAAACAAGATAACGCACACCGATCTCAGGATTCTTGATGAAGACCCTCTCGGCCTCGCTGCTGATGCCGATGTTCTTCATCACAAGTTGAGCGTACTTTAGAGCCGAACTAGGCACCCTACAAGTGATCCGCTCTATATCACGGTCATGAACCGGAGTCCAACACTTGTGCTTCCTAAGACTGTTGAGAACCGCGATGAGTTCACGGGCGTCGCCGGTGTAGTTGTTCACATCAAATGTGATCTCCATCACTCGTCCTCCGTGCAGATGTCCTTGAGGTACATGCTCACATACTGTCTGGCCTCGGGTTTTTCAAAACAACCGATGACAAGTGCGTTGTGAACAAAATCCGGTAGACGACCCTTCAGAACATGCTTCGCGTAAAGATGGGCGCTGTGGGGGTCGCTCGCAAAGACTTCCTCCAGTTTTCCGGGAAGACGAGCCTTCAGAATGTTTCTAGCGTAGAGGAAGGCGTAGTAGGGACGAGCCTTGAGCCTTCTTGCGATCTTGGGCGTGATCTTGGACATTCTTCAAAGTACCTCTTGATCCAAGTGTTTTCGGGGGTCTCATAACTCCACAACACCATGGCGCTGTGAAGCGTGTCTGGCACTTCACTGTCTTGGTTCAAAAAATAAATCCACATGGGATCGGCCAGGAACTCAGCCTCAGTCCACTCGTCCCACGGCTTCCTCACCTTGTTGATGAACTCGGTGAGCTTGTTCGGGAATTCCCCCGAATACCTTCTGCCCGGATATTCCATCCTCTCGGCACTGATATTTATCGAGGGGATTTCCGCCCCGTCCCTGTGCTCGACCTCTAGGAAATAATAATGGCTCCCGTCGTCGAACCTCCACTCCTTCTTGGAAACCCCGCCCACCGACCAGGACACAGGACGGCCGAAAAAATCATCGGCCAATTCAAAAAGAACGCTGCTCGTCTTGTACGATGAACCAAGCTTGAAAGGCTTCATCCCCTAAAGTAGTAAAGGGGAGATTTTTGAAGTATTTCTTAATCAGAAGATCGTCTGGGTGCTGGTACGACAGAAGCACCATCTTGGCGTGCATTTTCTGGGAGACTAGATCGTTCTCCTCGGCAAACGCCACGATCCACTCGGGAGAAGATAAAATTTCATCCTCGGTCCAATCGCACCAAGGTTTCTTCACCTCGAGCACAAAAGATTGAATTTTTAACTGCTCGTGCTCGTAGTCGAGAAGATTGTTTCCCCATCTAAAGCTTATGTTGATGGTCTCTTCGCCCAGAGCGTGGCTGATGTTCAGCCGCCAGTCAGTCTGCCATTCCCATACTGTGATCGGACCCTTGTGGGGGTCGTCCCATCGGCAATGCTTGTTGCTGGACTTGCCAAAGTGCCGTGCGGCGATCTCGAATATCTTATCGGAGTCGCCGACCAGCTCACTCTTCAGCTTGAACGGACTAATGCTTTCATCGTCATAAAGAGGCATCATTTTAAAGTGGAGCAGCTGGGGCTCGAACCCAGGACCAACGGATTAACTTACCACTGTGACTTTCGCCACCCTTGCGGTTTGTGGTCTGGACTTTGCCTTCACCCATACGGTGCCGCCCGTCAAGTCTCTACACCTTCCCTTTCGGGCTTGGCTCGGCGTTGGCATTTTAAAGCGTTCGCCGACTTTGAGCGGTTCTACTCTCAAGGTTTCCCTCAAGGCACTCCTATTTTGAAGTCCGATGCTCTACCAACTGAGCTAATGCTCCAAATGAAAAACAACGGCGTGAGGTTTCCTCCCGGACTAAGATGGCAGTGGAGACCACCAACCAGGATTCGTTAATTCTCACGCCGCTGTTTTTAGGCCCTATACATAAATTATTCGACGATTTCCCACAATGCGGAAATCGTAGCCCACTAATCCATTAAATTACCGACCCACCTTGCACTTGCCGTTGGGGCAGTAGGGCGGAGTGATGACACGAACGGTTCCCCTGGTCACGCTGCGAACAGTGCTCACAGTGCCATTGGTCACCTTCCGAACCGCATTTACACCGCAATTGCCGTTCTTGCAGTCAGCGGCATGAGCCTCGACGCAGAAAAGAATTGCGGCACAAATCATAAGAGTACGCATATTAGGATCCTCCTTTTAAAAAACGGCTCAACGCCACGAACGAACCCGATACCACATGCCGTTCCGGCCCTGAGCCGAAGCGTCGCCCGTCAGCGACATATTGCCGCTGGGGGTGCAAGTGTTGCAGTTAGGACTGCTGCCATAGCCGACTCCCTCAAACCTGCCGATACATCCCCAGACATGCCCGGTGATGTTGTTGGCAGCCATGTAGTTCGCCTCGGCCTGACACCGATCTTGGTCACTGCCGCTTGCCGCCGAATGATCGGAGGTGTAGGAGTATGTCTTCGTCGGCTGGGAATAGGTAGGAGTAGAGTAGGTATAACCCCGTCGCGGACGAGCATGGGCAACACCGCTCGACAGCACACAGAACGCCAGTGCAACGATTGCACTCTTCATAAAAACCTCCGTGAAATGGCGGCGGCTGACACGAGCCTCCGCTTCCTTTTGAACTATCCCGTGTCGGATTTTCCAAGTAACAGTCTAAAGAAACATGAACTTGAAGTCAAGTTTCAATTTCATTGAACATATTCTCCCAGTAGCCATCGGCCTTGAACTTCCAGATGCTATCCACCAGGATTCGGGCAACTGAGATCGGGTTGGGAGATGATCCGCACACGACCTCCTCGGCATCAGGCGGCTCCCAATAGGTGGCGGGAATGTGCTGGTAGTAGCTAACAATATAGCACGGAAGTTCCCTGAACGACGCAATCGTCTCGGTCTCCGTAACACCCGCAGCCACGCTTACTCCCGCAACCGTGATCGTCCGCTCGTTTTCGTCAACCTCCACTGACTCGCCCGGAAAGAAATGACCAACAGCATCGTTCACGACAGTCTTGAGGCGCTCCCAGTTGTTCTCGGAAAATTCCTCGAGCGTGGTGCAGAACCCGTCCTTGTACTCGGCGGGCTCCCAGAGCTTCACCTCGTTCCACGCGAGAACAAGGTTCTGCCCCGCAACCTTAACCTCGTGGTTATTGTCGCGTTGGCCAACATACTCTCCCACAATCCACCTGGGCTTTTTCATCAATCCAATCTTGACGAAAGCCTTGATCTTGACTCCGGACTTCATTCTCATGCTCCTTGGGGGGATAACACATCAACCATCCGGGACAAAATTTTCAACGACCCGAAAGAACAAACTTAGAGATTTCCGGACACCAATCCTTGAACTGGTGATGCTCAATAAAAAACTTCTTTCCCCGATTTTCGCCCAAGAGTTTCTCCAAATAAATCATGGCGGTTTTTTCATCTTGAAAAACCCCCTCGATCTTCTTGTGGTTACTTCCGTTCTTGGACATCACGATATAAACCATCAGACCTTCTCCAGGCTTCTGGTCAAGGCTCGGCCAAGGGCGATCTTGACACCGAGACGGCGGTTGAAGTTGTCTTCTGCGGAGCAGACCGCAACACCCTCAAGTTCCTCCCCATCCGGGGTGCGAACTTGCACAACCGTCTTCCCTCCCCGCTCCGAGACCGTCTGTACCAAGCCTCCGTTGAGGTTCTGCATGGTCTTGCCCCGGCGGGTGTGGATCACCCGAACCTTGTAGCCGCTCTTCCTGAGTTGCTCCACAGTCATTCTGTTTTCCCTCAAGTGATCCATGTACATCAATAAATAGCCCAAAAGAACGCAAGCGATGATCGTCTCATGCAGCAGAAGAAGAATCATTGAGCTCTTCCTCGAGCAGCTTGTTCAGACCGGCCACATCGGTCGTGTCCTTCCGCTTCCTCTTCAGCTCGGGAAGATTCACGCCCTCGGAAACGAGCTTCTTGTACTTGGTCGCAACGCCGGCCGGGGTGCAACCCAGAGCCTTTGCGACATCTGCCTGGCTTCCGCCTTCCTTGTAAGCCTTAGCCCATGTCTTGATGAAATCTTCCTTGTTGATCCTCGGACGCTTGATAACTTTCGTGTCTGACATTTTCAATCTCCTAGTTGCTGTCGTTGTCTACATCTACGCGAACCACATCACCGAACGGGGGAGTGACCGATTGGTTGGTCAGCACCCAAAGAACATCAAACTTGCTGGTCGGATCGTCACCGAAGTTGCCGTACCCATCGGTGAAGAACACCGTGTAGTCGGGCTGGATTCTCTTCTCAATGAGGTGCTGGAACACCGGGGCGAAGTCGGTGCCGCCGCCGCCTTGAAGGGCGGGCAGAGGCTCATACGGGTCAATCCAGCGGCTCTCATACACACCAGCATCGCAGTCAAGGAAGTAAATCTTCGCATTGAACTTCCGGCGAATGTCCTCCAACTCCCCGATTGCTTGCTTCAAGTCGCTCTCGCTCATGCTGCCCGAAGTGTCAATCGCAAAGGCGATCTTCGGTGCGTCGGGGCCAATGTTGCTGGGGAAGATGTAGGGAGCCGAAAGGAACCGGCGGTTAGGCACAGTCCATGTAATGTCACGGGACGCCTTACGGGACGCACCGAACCGCAACCGCTGCCGAAGGGCTTGCAACCAGTTCACCTTGGGCTTGAGGTAGCCCACGATAACACGCTCCATACCGGCGGGCATGGAACCTTGGTTCTTGGCACAAGTGTAAGCCTCGCAGATGGCAGACCGAATGTAGTCCTTCATCTCTTGATCGTGCTGCTCCTTGCTCTGCCCCGGCTTCTTCTCCGGCAGAGGAACGCGACGGTCACGAATGACAACCACATCACCATCACCGGGCATCTCGCCGGAACCCTCACCATCACCCTCGCCGGAACCGTTTAGGTCAACGACATACACCTTGCGACCACCAGTGCCGTTCTTCTCAAGTTCCTCGTAGATACGCTCCGCCGTCATGCCCTCGTACTTATCGTCAAGGAGGGTTTCCTTGATGAGAAAGTCGGGCTTCTCAAACTGGAACTTGAGCATGAGGTTGATGGCGAAGTCCGTAGCCATGTTCCACATCATCGGATCGCGGCTGCCCATGCGACCGCTATGCTCAAAGATGAAGTGACACAGTTCGTGGGCGACGAGGAAAAGAAACTGCTTGACCGTCAACTTGTCATAGAAGTCAAGGTTGAAGATCACATTGCCGTACTTGTCAATACAAGCCGTCTGGCAGAAGTGATCCTTCCCGGCCACTACGCTGAAACTGCACCGCTCGCTCATCACGCCCCAAAAGGGGAACTCGCGGGCGAAGGCCAGCATCACAATGTCAATGTTCTTCTTGAACTGGTCGAGCCGAGACTTTTCAATGGCGGAAACTGCGGTCATGGTTGTTCTCCTTATGCACCACTCACCGTCCAGGATTTTATTTTCAAGAAAGGGAACCCCCGTCCTCCCGAAGGTAGCGAACCCATCGGGAGGACGGTGGCCCACACGCTTTCTCAAGTCACGGTGATGGCACCGTGGAGGATTTCGCTGTTCGCCTTGATCCACGCGGCAACCGCCTTGGAGTGGAACAGTGCCGTCTTGATCTTCTCCGGTGCCGTCAGCATGATGCGACGGTAGAACAGACTGGCCGGTTCCGGCGAGATACCCGAAATCACCTTCACGCAGTTCTCCAAAACCTTCTCGGGAGTCTCATGCGAAAGAAGATGCGAGGCCACCGCGTTCGCCACGGCATAGGCCACCGAAATCTCCTTCCGGTTCTCCGTAAAGGTCTCCTTGCCCTCCACCAGACGGGCGATGTTCGGGAGCGATGCACACACCTTGAGGTACGCACAGAACTCCGAACTAACAGCACCCACGCAAGCCCGAATCTGGCTCATCGCGTTCTGCCCCGCCTTGAGCCGCTTGCTCACATAACACCACGACCGGGGATTGGCCGACGCACTGTACTCGTCCTTGCGGGGCGACAACAGCGACGAAGGCGAGAACGAAATGAAACCAATCACATCGGGGTGGACATCGTTCGTCATCGCCCACTTCGTCCAGTGGTGATGGTCGGGACTGTAATCATAGATCGCAAAACGATCCAGAAGGGCAGCCGACAGCGGATAGGTGTGAGCACGATCCTCCGCACGGTTCGCAGCAGCACAGATGTACCACGACCGGGGCAACTCATGCTTGCCGATCTTGCGATCCAACACCAACTGCAAGGCCGGATTCTGCACCGAAGGCTGGGCGGTGTTCAACTCGTCCAGAAACACAATGCCCTTCGTGTAGAGGCGACCGTTCGCCACGATCCCACCCTCGCTCGGAAGGAACTCGGGACGAACCCACTCCACCGCAACCGGATTCTTGTTCTCGTCCTTCTTGATGATCGGGAGGCCACGCATGTCAATCGCCTCCAAACTGTTCAGCCGAAGGTCAATCACCAGATCATCCTCGTCCGCAGACGCACGGATCTGATCGCTCTTGCCCACCCCCGGCGAACCAAACACCAGAAGCGGCTGATCCACCTCGCGGCAAGCACGAACCTCCGCAGTCAGATCGCCAGAAATCGGGTTGCCCTTCTCAATAAGCGTGTCGGCCATTTTCGGATCCTCCTTATGAGTGTCAGAACCAACTTCCCATAAACCATCTGGGAATGAGTTTTCAAAAAACCCAACCCGGTCTCAAACCACAACTCCCCAACCATCCGGGGAAAGTTTTTCAAAACCCAAGTTGACCCTCAACAAACCATCCGGGAAAAGATTTTCAATCGTCCTCTTCGTCATTCACATCAGAATAAAAGCCGCCCTCAACAGAAGCAGTCTCCCGCCGCACTTCCACACCAGGATAAACCTCGGAAGACTCAACCACAGCCGAACACGAAGTCTCCTCAGGCAAACTGGAAATCTTAGAAATCCTCCCGAACTCCTCGAGAACACGATCAAAACGATCAATTGTGCCAACCGATCGTACAAGATTCGCAAACTCCGACAGGATGCGCGTCGCCAAGTCAGGATCAAGATTGCTCTTCTCTACAAAATCATGAACCATCTTCAACTCGGCCACCGAAACCTCCTGGGACGGCTTTGACGATGCCCGTCCCCGGACACCGAAAACCAAGGCATATGAAACATCAACACCACCCTCACCCAACGCGGAAATACAGTCCTTCACGCTGGCCTGAGGATTGTTCTCAAAATACTTCCGAATCAATTCACTCTTGTTCACGCCACCACGAGCCATAAAAAACTCCTTGTTGAAAATCACTTGAAAAGCATTGTAGTCTATTTTTTCTCGTTGTAAAGAGCCTCAAAATACCGGCGAGAAGCAAAATCAACTCCCTCAAAAGAACGCAAAACCATTCTCGTGTGCATCTCTGAAGGAAGAATCCCATTTAAAACATATTTGGAATACAAATAACTCGCCAACGAATCCGAACTAATCGCCTCCTCAGCCTCTCGCCACCTATCGCCCACAACACAAGCCGAAACCAACACACACAAACGAGGATTCCGAAGAAAACTCCGAAGATTCACACCATGACCCAAACAACGACGAATATAATCCCCACCCAAACCAATTGGTTCAATTAAATTCAAATCAATTTTTTTAGAACTATGAAAAAACCAATCCCTAATCTGACGAATCGAATAATTTGTGCCCTCAAATGCACGAACAACAGTGTTGAATTCCCAAGAACTACGCTCCGCCCAAAACGGAGGGTCAAAATCAAAAGAACCCAAAATACGAAGGTTACTCAAAAACTTGGAGAACTCGCTCCAAGCTTCTTCTTTTGTTTGAAATAAACTCATCGGATTTTATTACGCTGCTCGCTTCAGCCGCTCAATTTCCACAACATCCTTTTTTTGTGCGAACCTGGTCATGTGCCGATCCTGAAGATACGAATCAGCCAAACCAAACAAATAAAAACCCAGATCTCCAACCCTGCACACAAAAGCCAAAAACAAAACCATCCCCATCATCGTTCCCAAATACATCACAACAATAAAAAGATCAGCAAACATTCTAAAACTCCAAAAAGAAAAACACCTGTCAAAACCGGCAGGTCATACCTGTCAAAACCGTCAGGTTTCTTGCGACATATTAAGTGAAATCAATGAAAATAGACCTTACGCCACAATGATTTTCATCCTAAATAAAGAGGTCGGAATTAATCAACAACAAGGAAAAAAATGAGCGAAAATGAAGGTCCCGTCTACAGCATGCTAACAGGAAAACCATGCGGATATCTCTTGTTTACATGCGCATACAATTCAAACCTGAATGAAAATTCTTGGGGCTCACCCACATCATACATGGACGGCTGCGAATGCCCTCTAAATTTTGACCCACCACCAGACACAGACAACCCTTGTCCAGCTGTAGGCCAACAATACTACATGAACGCCTACTGTCAGTAAAACTAAGGCCTTAGGATAAAACCTAAGGCCTTTTTTCTATCTCCATCGTCTCCTCCATATTATCAACCATCATGTGATCCCCCTCAATCACGCCGCACACACGAACCTTATATCCGGCCGCCACATCCTTGGAACAAAGGGAAACGGCCTCCTCCCAAGTATCCGCCTCCGCAATCGCAGCCCAAGGCTGGTCATTGTCCGGGTAGTATCCGACAACAGTGAACTTCATTTTACCCATCCAGGATCAAGAAATAAGCTTGGCCCTCTCCTCAACACTCAAAGTCCCAATGTACTCCCGAGCCAACCTCTCCCTACCCTCAATAAACTCCACATACCACCTCTCCCCAGAAAGAATCATCATGCTGTGAAGACTCTCGGGAAGACGACCACCCAAAGCATGAACATACCGATAAACCCGATTACTCCGACTCTTAGGACACTTCCTCTTCAAAATGCCACGCTCTATCGACCTGTGCATCTCCTCAGAACCAGCCTTGAACTTCTCAAAATACAACAAACTCCCATACGAATTCTGGGCGATCACAGACTCCGCCTCAACCCACCTACCACAAATCACATGAATCGCATACTGACAAGCCAACTTGGGATCCTTCATGATCGCCGGCTCACCCAAATGAAACCGAGCCGCCGTCCTCATGGCATACGCAAAAGAAGCCATGCCACTCTTTGAGATCAATTCCAAAGTCTCTTGAGGCAGATCCTCAAACAAACAATCCAGAATCTCCTCGTTCACTACACACCCCCAATCCTTGAAACCAACTCGCGCCTTGCCTCAGGATCCAAATCCTCGAGATACCGAACCGCACGCCTCTCACACACATCCAGAAAACGAAGATACCTCTTCGTCCAACCCCTGCGCTTGTCATCAAAACTAAACATCATCATCTTCTGGTGAAGATCAGCATTCAAACGACACCCTGTCAAAACCGCATACCTGTACATAACTTGTGCGCGATTCTTCTCCATCAAAACATCCTCGAGCTCCGGCCACCGGGGACGACCTACAGCCTTCAGATAATTGACAACCACATCCGAAGAACTTTCCCAGCGCCACTTCTTGCCCCGACGAACAAACGACAAAACCTTCTCCTCCAACGGAGCCCACCGACCACGCACAATATTTTTAACATACTTCAAGGCCACTTCAAACTCACTAAGTATCGCCGCCTCCCCAAGCTCCCAACGACCACGAACCACCTCCGACGCATAAGCCAACGAAGAATGAGCACAGGAACTAATTACCTCCTCACCCGCCTCCCACCTGGAACCCAAAACATTACAAGCATAACTGAAGGCCGTGTTCGCACTCCTAAGTATCGCCGCCTCCCCAAGCTCCCAACGACCACGCACAACATGAAGCGCATACTCCAAGGCATACGAGGGATTGTCTGCAATACCCCCCAACTCCCAACGAGTCAACGGAATCCCATTGCGTGCCTTCTTTATGGCATACCGAGGCTGACAAACAGTAGCCGGACGAACAACCGTGTCCTTAACCGCACGCATCTGCCGACGCATCTTTTCCCTCCAAGTACCGAATGTACATCTTCGTCCAGTTGTTGGACTCACCCAATACCATCCGGGTATGCAAATTCAAAGGAAGACCACCATCCCTATACGCCAACCACAAACACACAAAACACAACCCCTCCCAATCATAAAAATCCAGATGATCACGCAAAGGAACCCGAACCCCAGAATTCTCAAAATCCTCCGGAGTCCAGCCCTCAAGATAAGGCTGCAAATCATCCATAAACGAAAAAATATCTTCGGAATTCATATTTTTTCAATAATCAAAACCGGAATTATTACAATCCCAATCCAAAAAACAAAACATATTCCCGAGATCAAAATTTGTGCGTATTTTTTCAATAATTGAAAGCAAAATTATTAAAACTTGCACAAGAAACAAAGAATAAAAACAATAGCCAAAATTTGTGCTAAGGCATTATGCCCAATATGATAATCTTCTCCGCCATGTCCCGAGGTATCCCAAGATGAAACTTACTCAAAACATTCCCAGGAATACTGTTGCGCAAACTCCAAGGACACTCCAAAACAATACGCTCAATCCCATCACCACGACGAATCCAATTGCCTCGATCACGAACTATACCCAACGACTCAAGATACGAAACCCAAACCCTAAGATCGCCAAACTCCTCGTACTTACTCTCAACAATCTCCGAAAGCTCCCTGTGATGAACCGAAGACCATTCCATGGCATTGCTCCCTAGAAGAAACCATCCAGAATACCAAAATCAAACAAGAGAAACCAGCGCCATAGCCAAATCCACCCTCTACCCAATATATCCCTTAGCACCTTCCTACACCATCCTGCCTATCGAACCAAACCCGTCGTGCGAACTCAACCCATTAAAAACACACTTGTATTCTTTTGAATAATACTTGTCATTCTCCGGGGAAACAAACACAATGTTAGAAAAAATTCGTCAATTCTCGAGTGCCACCATGAGTCAAAACAACAAGACAACTACTCATGGATGCATCTACAGGTAAATTTTAAAAATACAAACATACTAGGGTATGGAAACAATATACAGTAATTTAGGCGGCAAATTCAACGCCGAATGCCCCGAAGGATACTACAGATCAAGCTTCTGCGCAGATCCCTCAGACCCATCCTTCAACGAAACACTGTTCGCCTGCGGATACCCAATCCAAATCAACTGCTACAGCACTTTAAACGGCGACACAATACCGCCCGAAACCGTCGCCTCAACTTATGCGCCAGGATACGAATGCGTAAGCTACTGCGATAATGTCTAGGACGAATAATATTTCATCACCCTATACATTATGTAACAACAAAAAACCAAGGAAATAACAATAACAATAACCCTGGTCGGTTCGTCATGTATAAAAGTCGGACATATAGGATGACGATTCATATTCATAAATGTATGTATACATATGGAACGATGAACCCAATGCTCAATTCATCGCCATCATAACCTCCGCCAGTAACAATACTATGGGGCGGTGTCATCTACACAGTCATCAAAGACTATCTCCAAGACCGATTTTAATTTAATTATTGGAAACCAATTTTCTTACACGCACAAGAAACCAATCCAATAAAAAACAAAGGCCATAATTTGTGCAAGTGGCACTAAATCAAATATGACCGGAATATGAAAGGAGGACCCTTTCATGCCAGACGAACCAATATTCAGCTCCCTCACAGGGAAATTCGACCCCAATAACCCATGCGCCAACTGCTCCGGATACTGCGATGTACCATCCGGAGCCGATACCCAGAGCAACGCCACATTCCAATGTAACGACAACGCCGCATTCCCAGAACTCTTCGGCTACACCACAGGTTCCTGCCTAGGAGTATGGTACTCAAACGAAGAAGGATTCTGGAAATACGCCAACTGCTTCAACTAAACCTGACGGTTCCGGCAATCTTTGTTCTACCCCCACTTTTTACCTCCCTTTAGATAAAACTAAATCTAGATAAAAACAAAGGAGAACAACATGAGCGAACCAATCTACAGCGTCCTTTCATCCAAACCAGACCCTTCAGCCTGCGGATACCAAAAGTGGGAATGCAAATCCCTCGCCGCACTAGGATACGGAGATAGCGGATACGTAGCATTCCAAGTGGAAACAAATACAAGCGGATGCTCCTCGTGCCCCAACGGTTACTTCCTGGCAGACGAACCAGGAGTAACATGCGACTACGAAACCGGACCAGAAGGCACAGTCAACTACGCAAATTACTATTGCAATGAATAATCAAATACATTGATTGCAATATGCCTGCGGATCAGGCATCACTCACCAGGACAATATCTCGCATCACATGTCGAAGGACCAAACACGCCCTGGCACTCCTCACTACTGGAAAATCCATAATACTGCCAGCCAAAAAGCTGAATGCATGTTCCTACTGTCCCACCAGGCGTATTGCTACAACACTTATACCCATCCGGGCACCCACACCCAGTCGGACACTCAGCAGTGTTTGTCACACAAGGCTTGCCTGTCAAAACACTAAAAATCGGATCGTTGTTGCTAGTCATAAAGTTGAATCCCCTATCGATTTAAATCCTACCTATATTTCAGCCAACTATCAAATTACTTACATCCAAAACTCAGCAGGATTTTCCAGCAGACAAATAAAAAAGGCCGGGAGATAATTAAACCCCCCAGCCAGTAAAAGTCGATTATTCGACAAAAGCCCCATCAAGGACAAACAGCATTCATAGTGCATGTGCGATCCAAATGACTATGATTCGTACATTCACTGCAAACATTTTCGGGCTGGCCA